TACAGAAAAATGACAGAACCCTATTGCAAAACAGTATCAAAAGAGTTACAATATGGTTACAGCAAGGGCCGAGATCCCCTGGCTGTGTGTGAAATCTTTTTCTTCTTGTTTTTGGGATATCGGGCACCGGGCCTCCTCCTCCGACTGGAACTCCTTCACAGTCTGTGCTCCGTGTGCCGCACAGGCGATGTCCCGCTTCGTGTGCAAAAAAGCTCGTCCGTGACCCGGACGAGCTTTTTTGCATGCCGAAAACCGCCGGAATCGTCAAAAAGTATGACCTTGCGCGGTTTTGGTGGGCATTTTGCCTGTTTTTCTCAAAAGGACAGTTTCAAAGTTTGGCGCGGCAGGGGTTTGTATTCTGAGGCCGAGTGTGGTAAAGTATATACAATCTTGCAACTAATAACGATGTTGCGATATAAAATGACTGAAATGTCACCATTACTACACCACTACTACACCAATTTCTCAGCTACACCATAGCGGCACATTCGAGTGCCGCAGTCGAATCCGATTTTGAGTCTTAATCCAAAGAGCCCTGATGTGACAGCCAGCGCCCAACAAGAGCATTAAAATTGAAAACCGTATTTGAAACGATGTGCCGAGCAGCACATCATCACAAGGCGTGTAGCAACCTGCGCCTTGTGTTTGCTATTGGTTACAGCCCGTGATATAATATAATCAAAGAAAAACGGAGACGAAAACTATGACGAATTCTTCTGTGAACTATGAAGCCAAAAAGAGAATCGTACAGGCCGGCGAAAGCCGCATATGTAACAACTGGGTCGAACACACAGATATCACGCCACAGGACTTCCTAGAGGCATTAAAATGGGTGTGTGAAGATCCGTTCGATGAAGAAGGTCGTATCACTCGCGAAATCGGTCTGGAACAAAATAGGATCGTCCGCCTTCAAGTTTTTAGAGACGATAGCACCGGCCTTATGAGCCTTGTGGATATCGAAGTGCTGAAGAAGCCATTACCGCATCGTTGGGAAGGCGCATGGTTTGCTGACGGATTCTACCGCAAGATTTTGTTGTCTGCAAAAGAACGGGTATGAAATAAATCAGGAGGATATCAACGATGACTATGTGCGAGAAGCTCGGTTTCAAATCTGTGGTACAATACAAAGGTGTCTCCATGAACGTTAATATGGATGCCGTTGTAGAAGAAGCCGAGAGACGAATTAAAAAACAACACGATCGCGACGTAGAACTATCAAAAGGCACCGGCATTGTTGATCCATACTCTCATTATAGCGACGAAATGATGTATCAGCTGGCGTATGACGAGATCACTTGGAAGATGCTCAGTGCCGAAGCAAAGCGACAGTTTGACGCGACTGGTGAATATGACTATATTGACGCCCTTGAACCAATGTCTATGGAAAAAGAAGATGCTATTATTAAAGCGCTTCGAAATCTTCGCAAGCAATATGTCATGTACGAGTTAAACCGTGAAACTCCTGAACACGAACAAAATTATTTTGAATATAAAGCGAGACATGACCATCTTTGTGAGCTAAGAAAACCATTTGTAATGCGGAAAGACCCGAACTGGATGTATAAGCTTGGGCCACTACCTGAAGAGGAAAAGTAATATGAAACCAGATGATGGTCGTCCAGCAAAAACCACAAGATGCGATAAAAAACGTAGCGAATCTATTCTGAAAAAGCGCAGAGAACAATATATCGGCTCTGTCATAAATGGATGGAAAATAACCGACGTTTATAAAAAAGAAGGAGAACGAGATTATTTTTGTACAGGGGTTTGCCCTCTATGTAATCGTCCAGCAGAGATGCGTTTGTTTCAAGTGAAAAAAATCAACAAGTGTATGAAATGCACAAATAATATTGCTAAGCCTGCTGAGACAATTAAAAAGATATCAAACGTAGACGGTTCCAGCTTAACGTCTATAAAGGCGCGACTCGAAGGAAAGATAAATCGCAATTCGACCACTGGCGTGACGGGTGTTTGCAAAGATGGTAACAAGTATAGGGCGGCCATAACCTTTAAAGGTAGGCGAATTCACCTTGGCATGTATGAAGATATTAACGATGCAATCAAAGCTCGAAAAGAAGCTGAGAAGATGATATACCAAAAATATATTGATCAGCATCCTAATTGGGAACAAGAGATGAAGGAAGCTCTTGAAGCAATGAAAGGGGACAACTCCAATGAACAATCCAACAATACTTGATATCTCACTCGGTTTTGTTCTACACAAACATAGCCGAGACGAATTCGGTCGTAAAAATAATAAAGCACAAGCCATCCGCGAAATGAGCGACGAAGAGATTGCGGCAGCATTGAATGAAATTGTGGCTCAACAGGATAATTGCCCGCAAACCGTAAGTGGCTGGAAAGAATGGCTGTCCGAGAAAATAAAATGATTGAGTTCTAGTAGGAGGATTTTATATGCTGATATTTGAAAAGAATCTATTTTATGATTGCACTAAAAAAGAACTCAAGAAGATTGTAGGTGCCATTAAAGAGGATCAAAGTAACGGAGTGCTAATCTATGGAATGGAAGCTATGAAAGTTCAGATTAAACGAATCAGAGAGCGTTTTAGTGTTTCCGGAAACGTTTTTGATTGCGTTTCTGCTTATAATCTCGCCAAAGAAGAACTGTATGACGAAATCGCGGAACGATATTTTTCAATCTGATGAAAGTTAAGATTTAGGAGAACGATTATGCTGGTTGTTGTTGATGAAGAAAAAACTAAGCGAGCACTAAAATATGTCAATGAAATGAGTAACTCTGAATTTCTTGAACTTTGCTATGACTTTTATAATTATAACCATGGTGGGAACAACAAAGAGAATGGAGCTTACAACAAGGCTCTTGAATACCTGAACTTATGGAGTGAGCCATCTGCGCTTGAAATTGCTATCTATAAAAAGGCACATGAGACATTTGATAAAATTGTGTTAATGCTCCTTGAGGATGATATCAAACGCTATTTGAATTACGAGGTGTAAAAGGTTCAAGCATAACGCTGAGTTATAGTAAAGCGTTTGAAATTGGCACAATAAAGTGATCTGGCATGTGTTTTAAGGAAGGAGGATAATGTAATTATGGGCAGTATGCTTATTGATCGGAATACAGCTAAGAAAGTGGAATTTATCTTCGAGCATCCTGATGAAATCTATTCGGTATATCTGAAATCCGGCGACGATGCCATCTGGTTACAAGGCAAGATTGAATTGTATGAATTTTTACGGAGCTTATAAAGCCAGGCTTTATGGGCGCTATGTGGAAAATCATTGATGCAGATGCTTTTTATCAACAGGAGTGGGTTCATTGTGGGATGTATGAGCCTATGGTTGGAGTAGAGAACATTAAAGGCGGAAGAGAAACGCTAAAAAAATGGGGTACTGGTCCAATTAAGGATCAATACCCCATCTGTTTTATTCTGCTATTGAGTCTAACACGGCATTGACAATATCCAGCCCAACCTGTCCGGGAGCACTTGAATCTCCAGCGCTGGCAAAGGTCATGGCGGAGCCAAACACCTCTCCACACAATCTGCTGGCAACACCAAGTTTACCCATGCTAATTGTGATAATAGGAGTAGCAAAATATTTGTTTCTCATTTCAACCGTAGCAGATAATAGAACCAACACATCCGTGCTGTCGTGCGGCATAACTGCCACTTTCGGTAAATCAGCTCCGACCTGTTGCATTTTAACCATACGAGAAACGAGCTCATTTTTATCAGGCGTCTTTTGGAAATCGTGGTTTGAACATACAACCACAACTCCAGAAGAATGTGCGTTGTCTATTAGTTCACGAATATCATCTCCGGCTGTAAAGAACTCAATGTCAATAAGGTCGGCGCAGTCGGCATCTATTACCGTATTGATGAAATCCAAATATTCTTTGTGGGTCAAGGGCACTTCTCCGCCCTCATTTTTAGTGCGGAATGTCACCAGCAAGAGCTTGTCCTTTAGTGCCACACGAAGTTTTCGCAAACAAGATACAACAGAATGTGCATCCATGCATTGCTCAAACCAATCAACACGCCACTCCACACAGTCAATACGAAGCCTTGAAAACTCAAAAGCACGTTCTAAAATTTTTGATTCAGTCATTTCAACGATTGGGATTATGACTTTTGGTCTGCCTTCCCCGATATGACAATCACGAACAATAATGGACATAGAGTACCTCCACACATAATAAATACACTATATCCTATATACATTTAGATGTCAACAATCAAATCAAAACGAACTCCATGTTGCCATTCCGCAGATACCGTCAGCCGCGAGCCCATGTGCTTTCTGCCATTCAACAAGCTTTGCTTTTGTTCCAGCTCCAAAGATGCCGTCTGCTTTCACACCCAGATGGCGCTGCAATACAGTCACAGTATAAGACACGCCATTATAGCAGTCCTTAGAGCCCTGACGAATCGTAGGCATGATTTTACTTACGACCTTATAGGATGTTCCTACTTTGCTGATCCAGCGGCTAGGAGCTTCACGCACATCAACATGAACAAAGCCGCCAGTCACTTGAGCGCGGCTATAATAACCAATACCGCCATGGCTTTTAAAATACGGCAGAGAAGCAACGTATAGTGCAATACGAATCGGGTCAATACCCTTGATGCAAATATCAGCCGCAGTACCAAGGCAGTGCTGGCTATGAGAACTACCACCAATAGAAATGTTATAAGCAGGGGAACGGTAAGCAGAATTGATTTGAACTGGTTTGCCAAAATGATCTCGCACCTGCTGTAAAACTTCAACGAGTTCAGTTGACACAAGGAACTTATCGCTCTTGTCATTACAAGCAAACTCATATGCACAGAAATTTTTGGACAGCTTCTTATTCCAGTCCTTCTTCAGAGAATATGTAACAACACTCATAGTGTCACACCTTCAATCTTTCTTAAACTCATTCTGAATCTTATCGTTCTGGATGTCCATTTCCTTGACGGCTGCCTCAATCATCATCTCGATAGTGGGGGTAACCTTAACGCCCATCTTCTCAAGTGCTGCGATAACATACTTCTTCTTGTCGGACTTCTCAATAGCGCCAGTGACGCCCAGCTTTTCGGCGGCGCGAACAGCCATCTGAACAACCTTATACATACCAATCTGCTTCAGGTAGGGAATACCGTATGCGATGAAAGCAGTGCCCGCACCGGTGATAACGAGCTTCACAACAATAGAAATAACTTCATTAACATAGTCCATCATAATATTTACCTCCTGATAAAATAAAAAGCTCGAAGCATCATAGCTTCGAGCTAATCAATATATATTCACTCTTCAGTCTTCAAGAAACCGTTTGTTTTGAGCATTTCATCATACATTCGCTCAACATTCTTGATCGCGTGTGGCATTTTATTATTCTGGTAGTTTTCATGTGTCTTACAATAATTTTCGTACTTCCAGATGATATCAAGAATCTCGTTGTAATCCTCTTCGGTATGTCCAAGACCACGAACTAGTTCATTGTTAAAACGGAGGACGCGACTCTTATAATTATCCGCTTTTCGCTCTTCGCTTTCTTCAATGTGATCATCTAATTTCTTACGTGTCTCTTCCTGCGCGGTCTTTACCTGTTTGATTTCATCCATGACGCCTGCATTCATGGCATTGCCAATCGTTTTTGCAATCCACGACCACGGATTGATTTTAATTGGAGATATTTCAATCATCGCCATAACAGCGGCCACAAGACCTCCACTACCAGCCATAACAGAACCAAGATGATTTAATACAAAATCCATTAGGACTTCCGTTTTTACCACCTCCTTTTACTTTAAAATTTGGAGATTGAAATATTACTCCTGAGTGATCTCCTCAAAACCGCTCTTGACCAAAATATCCTTGACCTTGGCCTTCAATAGGCGAGGGCAACGCTGGTACATTGCCTTTGCTTCCTCAGTAGTCTCGCAGTTCATAATTTCCTGTGCCCATAACATAGCCATCATAAGTACCATCCTTTCGATCCGTTCATTGATTTTATTTACTTTAAGCATACACAATCTCCGACATTTCCATTAGACATTGTGTCAGCATCTCGTTTTTCTCCTGAAGCTCTGTGATTTTTTCAGCGTCCGTCTTTTCGGCAGGCTCTGACCAATCCAGATACTTTTCAGGAGCAGCTGTGACCTTTTCGAGGTCGATTTTACTTTCATCAGTCACGATTTCCCGGTAGTCGCATTCCCACACCTGCTGTGCAAGTTGAGATTCATCGTACTTCCGTTCCGTCCACTGGCCGTTGACGCAGATGAAGATATACAGCGTGTGTCCGTCACGCACGGACCGAACGGCAGGCTGCTCTGCATCGAAGCTTGCTTTCATTAGAAACCACCTCCTTTGATAGTTTCACTGTTTTATAGATGTGATATTTTTTCGCCAGCTTTTGTGAATTGGTGTTTTTGATCGTACCGAAATAGCTTGTGCATTTTTGTGCCTGCTTTAGAGTTGTCTTCCGATATCGTTTCTTTGTCGGCTTTTTATAGGCACGACGGACACGCAGGAAAACACGCCTGCGAATCGTTACATGATCCCGATAAACACGAAATCCCATTGTATCAATAAAATCCATCTCGGATACCTTGCGCACATTCCAAGTTGACTTTATTGTAAGGCCCATATTTTCATGAGCATATTCAATCGTTCTATCCACAGCCATATGCATTTTCTTTGCGTTGCTGCCGAGAAGCAGAATATCATCCATGTAAAACAGGACGTGCTTCACATACGGAATCTGCTTGTCACGGCGCGTATAAAACATCCGTTCGGATATCTCATGATATAACTGGCTCATGTAAAGATTACAAAGGTATTGGCTCAGGTACGACCCGATGGATAGACCTGTATCAAACGTGCTAACCAACCTATGTACAAGCCATTTCACATCATCATTCGCAACATATTTATCTACATAGGCGAGCAACTTGTCCTGTGGAATACTTGGAAAGCATTTCTTCACATCAAGCTGTGCGACATATTTCACATCTTTTTCTTTTAGCCACTTGCGAACATGTTTCATTCCGTAGTTTGGCCCGCGACCGGGTATACTTGCGCACTGGTATTCTCCAATGCGCTTTAGCATATCTTTCATCGCCCAGACTGCAACATAATCATAGAGCTGCTGGCTGACGTGCTGGATACCAATCCGTCGCAATTTATGATTCGATGAGTCTATCTTTTCTTTGTACCAGATTGGTACAAAATTAAGCTCTCGTGCTTTAAGTTGCTTTTGCATGTGGTGCGCAGCGACGATGACCAATCCTGGCTTTTCTCCGTTCTTGATGGCATAAAGGATTTCTTCTTTTGACCGTCCAGTCAGTCCAGAGAAATATTCCAACACATCGCGCCGTTTCCATTTCTTGCGCAAACACTCAGCAGCACAGAACTGTAAAAATTCAAAATCAAGGATATCCACGTCCTTACAATAACGTTTCATACACATCCTTTCTAAGGTCAACCGAATTATCTCGATTGTTTGCTATACAGGGCTTTCACTCACATTACTAACCACGCCCTTCTACGAGCAATTTCCAGCCAGCGACTTAATTGTCACATCAGCTGAGGAGCCAAAAACCGGCTACAACTTCAGTTGCGAAAGATAGAGCAAAATAACATAAATAAATTAGATACAAACAATCTGCGGCCAGGCAATTCCAGTTCCCGTTCCCAAGCCTGTTCCTGCAATTCACATACGATGCGCCTGCGTTCGACCTGTTCCTGAGATTACCGCTGCTCTACCAGTCCCTTATATAAATGTTGATATTTGATTTGTTGCCTCATGCCACCTTGCTTTCAGTGGGACTTCCCCCTCTGCCGCAATCGGCATTCACCCCCGGCGCAAGGTGTCAATCGGCGGCCAGGCAAGTCCAGTACCCGTTCCCAAGCCAGTTCCCGCAATGCACACCCGAAACGCCCGCGTTCGACCCGCTCCAGAGAAGACCGCCTTGCAGATACTCACGCATGGTGTTCTTGTTTGCGTCACCGCCGCCGTAGACCATATCGCCAGTGCCAGTTTTATTTCCTGATCCTTTTGCGACAGGCCACGTCACGCAAGACTCGGGGTCGAAGCCGATATCGCCGATCCACCAGTCGCCCGCAGGGAAGTTACCGACCTTCTTGTACTTCGCCAGAATCTCAGCGTCGGTCTTAGTGTGAGCCACACCAGCAGGGCAGACGTACACATCCTTGCCGTTACTGTCGTCAAAGGCAAGTACCATATCACTAAGGACTTCATAGCCACCCACAGCGTACTCGATACCCTGTATGCGGTATGGGTGCTTGTAATCCGTATTACTTGCAGGACTACCATCATGATGGCCGATAACAGCGTCTGTTGTGCCGCTATGCCAGTGCATCGTTGTCAATGTGATGGGCGCATTCAGAGTATCAGTCAAGGCAACAGGCATGGTATCAAAAGCATCGCAATCCAGATACACAGCACTAGTCGTATCATCGATGGGTTCGATTTTAAGGATTTTTGCACTGTCTGCATACTTATGGATAGTCAAAACGCCACGGTCGTTATTAACAGTGCCATCGCTGTTCTTTGAACCGTATCCTACGGAGACACGGCTCCCAACAACAAGTTGATCTGCCTGTGCCTTCGTGACAGGAAAGTAGGTCAGTTTCTCGCTTCGTTGTACAGCTGCGGGACACTGCACACTGTAGCCTGTGCAACCTGCATACTTCTCTTGACTGGATTTCACAACGTACTTGATGAAATTAAAAAGAATTTGCCACGCGACTTTTTCGCCGCCTGCGCCCTTGTAACCGGGACCCTTCTTGGCGTAGTCCGTGATCAAGCTGTTGTGCGACTGGTTGCGTGCCGGGACGAGGTCATATACGCTTCGCAGCAGCCCATCCTCACCCACACCACTGAAGAACTTTGAGTGGATGACGTAGGGATATACGGTATCACCAACCTTTGCGACTGCCCAGGGAGTATATCCATCACGAGGGGAATCTGTGATAGACCACAAGATATAGTCAGGATTGCTGTCATCCCACTTGACGTAAGGGGTCATCTGAATAACGCCCACGTCTACAGTGCCAGTCTTGCGGTAATTGTCGCTCAGATGCTCAATGGCTGTCGGGTAGGCGTGGCCACTTGCGTCCCGCTTATAGTTGCAGTTGTACCACTTGAACAGTGGAATATCTGCGTAGTCGTCCTGCCCCTCAACCGTGTCAGTGGACGGTTCGCACACGAGGCCCGCGTTGTCGTCCAGCTTCTCGCAGTTGACGGTCGGGTTCGTGGCAAAGCGTGGGATTTTTACGGTGTAGACTTTGCCCGTGCGGGGGAGCTTAAAGAGCACGTCAACGGCCAGGTCCAATGCGCTTGCGGTTGGAATGCCAAAGTCCAGCACAGCGTTATGCTCATCGCCGGAGTTAGTCACGGTCGGTGCGGAGCCAGCATCGAGGCCGGTCACAGTGCCGATCATGATGGTGGCGGCAGGGCCAGGATCGCCTTTGTCGCCTTTTATACTGTCGCCTTTTTCTCCTTTAAAATTTCCAGAAGCAATGCCGTCTTTTAATTCTTTTAAACTATTTTGAGCTTCTTTTGCGGCAGCTTCAGACTTGATACGATTAGCGTCTGTAGAAGCAATCCATTCCGCTTCGGTGCCCTCAAATCCATGTTGTCTTGCAATTGCGTAAGCAGAATAAGGGCCAATAGGAACTTTTTTGCTCACAAAATCACTCCTTTCTGCTTTTATGATTCAAATTATTGATTTTTAAAACGAATAATTTATAAAATTTCCTCAGCGTCTGCTGCATCCTCCGCGTCCAGTGCGTCGTAGTACGCCTTTGCCAGAGTTTCCACCTCTGCGACGTCGTCCTCCGTCAGCAGTCCGCTGTCCAGATGGACGTAAGTCTTATCCAGCCAGAACGCAACATCGCGTCCTGCTGCAATTTCCCGCTTGATGGAGCGCAGGGTCAGGTCGTGTCGGGCTTTGCTTTTAATTGCCATATGTACCTCCTTATGTGTTGGTCATTGATGCCACAGCATCCTCAAGGTCAGTGATGCGCTTGATGGGGTCAGCTCTGCCGGTAACGGTTACACTGTCCGCGTCGGTCATCAGGGTGTTCACGCCGCTCAGAGAAGAGATAGGCTGTGCGCCGGTTGCGGTGAAGGGCACAGGCTCTGCCAGCTTGTAAGCGATTTGGACAGGGGTTCCGGCGGCGTACTGGGCGGCAAGGTAGGCTTTCAACGAAGCAACTTCATGTCCCGCTGATATATCGGGCAGCAAGCTATTCGGCACGCAGTACATAAAATAGTACGACATTCCTACTGTAGCAAAGCCAATTCCAACATTTCTCCCACCCCACACATCTTTGGCCGTTGCCGGTAAATGGCTGCAAATGCCTTTTACGTTTATGCGATCATAATCGTTAATGTCGTATGTATAAAATCCTGTAGCAGCAGGGTTGTTAGCATTGAGTCCCCATGTGCTCCATTTTTCCGTCCCATCTAACGTCACCAGTTTCCACGTCTCCTGCCCCTCTCCCGTCACTGCGTCCACCGTGCCGCCGTAGACAGTGCTCGGTAGGGTCAGGGCCAGCGTGTCGCCACGGTAGGGGGTGTATTCGGTGGGTGGGGTGGTACCAGACACGACTACGGCAACGGTCATGTCGATAGCATCACCCTTAGTAAACTGTGCAGACATTGCAATAACAGTTTCGTTTTTCGTTCGTAGCCCGTAAAGTGAATATTTCTGCTTCGTTCCCTCTACCGTAAATCCGGTGATTTTCAGCCCCCTTCCTGCAAGAAGATTTTGGTTGCTGTCGAGGATAGCAAAACTGCCTCCGTTTTCTTGGTAAGTTCCCTCTAAATGAACTAGATTGTCTCCAAGATAGGTTATCGTTAGGCCATACGGAGTGTAGGTGTTATAGCGGTTCTTCTTTGGGTTTAGCAGATTCTCCCCGCACCGCTCCACGCTCACCGCATCCCGCCCAGAAATAGGCCGGATGTTGTCCGGGCTCGGGTCACCGCTGCCCTCCTGCGTCGGCTCCCAGCTCACCTTACAGCCCAGTTTACTCCCCACCACAGGGTAGCAAACGACAGGGTTTCCGGTCTCAGAGATGGGCGGACAGAGCATATCCACGATGTGCTTTGCGCTCCAGGCGTCGGTGCCGACTGTGGTGTCATCTATGACAGCTTTGGTCGCCAGCGCGTCGCCGGTCACTTTAGCGTCAGCTGCCTGCCCTTCTTCAGTAAGCGTCTTATCAACAGCAGGAGGTTTAAGACTTTCAAGCCATTCCTCTTCAGTGCCCTCGAACCCATTCTTCTTCGCGATCGCATAGGCACTATAAGGACCAATTTTTACTTCTCTATAGTTTTTCAAGAAAGAATCACCTCCAAATTGCCATTTCCATCATCCTGAGCAGTTACGTTTTCAGAGATACTGTCTGCAACATACATAGTCAAATATCCGCTATCGTCTGCGTCGTCAAACCAAATCCATCCTTTGGTAGCAATAGTCTGGTCTGCCTTATCAGCAGCTTCTTTGGCTTCTTTAGCGGCGGTTGCAGCTTCAGCAGCACTTGAGCTAGAATTGGTCTCACTAGTTTTAGATGCAGTCTCAGACTTCTTAGCATTTATTTCTGACGTTTTAGCGTTAGTCTCACTAACTTTAGAAGCAATTTCAGATGCCTTTGATTTTTTTTCGGACGCACTTGCATTGGTCTCAGAAGTCTTAGCTGAACTAGCGCTAGTAGACGCTTCGGACGCTTTTGTAGTAGCAACCTTTTCACTGTTTGTAGCAGAAGTAGCCTTAGCAGTAGCAGTATCAGCCGCATCCTGCGCCAGAACTACCTTAGAATCAATTGTCTCGATGGCAGCTGTTTTTTCTGTGTCAATTTCAGATAGTGCATCACTCTTTGCAGTAGACACATCGGACACAGCCTTTGTCTTTTCTGATTCGATAGCACTTATAGCAGAAGTCTTGTCCACAGTAATGGTATTTGTTGCATCAGTCTTAGCAGCATCAATTTCGGACAGGGAAACGGTCTTTTCAGATTGTACTGCCTTGACCGCATTGGCTTTCTCAGTGTTAATCCCGGCAAGGACTTCATCATTCAAATTTGAAATATCACTGATTGCGCTATCTTTCACAGAACCGATGTTTTCAATCGCTGAAGTCTCCGCCGCACTAATAGCTGATAGACTGGTGGCCTTTTCGTCTTTGATTGCTTTGATGACCGCAGTCTTGCTAGAGTCGATGTCGGCAGCAGCGTTCGTACCAGCTTCCATAACGTCAGAAACAACAGAGTCTCTTGTGTTCTCAATCGCCGTGACAGCTGACTCCTTTGTGTCGTTGATATTGCTAACTGCATTGTCCTTTGCTGTATTGATACTTGACACCGCACTCGTTTTCTCATCAGACACAGCTTTAACGGCGCTATCCTTCAAAGAAGTAGAGTGGGATGTGATATCAGTCTTAGCAGAGCTAAGAGCATTAGAAATATCAGTAAGAGCAGCCTGTTTATCAGAAGTAATCTTATCTACTGCCGCATTTTTCTCTGCGATGGTAGAATTCAAAATCTCCTGAGCCAGGTCCTTGCTTTGTTCTGCATCCTTAGCGGCTTGAACTGCATCAGCTGTAGAATCCAACACTTCCTTGGCAGCTTCTTGTTTTGCTGAATCAATGGCCGATAGAGAAGATGACCTAGCTTCATTGATATCAGAGACAGCTTTTACATGTTCGTCCTTGATATTATCGAGGAGTTCAGAGGCTTTATTAGCGGATTTCTCAGCGGAATTCTTTGCGTCAATAGCACTCTGTTCTGCATTAGATGCATTCTCGGCAGATGTAGCGGCTTGAGCGGCAAAAGTGTCAGTAGCCAACTTATTCTGTTCTACGGCGTCCGCATATTCCTTCACTGTATCAAGAGTGCCGATAATAGTAGCCGCAGCCTTATTCGCGTTACTTGCGCTATCAGCAGCGGCTTTAGCTAGATCCTCAAACTTATCAGTCAGGCTCTCGACTTCACCCGGTTCAAAAGATACACCCTCGTTTGCCACATCGAGCGTGTTCTTAATGACCATAGAAGAAATTAACGTATTGGCATTGTATTCAAATTCAGGCTTCTCACCAGAAGAATCGATACTATAGAACCGCACAGAGAAGTCAACGATGCCAGAAGTGTTCGTCACTGAATTCTTGATTTCCCAAGCAAAAAGGAGCTTTCCTTCAGTAGCCAAATCAATCATTGTGACTGGATAAAATCCCTCATTTATGTATTGACCACCACGCCTGGATGCTACTGCATACTGAACAACACATGTTTCTGTGCTTAAATCATGACCTTTGTAATATCGGTCAAGCTCGAAACACACAATTTCTGCACAATGGTCATTACGAACCGCAAGTACAGTACGGCCAGTAGGAACAGTAATGGCGCGGGTATCCATATCAATCTCAAAACGAGGAGCATCATCTGGAATAGCAATCGCTTCTTTTGCCGCATATGCTGCCTGAACATCAATCAATTTCTGAATGAGTTCATTAGAAATATTCACATTTTTCACTCCTTTCGATTTTTTGTGTGATTTTATGCATAGACAGTCTCGCTCATTTCCAGCAAGCACTGCCGAATCATCTCATTTTCTTTTTTCTGCGCTTCCAACGTCTGAGGCAGCTTGTCCAGCGCTTCCTGCCGTTGCTGGAATTCCTGCTTTTCCTTTTCACGCTGGGCCAGTTCTTCGGCGGTCGGCGGTGGCGGTACCGTGCCCGCCTCATACACCATGTAGGTACCGTCTACCAAGGCGATGCCCCAGTAGTGCTCGCCGGTTGCTGCGGCATTGTTGTGCTCGCTCACAGCCTGCGCAATAGAGGTGTAATCGGCTTTTGCCGCCAGAGCGGTGTAGCCGGGCTTGATTTTAGTGTCCATACAGTACCTCCTTTATCCCATCACATTGCCATCGTCAGACACCAGTACCTCCTGCGGCAGCACCAGGGCTGGGCGGTAGCTGTAACTAGACTTTGCGCTTATACTTTTGAACGCTCCATCTGCGGTAACATACGCCGCCTGACTCGGGGTCCATCCTTTGCCCGTAGGCGTCCGGGTCCAGTAAGGCCGGGACCATTTTCTTCTGGCTGTTGCCTCGGTACGAAAGTAGCTCAACGTTGCACCCTCTTCATACGCGCTGTCCAGGGTTCCATTCAGTTCCGTGATGCTGAGCGGAAAGACCTTTGTTGCCAGGCCATCCGCCCCCTCTTTCCGGTCCTCCTCCATAGGAAAACTTTCGGTGCCCATATAGGGGATTCGCACCCGCTTGATTAGCGGCTTGATATCTGCGTTGATCATCCTGAAAAACGTGTCTTCCAGGTATATTTGTGAATCAGAATTCGCGTACCCGGTACCGCTGGATTTATAAGATCCCGTGAACCTTGTGGAATTGCACAGCAGCCACGTTCCAAAGCAGCTTGCGTCGTACATATCGCCCGGTAGACCCTGATGCACAATGATCCATTCTGTACGGATGTTATCTACGTCAAAAAACACCTTTTCGCCAACCGGTTTATTTCCCAAGGGCTTGCCGCTCTGGTAAACGAGCCGGGCTTGACCGTCTACACCAACGTACATCTTTTTCACCTGCCGGGCCTGATCGCCCACGCCCACATAGAGCTTGGACATTTTGTGTGCCGTGCTACCGGCACCGAGATAGATGCTCATGCGCCCACCTCCTTATGCGTACACCAGCAGGACAGTGCCGGTGTCGAGGACGCTGCCCACGCCGGGGTCGGTGGTCTGCGCCTTGACCGTAAAGCCATTGACGCTGGTCACGCTCAGGGTGCCGTCGTTCGTTACGCCGAGGCCAGCGCCAACTTTTACGGGGCCTAGCTGGTCAGCCGTGGCAGGCGTGCCGAATTTCACGTCGGCCTCTGTTTTCGAATATACGTTAGACGAGATTTTTTCTAAATCATCTCGAATGTCCTGATGCGCTGTATCGCTCGTGTTGTGCTTATCAATCTTATTATCAAACTCTTCCTTCGCGTCGGCAATTTGCTGAATATATTCAGTAAAATCAGAAGGAAGAGTCCCTTTCAATGTCTTTAGATTCTCGACCAGTTCGTTTGCTTCAGATGCTTTTGCGGCAGCGGCGATTTCTGAATTTGAAGCATTCTTTTCGGAAATAGCAGCGTTAGCTGCAGAAGTAGTTGCCTTATCAGCTTCAGATGTAGATTTGTCTGTATAAGATTTGATATATTTTTCGATATCCTCTGTGAACATGCGCTCAATAGCCATTTGAGAATGCTTTAACTTGTTGATGTCATCTGCACCAATCAACATTCGCTTCAATTCTGGATTCGCATTAAGAATACTCTGTGCTGCCGAATAGTTACCGTTCAAAAGAGCTGTTTTATAATCGTTTGCTAGACTTAAATAGTTCGCCGTTAAATTCTGACTATCTTGCCAGCTATCAACTTTAGCTGGGAATTTTGTATATGCCAGATCAGTATAGGTACCGTCTGGATTTTTGTCATAGCTCATTCAATGCACCTCCAATTTGACAAAAATAAAAGCCCCGGAATATCGGAGCTGAAATTAGTATTTGTTTTGTACGATGTATGGATAATATGGATAATAACGACTCAGTGTTAAGGTCATCGTTCCTTCGCCAAGTGAAATAGAGATTTTTTTGATAATGAATTCCAAAGGCTCACCTTTTGTGTCGATATAATGAGGTACATAAGAAATCTTTTGATTGACCTCAAGCCATGGAACAAGAAGACATTCCACTGTAACACTGTCTGTCAATCGTCCACACCTCCACAACATATACTCGGCGCACTGCATAGTTGATTCATCTGTGGTGTACATTTCATATTCTAACCCAGAACACACTTGGTTTCTACGCCCGATTTTCTCAATTGCAAAACGTGGATTTTCCTGAGTATTTAAATTTACATCTGATTCAGTCAAGCAAATATACTTTAAATTATTACATGCTTCATCCACTTTTGCCTTGGCAATCTCATCATCTGTAGGCATTTTGTTCACTAAGAATGTCATTGCATGGGTTTGTTGCTCGCCACGATAATAAAACTTTTTATATGTAGGACTATACAAAATAACAATCATCATGTCGTGTGCGATTTCATTGCCATCCATTAAAACATCTGTGCCATTTTCATCCACATCAGTTTCATAAAGTTTGAACGGACCATGTGTGTACTCCTTAACTGAAGTGTTATTATTGCTGTCAGTCTCTGTGACTGAGTTTACGATTGTAATCTCTACATTTTTTTTGAAACCAAGCAGGGGAGTTGTAATAGCTACAGTACAATCTTTTGTGGTGTCTAAACTGGTCGTTCTTAACGTAATAGAAGTTTTCTCTTCTTCGCCGGTTTTCGAGTCCGCATCAGTATGTACAACAGTCATGTGCTCATCATCAACATAAGTATCATATTCGACACTGGCTCCAAAAACCTCAACACAATTCTTGACCTCTGAGTAATCAATATTGCCGCTTTCAGAAATAACTAAGTCTTGAAACTCTTCATCATTCAAAACAACTGGATCGTTAAAACCAGACGGAATTTCTTGACACACAAAGGTCGTGTCATCGAAAAACATTTCAAATGGATAATAAAGATCCCGAAGCTCAGTTAGAATAGACCAGATAGATGTACCGCTTGAAAATTCAATATCATATGGGACTGTTCTATTCCAGTAGTTGACAACACATTCTTTCATACCGCTAAGTTTGTAAGTATCAATAATAGCGTTAGATATTTTTGTTCCAGTAGAAATAACGGTTTGATAACCAGTCAATGTACCACTTAGCGACCCATCCAGCATTGCAACTAAATCAACGCACGAAACAGATACACTATGTTCAGTTGCATTATATGAAAATCCATTCTGATTAAAAGCATAGATCCCTTTTGAATACCAAAAAATATTTTTATCAGATAGTCCAATACCAATATAGACACGAACCAACTTGTCAATCCACTCGTCCACAGAATAAGAACTAATCATCTCATTTTGTTTCAAATAAATCGTTGAGGTAAACGTATGCCGGATGTCTGAGTCTGCATCAATTGAAAGGCTTCCATCAATTGTTAATCCTTCAAGATTATCGATAACGTTTAAATCTTTATCCAGAAGTTCAAGTCTACAGTAAAGATGTTTATTATGATTTTTTAGCATCGCAAATTCTTTTTTTGATGCGATATAATACATTTAAACACCTCCTTATTCAACAACGCGAACTTCACAAGCCGCAGACACATTATCAATACCAACAGTAATTGTAGCAGTGCCAACCTTTTTACCTGTGACCAATCCACTTTCATTAACCGACGCCACAAATGGATTGCTAGATCCATAATTTGTCAACGGATAGGTAGCATCGACAGGTTGATATACTGCGTTGAGTTGCAATTCTTCTCCGACATGAATAATCGCAGAAGTTTTATTCAACGTTACAGCGCTCGCCTTAATTGGATTGTCAATGATGATTTTAATATCCTGAGATAGAGTCATAGCAGGATGGACAACGACTGTAGCGCCAGTATTAGCGTCATTCGTGTCGGTACATTTGATAACCTTATTCTCAAAACTATTGTCGTCAGAATTGTATCGAATACCAATTACAGAATCCTTAGTATTAGAAACATTGTAAACTGCTGGTGTCCTGGTTAAGAGCATCTTATTATTCGCGCAGCCATCTGACAATAACTGTTGTGCGGTCGGCAGAATAGTGCCTTCCGTGTTATGAGTGCTACTTGACGGTCCATATTCGTTTGAAGAAAGTAAGAATACAGTTCTTGATATCGTTGATGCTGTATTTTTACCATTGCCTGGAGTGTAACGAATTGTTGTAGGATAGCTATTTAGCACAGATACGATTTTAGAATCAAGGGAATTCTTAAATGTATTCGTGAGTAATTTATCAACCTCACTAGAGCCATACGCATTATTAGAACCAAAGCGCGTATTTGCGTACTCCGGCTTTCTAACAAGTAGAGTGCGGCCCTCGCCGTTCAGTTCGCTTTCGTAGTTATGTTTTGCAACGATATAATACACAGGAGAACTATTCTCTCGCATGTGAATCGCTGCACCTTCGTGGAATGCACTTAGCGGAATCCCAGTCTTATCAGACAAGGAAACAACAGAAACATTACACTTTGCCTCAAGTCCGTCGATCGAGGCTGTGATAGTAGCAGAGCCAGCCTTCAACCCCTGAACCATACCATTATCAACGATGACTGTTGCATCGTCACTAGATTTCCAAGTAATCGCTCCGATTTTTGCATTCGTCGGGCTGTAAACAAGGCTGATCTTTTTCTTGCTGTTCTTAGACAGATTCAACGTATTATAATCAAATGCGATATCATCCACACTGATTTTCAGAGCGGTAACAGTTACGATAACATCTCCTGTAACAGATGGAATAGAAATCGTATCATTTACAGAGTTATATACAGAATCCGTAATAGAGACTCCATTCATAGAAATTGAAACAGAATCAATGACATATCCTTCATATGCCTCAATTTTTGTGGAATAACTCTCTCCTTGCTTAACGCTGATAATACGACTGCTGCTAGTTGCGGATTCAAGATTGAGCGTAATTGAATAATAAGTAGCGTAATCCATATCATTGTAAGCTGTCAGACCATTTGCGCTCAAATCGTCGGTATTGTTATAGTCACCAATTTGCACAAAATCGAAACTGATACCGACTTTGTCAATATGCTCGGATTCATCTTCTTCGACATTTCCGTCTAAACTTACGAGCCATTCGCGACCATCTTCCATCTTAATGATTTTAGCTTCGCCATTCGTAAGCCAGTCCTTCATATCTTCACGATATTTATAGGAATTATCAAAGTCCCAATCATCCCCACCATTATTCTTGATGATAGTACCAGAGAAATTTCCTGTATCGTAATTGGATTTGCTCCCATAGAAGACATAAGGGAATCGACCATTCAAAGTTGTAACAATGCTGGACTGTCTATTTCTTGTGGTGGATGTAACCTTCGGATCAAGAAATACATGATAAGAGGTCTTGCCATCGGTGATAAGAGCGCCGCAGAACGAGCTTACGACAGAAGCTGAAATGTAAGGTAACTCGGTTCCGTCCTTCAAGATATAGTTGACAGAATATTCATACTTGGTGTTACGACCACGTGCGAAGTAATCAACAAAAGAGAAATTCAAATTATCTGTATCTTGGACCTGATAAGCTGTTAGTGTGGTCCATGTAACATCTCCGACTTCACGTCTATGGAGCTGCATAGACTGAATCTTGCTGCCGAGAGCGCCAATATTGCCGCCTTCAAGTGTCTGAGAATCAAACGTGGCGAGGATTAATGTATCTGCCGCCCAATCATATTCTTTCTTTTTGAATTTATTTGGGTCAGATGAAACATAAAGCTCGTCAAAAACTCCATTCTTCATTGAAAACGAAGAAAGATTTGATACCAATTTTGAATTACTTAGAGACTGCTCGTCACTTAGAATATCCATTCCTAAAAACATAAATCAGCCTCCTTTAATTCTCGTTATCTACAGAAGAGCCACCGACAGTACAATAGTCCAGTAATGCTTGTCCTAAAACCGCGTTCTGATAATCTCCATCCATTGACTCTATATAAATTTCAAAATATCCATCCTTACAAACGACATCAACAAATAAATATCCAGTCGCTCTTTCTGCAAAGATATAGTTGCTTTCGATGATCAAATACGTATCATGGTTAACATTTATTTTTAAGGCGGCAAATAGTTTTTCTGTTTCGTCGTTCATATCGGTAAAGAATCTCTTTAGAATACTCAATGTTCCAGTCACAGAATATTCTGCGTTGTTCCAGTTCAATTCAACAATTTCTTTTGGGCAATTAGACTTCACAATAAACTTCATGTCGAAGTCATTGAGATTTTTATTTTGGTCTCTCAAGAAATAGGTAACTTTCGTACCATTGGTCAAATCTACTGCATATTTATCGTCTGCTGTTTTTACGTAAGAAACATCGCCGTTAGGAGAGCCAGTGGCCGAAACAAAATGAGATGTCAACCGGATGGCTGCATTATAATGATCGTTCTCTGCCTCAAAAGCATAATCTCCGTTTGATAAAACACTACCAATTCTAATAGGATAATAACCCGTATCGAGCTCATACCCGTTTTTTGTTGTGGCCATGCCGCGCACATAGTACAATTTGTTCGCTTCTAGTCCATACACAGAGAACGAATGCGAAATAGTACCATAATACGTTTTTGTTTCATCAACCAATTTCTTGTCTTCATCATAAAACTCATACTTATATGTTTTAAGAGTCTCACCTTGATCCTTTATATAGGAATAAAGCATTTCAAAAACAGTAGCAGACATTTGAATAATATTTTCTGTTTCTTTATTAAGGCTACTAAAAGCGATAGAAGGTTTCGACTTGCAGTACAAAACAATAGGAGAGCTGTACTCTCCATATTCGGATTCGTCAGTTAATTTGATACGAATTCGCAAATAATAATTTTCTTCTCGATTCACTAGTTGTTCGGTAGGGGAGATATGGAATCCCCATCCGTTATTTTGTGTGTACGATAAATTGCTATATGCTCCAGAAGAGGTGCAAATAACTTTATCATCAGATCCATCATAAATCGAGTATTCGTATTCTTTGATGATATTGGGGCTTGTATAGCTCACATAAATTTTAAAAAAAGCAATGACGCCCTCTGTTGCGTCAAAAACATTTACAGATGATAATACCGGCTTTGCCATTACTTCACCTCCTATGCATATAAAAAATGCAGGGTTCTACGTCACTGACGTAGCTTCCTGCAATAGTTGTTTTTAGATTTTACGAATTAGTAGATTGCTATAATCTCCTTGCGGAGCTGTCACAGCGACTCGTTCATAAAGACTAAAATCTTGATTTGATTGTATATTGCACTCTTTTCCAAATGCCGATACGATATAGCCAGATGGCGTCTTTTTCTTAACAACACCAAAAGTGGTTTTATCATACGAAGCGTTCTCAATTGCATTTTGTGCTACTTCAACAATCATTTTTGTCAATACATCAACTGCTTTAGATGCGTTACTCATGTTATCTCCTTCCTTGCTGTTGACGCAGCTTAATCGGAAGGTCGCGTACAATCTCTCTAGCAAGAGCATCCGTATCGCCAACAGGATTCTGAATATAGATGTCTCCAACAGAAACCGTATATCCGATGGTTTTATTCTGGATGGTGTTCAAAACGCTATTCTTGGACAGTTGGTTTGCAAACCATTTATCTGTATTGCCGCCCATCTCAAACAGTTTAGAAGTAATATCCGCAGGAACTACTCCATCGCCAGTTTCAAGATAAGTGTAACGACCAGACGCAGGTTGACGTACTAAAAGTTCAGGACCTTGTTCGTCGATATTATACATGCCAGAATGTTTGACGCCCTTATCTCCAACCGCACGCTTGCCCCAGTTCCAGAACCAGAGCTTAGAGTTCTTGATACGATCCCAGAGAGATTGCTTGGTTGTACCAGTATCAGACCCGGATGTACCAGAATTTGCGTTGGAAGCAGGGCTGTCTGGGCTATTGATGACAATACTGCCAACGTCAATTTTTCCGTTAGAAGATGTTCCGTTATTCTTGTCTTTCTTACTCTCAATACCAAAAATCTTCTTAACGAAGCCACTGATGTTCTGAATTGTGCTAGCAATCATACCAATCGGAGAATACCGCCAAATTACATTTCCAACGGACTTGGCAATTTTAACTCCTACTTTGTCATCACTAGACCAAATTTCTTTTTGATTCTTAATGAGTCGAATGTTGGTATTGATTCCATTGACAACACCTGCTACAATGGCTCCAACAACAGGAATCGCAGAAGCTCCTCCTGCGGCTGTGACACCACCAATACCGAGAGCACTTCCAATCTTAGTAGCAACGTTACCAGCAGCCTTAACTAATATTTGACCGCCCGAAGCGAATGTGCTGCCAAGCCCCTTGAACGCAGAACCAATCAAATCGCCAATGCCAGATAAACCATTCGAGAAGATGGTTGTTAGGCTATTGGCACCACTACCGGAGAATAGCCCCTTAGCGCCAGACGAGATAGCTTCCCATCCTGCCTGGAACGCCTTGGTAATACTATTCCCGGAAGTTCCACTAAATGCGTTCTTAACAGTCTTACCGATATTTTTTAAACCTGTGCTAATGCTGATGTTGAGCTTACCGTCAGGACCAGTGGATCCGAAAATCTTTTTGGCTGTTTTGATTAAACCATTAAAACCCTTATCAGTATAATCAGTAAATCCGGATTCGGCCCAGCTGTACAGATTATTAACCTTCTCAAGAGTTGTAATTAAGGATTCTAACTTGCTAATAACATCCTGAATACCAGAAACTGCCTTAGTGGATTGCATTGCTCCGAGGACATTACCCTTAAAGACGTCAAGTCGGCCTTCCATTTCTGTAAAGGTCATATCTGCGATTTCAGCAGAATACTTGAGCTTCTTATTGTAATCATCCAAGCTGGTTCCAATCAAGTTGATGATTTCACTGTACTTGTCTTTCAACTCGTTCAGCTTATCAATCTGATCATCAATAGCCTTTTCAACATCCTCTTTTCGCCATGTCCGCCGCTGGTCGTTTAGATTATCCTGGGCTTCCTTAACTGCCGATGCATCAGCAACCCACTCATAACCATTACTGGTATACTTGCGGACAGTACGTTGCGTGCGAGCTTTTTCAAGTTCAGCCTGAAGTTTTGCAAGAGTAATGGCCCGCTCTTCTTCGTCATTGGCCTTTTCAAGCGCTTCCTTCTGTTTATTCAAAGCATCGATTCGCTTATCGATTTCCTCAGTCATGGCCTCGCCCCAAAGTTTGAGGTCATTATCCTTGTTGGAGCCAAACTTTTCGAATAAACCGAGCAGGGAAGAGAACAAATCTTTTAACTCGTTCAATGCAGACTTCAGGTTTCCCATCTCAGTACCCATGCCCTGCATGTGGTCCGTAACGTCCCAAGTTCCATCTGAAACTTTCTGAAGGACATCGGCAAACACTTTTCCAGCATCCGTTCCTTCATACTTTAATGCGAGTTCTTTCAGCTCGGCAACATAAAGAGCACGGAAAGCATCCTTATTAAAGACAAGTTTGTCTCCTTGCACTTCAAGACAAGCAGTATACTTCGGGTCAAGAGCCATGAACTTCTGGATGCTATCTTGACTGAGATTTCCGTAAGTGTTATACTCTTTTGTAATATCAGCCAAATCATTAAAAGCGCTTTGGAAATTGTCCATTCTGTCATTGATATTGCTCAATGTAGAACCAATTCCATTGATATACTCTTCAATACTGATAACGTTTCCAGAAATTTTATCTCTTGCATCTTCAAAGCCCTTTGCAAGGTATTCACCAGCGGCTCCGCCAGTCTCCTTGCAGGCAGTAATCATGCTGTCAAGACGATCGAGGAACATTTTCTTGAACGCATCACTGTTGTAATCGATTTCTCCAGTCTCAGGATTCAGAGCTCCAGCATAGTCTGCATTAGTAAACAACTCGGAACCGTCAGCCAAATCACGGATTGCCTGGTACTGCTTTTCAACACTGTCAGCATCCAACAGTCCGAACGGATTATCAATCTTATTCTTGCCAACTTCAGACAGTCCAGAAAATGCGGATTTTATAGCGTCTGTCTTTTCCTTGGCTTCGTCCATCGCAGTGCCGTAGCCCTTGATCGCGTCAGTCAACTGCTCAAAAGAGATGGTTGTTGTATCTACATTCTGATCAAGATAGTTCAGAATTTTATTCATCTCATCAGCTGATTTTCCGCCATCTTTTGCGGCATTCGCTTCCTTTAATTGCTCTTTTACAAACTTACGGAACTGCTCTACATTGATTTGGAGCTTATCGCCTTGCTTTGTTAAGCAAGCCGTGAACTTATCATCCAGACCAACCAAAGCCTTTGCTGTGTCAGCACACAGATATCCATACTGGTTATACTCCTTCATGGCCTTATTCAAGGTATCGAAGGCAGAAGCTACATCAGTAACAGACTTGGAAGTATTCTTATTCCGTTTTTTGGTCTCCTTATCAAAACCATTCATGTGTTGACGGAACTTATCCGAATTGCCCATGATTTGGTTAACAGTTGCGTCCAAAATATCTAAACCAGAAGCAAGGCCAGCATAAACTTCCTTAGTCCTTTCTGGGTCAACAGACCATGCTGCATCTCCATTTGCCAAAAACTCCTGTGCTGCAGCGGCTGTCATAGATGCTTTTGCAAACTCGCCAAGGGCAGGGCAGACCCGTTCAGTCAAAGCTGTTGCTTGGTCTTCTGTTGCCTTGGTTGCATCCTCGACGGCATCCTTCTTTTCGCCCTGAGCAATCTTTGCAAGCTCCGCATTTGCCTTCTCAACAAGAGCCATGGCCGCAGACTGATACTGAGCGGCAATCATACCCTGATACTTCTCGGTATTCACCTGAAGCTGACCATCGACGAGTTCGAGACAACTCAGATACTCGAAGTCTTCATTAAGAAGAGTCTGAAGAGTATCAGCACTTAAATAACCGTATTTGTTATATTCCTCAATAGCAGTAGTGGCATTTTTATAAGCAGTCTGAATCTCATCAATCTCAGAGGAGATATCCTCCATCTTCTGAGAAGCTTGTGCTACTGCGTCAACACCATTTGCAGAAGACTGAGCTACAATACCAACTTGAACAAGTGCTTGGATAAACGCATTCACACCGTTTGTGTCAGCAGAGAAGTCCATGTCAGTCAGAGCTTTACGAAGATTTGCGAGAGCTTGCGCTTGCTCGTCGGATAATCCTTCGTTTGTACCCCACAAGAGATCGTTTAACTTGCTTGCATCAAACCCATCAATTGTATCTTCCAGAGTTTGAACAGCAGAATTTACTTTATCAAAAGTAAAACTGACGTCCATGCTGTTATTATTATCGTTTTGCCAAAAATCTACAGCTTGAAGCTCTCTACGAGCATTCGTATTGTTATTGATGGCGTCCGTAGAATCATTATAAGAATCTACATCGTCACGTAAAGCGGTTTGTTCATCAAGCAAGAATTGGTACAGACTATGATACGTTCCACCGGCAGCTCGCTCCGCCTCAGTGGTATTATCAATGACATATTTTAATGCTTTACCGACCTCATTATAATAGTCAACAATAGAATCTGCATCTTTTAAATCGTCAGGTCCATAACCACCGAACTTATTAAAAATATCAATGCCAGCATTTTTAATCTGGTCACCCATATCCATTTCAGGAGCCGACCAAACGGTAAGGTAATGCGTCCGATTATTCTTCTTAGCTGTATCAACAAGCTTGTCGCCTTGGGCATCTTTGTTCTGTGTCAACTCATAACGAGATGCCTCCAACTGCTCCGCTGTAATATCCTGAAGTAAACCAAGCTGCTCTTCATACTTGCCGTTTTGAAGGTCAAGTTTACCAAGTTTGTCCTCATCCAGAGTTCCTTGCTCCTTGGCAAGATCAAGAATCTCTGCCTGAATGTCTTTTGCTTGGTCAAAGTCCTCGGTATCCCAACCAGACTTGTCGCCAAGTTCTTCATAAGCACTGATCAAATCCTTTAAAGAGGAAGTGGTGCTCTGCGCAGCATCGGCGGCTTCCTTAGATTTCGTGGCCGCAGTGTCAATACGCTGAGAATATTCAACAAATTTCTTTGTTATCCACGACAATGCAAAACCAATGCCAGCGCTTAATGCAGCATTAAGTAAAATAGCTCGTGCCCGAAGCAACAACATACTGAGTGACAACTTGTTTGTTGCACCCTCGACTCCCTCTGCTTGAACTTTACTTTGGATTAAAGCTGTGGTAAGATTACTAAGAGAAGGCCTTGCTCCGTTTGCCGCTTCTTTACACTGATTGTAAACTGCAACTAAACGCAAAAATTTCTTGATTATTGTGTCCCAAATGCTAGATGTCGTATCTGTTCCATTAGTAGAAAAGAAAGTTAATACCAATCTACTTTTATGAGGAGAGAGTTATGAAAAAGATAGGATACTGTCATTGGTGTAACAAATATGCCGATTTAAATTATGGCTTTTGCCCGTTTTGCTCAAGTCAACTGATATCAATCAGTACATGGAATAAAATGACCAACAAAGAAAGAGAAGATTGGTTAAATAGAAATCCTAGACACAACCCTCCTAAAAAAATGTGGGGTATTAATCTTGACTCCGCAGAAAAGGAAAACAAGCAAGCCCGTGCTCAACTTGAAGAGGAAGCTCGTCTCGCTCAGTATAAACCAACCTGCCCCGTATGCCATTGCCCCGATTTGGAGAAAATCTCTGGCTTCGACAAGACCGTGGACATAGCGGTTTGGGGCGTATGGTCGAGAAAGGCACATAAGCAGTTTAGATGTAAAGCGTGCGGATATGAATTTTAAAGGAGAATAAAAATGCTTCAAATAACAACAAACGGTGTCCCTCAGAAAGATTTTTGTCTTCATTCTCCTGCTAGTGTAGAATTCAACGGAAAGGAAGTTCGTGGACTAACAGCTTATTGGGATACTGGAAGCTCCGTATGCTGCATCGCAAGAGAAATTGCCAACAAACTTGGCTTGCCCATCATGCCAACTCAACAAGAAGTTAAGTCAATCACAAATTCTAAAATGGCTGACATTACCGTCTGCACATTAAAAATTGGCTATGGCGATGACATAATTCTTCCCGATACATTGTTTTGCGTTATGGACCCGGAAGATTTTGAATATGAACTTCTTATCGGACAAGATATTATAGGATATGGAGAACTACATACCAAATACAATCCAGCAATGGAACGAATTAGACTTGAGTTTGAGATTGACCCTTCTGTGATTCCAGACCCTGAGATTTAAGTATAGCCTTCCATTGTGAAAAAATTCGTTTCCGTTCTTTCTGAGTAAACGGAGGCATCTTCCGTACTCTTACGGAAACAATGTTAAAATCGTTCATTCAAACACCTCCGATACAAAAGAGAAATGAAATCATGGAAGAATATGTACGGTACTGCCCGATATGCGACAAATATTATTCAAGATTGGACTTGTTATGCGATTTTTGTCTACGAGACAACATCCCGCTAGATCAGTGGGAAAGCATGACAAAGAAAGAAAAAGAAGCATGGAAAAATAAGACGAAGCCTAGAAGAAATATCGATGAGCTTGATCCAGACTTCAAAAAAGACATACAAGCTAAAGCCACCGCTTTCGACGCTCAGTATCGTAAAGAGTTGGAGGAGAAAGAGCATCCGAAGTATGTGCCTAAATGTCCAACTTGTGGCTCGCCAGACCTTGAAAAGATCGGAACCGCTTCTAAAGTCTTAGATGTAGCATTCTGGGGCTTTGCCAGTGGAAAAGTGAAGAAAACTTTCCATTGCAAGAATTGTGGGTATGAGTGGTAAACCGTAGCTAACTAAAATGGCATAAATAAAACCCCTGCCGGACAAACCGGCAGGGGATAGTATTATGTACTAGAATCCTAATTTCGATCTTATGGTTTTAAGTTCGATTGAATCAAGTCTTGCGCCACCGCAAAGCAAACGCATATTTGAACACTCTGACAGTTCAACGGTTTGCAAAGAGTCGATCTTAACAAAAGATGGCTTCAAGAAGGGAGGATTGTAAGAATTCAGAATGTGGTTATGATAACTTCCGGCTTTCCATTCTTTGTTCTTGATAGTCGAAACATCAATAGTCTGGATGGAATTTTGCCCGACAGCCACAATAAGATATGGCCTGTCTTTATTTGGCATTTCACCATCCATATATGGAAGTCTTCCTAATAATCCTTGCCCTTCAACGTAACTCATATTAGTAAATCACCAAACTGCCTTCATCAAAATAGATGCTATACGCACGATCTTCTGCGTCATAAGCATACTCGCGCAATTGCTGTTTGACTTCATCGGTCATCGGAAAATTTTTATCATAATAGAAATCAACACCATTAAAAGAGATGCACTCGTCATCGCTTTGCTGGTTCTCACGATAAAGGTCAACGACTGTTTTTATACGGTTAAGTTGCTCCTGAGAAAGAGCTATGTCAACAACCGACTTACTCTGATCATGATAACCACTTGGTTCAAGCCCCGCATAATAAGCAGTACGCCAACAATCAAACTCATGATTTAATGCAGAGAGTTCTTTTGCACTAGCTTTTCCATAAATGCCGATTGCCAAATTAAGCGACTCTTTTTCGGAATCAGAAAATCGCGGAATAGGCTTTTCTCCACGCCGAATCGGAGCATAATCAGTATAAAACGGCTTTCGCACACTCTCGACCACACAGCCATTTTTGAATGCAAGAACTGCATCACTAAAAAGAGAAGTACCATTCTCGACATAATGAATCAGGTCGGCAAAGAAAAGCAGTTTTTGCAATTTCATATTACCAGTCTTGCTATTTGAAATCTCACTGCCATCATCTCGAATGAGATATTCAGCACATTCATACGCAGTTGCCATTACAAAACCACCTTTCTCTAATGTTTTATTAAGCGTATCACAAACATTGCCTAAAGTCAACCACAAATAGTAACGCCCGGCCTCTCAGTAGTAGGGAAGTCGGGCTTGTTTTATGATGATATCTTATTTAAGCTTTTCCAGAATCTCGTCTGCACTCACACCACTTGACAATAGCTTCTTGAGTACGTCCTCTGCTTCAGCTTTCTTTGCCGCCTCGGCAATTTTTGCGTCAGCATCAGCCTTTTTCTTTTCGAGCTTTACAATCTCTTTATTGATTTTCTTCAATTCAGCTTCCTTAGCTTTTTTCTCAGCATTCAGTGCAGCAATATTGGTGCTGAGTGCTGCGATTTCTTCAGTAATAGATTCTGCGGCAGTATTCTTTTCAGCAATCTGTGCAGCATAATCGATACCGTCAAGAACTTTTACTTTGTTCTTGCTTCCTTTAGGTCTAGCCATAATAAAACACCTCCGTATATTTTGGATACGCGATTGTACTTATATTATAGCCAGAATATCGTATGTAGTCAACGAATATTTTGTTTTCTCCTGTTTGTATCGCGCCAGAGAGTAGCGCGTCTCCTCGTTTCCACCTACTTCTTTAAGTCGTCTGGTTACGTCTGAGGCGGACTTCTGAACTTTCGTCCAGAATTGACTATCCTTCCAGTGGTTGCTCACTGACCCTTTTTAGTCGATGAACCTTCCACCCTCCTACATTATATAATAGGGGAGTGGATCGGCTGCTGACTGCCCATTGTAAACGCTACTTAGCACTCGACTATTACCATATTTTGACAATACGATAAAACCGAGCTTTTATCTCAGCATATAGCATCCATATCCTTGTTTCTATCTTTCGATTCCTACATTATATAAATATAACAATAGGCGATATGGCTCTTAGGGTTTCCCAGCACTCTAGGGGCTATTTTATTTTTACATGGTGCCGCATCCTATATTTTATACGCAACAAATATAAGAGGGCATATTAACTTTACCCGCACCATTCTTGAGCTTTCCGCTCATCTGCATTACAGACAACACGCCAGAGATGGCAGCTGTCAAAGTGGGTAATGCACCTGCAAATTTTACAGCACTATCTGCGCCGTCAACAAAAACTGTGGTAAGGCTTACAAAGAACTTCGGAATATCTGACTTCATCAAGTCCGTACTAAACTTCTGGAATGCAGAATCAAGCTGATTAAGCTTCGCCTGCAAGGAATCCATGTACGTCTGATTCTCACGCATTGCGCTACCGCTAGAATTAAGCGCCTGCTTCATAGCATCTTCAGCAACGCTAAAATTATTCAGCAGGGCAGATGTACTCTGACCTCCTCTCTTTCCAGAGATCAACTCAGTAATATTTGCCTGTGTTGTGTCAGACAGATCTTTCCAAACCTCAGAAAGTTCCTTCATAATCTGATAGGTTGATTTGAAGGTATTATCATCCTTCATAATATCAACACCAGCAAGTTGCTTCAACTCAGATCGAAGTTCGGATACAGAATTTGCCATCCCATCTGTTGCGATACCGGCATTTTCCGCATCTGTTTTTGAAGCACGAAGGTACATACTCAAAGTTTTTAGGTAAGTGCCACTCGTATCGGCATCCTGAAGTACACCATTCACAGCAGCCGCCAAACTAAGCGTCTCCTGATATGTATTTCCGGCGGCAGACATCGCAGCGGAACTTTTCTGCATGATAATTCCAAGGTCGTTCATACTGACTGGTTCGGTATTAGCGATTTGGTTCATACAGTCCAGAAGACGCTCTGCATCATCAGCAACCAACCCAAAACCTTGCATTGCAGAAATCAGGTAAGAGGAAGCAGTCGTTGCATTATCGATCTGGTCTCCAACATTAGCCATAAGAGCAGACACACGAGCGAGTTCTTCAGAATCTTTATCAGTGTATCCGAGGCGTTTCCAATCGGCTGTGCTACTCACAAGATCAGAGATATTCGCGCCAAGCTCACGAGCATTTGTTGCAGTTCTATCGAGATATTCATTCATCTCGTCGCCAGTCATTTTACTGACCTTTTTAAGCTCTGTTACAGCCGTGTCCAGTTCAAGAACATTATTATAAACCTCTCGCAGACCTTGTTTGACCATTGCAACGCCAGCCATAGCGATAGCAGTCTGAAAATGCTCTTTGAATAAACGAGACAGTTTTTGACCAAGAGTTTCTGTAGTTGCCCCACATCTGCTGGCCTCAACCTCAAGGTTTGATAGTCTTGCACTAAGATCAGTAACATTACCTTCACAGCCAGCAGCAGAAGATTTTATTCCGTTTAAACTATCAATTAGCCAAGAATATTTACTTTTATTTGCAATAGAGTCTTCTAACTTCGTTGCACGTTCATAAACACTCTTAAACTTCGTCATGTCAACATTGGCTTGATTTATATCTCTAAAATCAAATCCAAGTTCTTTTAAATGTTGACTTGTAGAATCAATAGTTGTATCAAGAGTCTTGCATTTTTTATCAAAGTCTTGAATTGCTTTCCCTGGTGTAGTATTCTCAATAGAAGCAAGCTGATCTCGCAACTCTTTTAACTTTCCAGAAGTTTTTCCAGTTCCATCTTCTCCATATAAATATTTTTTGATATTATCATTTTTATAGTTGGAGTTATTCTTAGAATAGTTTTCAAGAGACTGAATCTTTTTTTGATATTTTTCATACTCGGATTCTTGAGATGTGAGAATTTTTTTAAAATCATCTGCAATTTCTTGATTTTGTTTTTTTAGTTCTTTTGCAGCCGAATCAGCACCTTTTGCAGTATTCCTGTCAGCATTGAATTTTCCGGTTTTTTCGATATCCTCAAGCTTTAACTTCTGAGATTCCGTAATTACATCTTTTGTTTTTGTCTTGAGTTTATCCATCTCATCGTTGATTGCGCTCAATCTAGTCTGTACCGCTTTCAACTCAGATGATTTGTTTCCATTAGCAATTAACGATGCTTCATCCGCTTTTAACTTTGCTTGAAGATTTGCAAGGCTGAAAAGGCGAGAAATATCACTTTTTGAAGTATCTTGTGTTTTTGTAGAACCAGACTTTCCGGTATCAACCTTAACTGTCTGCTTTGCCGCAGATTGCATAGCTTTTTTAAGCTGTGCGGTTACTTTGCTCTGGTCGATCTTAACATCAAGTGTGACCTTTGGAGTTTTTAATTTTCCGCTCTTGACTACCTTATCAAGTGCATCATTTATATTACGGATGGTGTCGTTTTGATTTACTCCAAAAGCAATTTTTACTGGTTTTTCTTTATAATGCTCCTTAACAGAATTAAATTGCTTGTCTAATTCTTTTTTATTTGTGTCAATAATAACCTTGACCTTAATAGCTGTTACGGCAGAAGACTCTGTGCCAGTATTTTCTTTTTCATCCATACTGTTGGTCACCTCTCTTTTCCATTTTCAACAATTCCTTTCAAAATAAAAAAGAGAAGCGGCCAGCTTCTTCAAGCCAGCCTCCTCTCATTCAAATTTTCCAAATAAATTGTGGGATTACAATTCATGTAATGCGGTTCTTACGAGCATAGCTGCTTCAACTTGGACTTTTGAAATAAATGGACGCGCAGGACGCTTTGGTTTATTTTCCTTCGGTCGCCCCATTCGATTCCACTCTGCAATATCCATCCATAAACCATGCTCAATCCAATTAGCAAACATTGTTCCTTCTAAGGCTGCATTGTCTCCTTCTCGGAATGGCGTTTTGCACCATGATCCTTGCGGTCTTGCAATATCCTTTACCGTCATGGTTACAACATTATCGTCAGTAGTAACGCTACTTACGATATTTTTTTTGCCTTCGATTCCGTCAGATCGTCCACTCTTCGAGTGTACGTTTTCTACAATGCTCGCTTGTAGTCTCGTTTCAATTTCCGGCGCAACACCCTCAAGGATGTCTTGAACGCTGCTAACCACACCGGCCAGTAAATCATCAAAGTTTGTATACGAAGAAGCAAGACTTCCCATTCACTCCACCTCAAATCTCAAATCGATCCTTTGCAGACTGAATCTTTGTCGTATCCTTTTTGATGTAATACTTGTTGGTCACATCCGTGCCAGCATGGTTGAGCAGGGAAGAGACATCTTCCAGACTCATGCCCGCGTTCTTCAGCAGGGTAGCACCACTATGCCGGAAGTCATGCGGGTGCAGCGTGGGCTCATCAATCATCTCACCAATTTTCTTACACCAATCACCAGCGGTGCTTGAAGTAATCGGCATCCATGCACCATTGGTTTTCGTACCAACAAACACATAGCCGCCATCATCAATATCATGCTCGGTGCGGTATTCCTTCAGCTCTTTCAAAAGCTCAGAAACTTCCTTGCTGAACATCAAATCAACAATTTTTCCTTCCTTCTCCAGAACGTCATGCACCATACGGTTCTCATAGTCGATAGACTTCCAGAGCGTATTCCGCACAGCATTGACACGAGCCATCGTGGATAGCGAGAATAGTGCGTACAGACGTAGCGTCATCGCATTATCCTTCATGTGAACTGTGGTCGCAGATTCAACCAGAGTGTTCAGCTTCTCTCGCATCAGCTTAACCTCATCCGGCGTAAGGTATGTCTGCTTCACGACAGCCACGTCCTTGGTCGGTCGGTCAATGAACTCCATCGGATTCTCTTTGATGATTTTCTTCTTGCGAAGATACCGATACAGCGCAGAAATCGTACTCATGCGCCGCTTCATACGAGCAGAGTTATTTCCATGCTTCTTACAATAGAAAAGAAATTCTTCGATATCCTCTTCCTCAAGTTCCGTCACAGGAGCATTGCCCTGATTATCCAAAACATAAATCATCCACTGCTTGAAATCAGATTCATAATTGTAAACAGTAGACGAGCTGAGATCACGGATGCCCATATCAGTCTCGTATCTATCCCAGTATTTCAAAGACACTGGGTTAACATTCTTGAACTTCTCAGCATCCCATAACTTCAGCGGTTTACTTCTTGTAGCCATATTAAAATTCCCTCCAACCCACCTCTAAAAGTGTTTATTCCTTTTTATCTTTTGCCAGCACAGCAGAGATTTCCTGCTTGTTGTCCAGCAGGGCAGAAGTCACTTCAAAAAACTTTTCAACATCAAAGTCTTTCAAGTTGCCCTTCACATCATTCAAATAGTTCTCCATAAAGTCAACGAAGTTAGAAATGGGGTCAGGCTTCTTGATAATCTCATTGAGTTTGCCACAGAGACCCAGAACCAACCATTCCTTATGAGAACGATCAATCTGCTCGTGAACGGCCTTTTCCAGAGAATCATACTGATCCCAGAACGCAGAAGTATCACAACCAGCCTTGTCAATCTTGAAATTGAAAGACTCGTAAGCAATACGAGGCCACTCACTCTGCGGCTCGCTACGATAGTCATAATCTGCAAAATACTTCAGGACAGTCAACCGGAACACTACATCGAGCAGTGCGGGCTGATAATCACCATCGATAGTACATGCCTTGACTACTTCATCAAGAAACTCATTTCGCTCCTGAAAATTTAAAACCTTCATTTTATCTCCCTTTCGTCTGTGCTTGCTTTAATTTCTTTCGCTCTTTTCGAGCTTTTTTTAGGTCGTCGTAATCGACCCAGCCTCCATCAATTTTAGAGTACGTGATCCAGCGGTAGTCTACGTCAGGATAATGGAACCAGAACATCTTGCGCTTCATCAGCGCAACACTGTCAGCGAAACCCTTCGTATCAATTACCTGTTTACTGCCATCACTGTATGTAAGCTCATAGTCTGCCACATAATCGATTTTTCTTACAGCTACATCCTTGCCGTCCTTATCGACCCGGCGGAACGCTTCCTGTAATACAAAAGGAACCTGTTTACGGCACTCTACGATTTCACCGTTTTCCAGCCCAGGTAATACAATATCCCGATAGAACATCATCTCGGCACGGCTATCATAAACCACACCATCATAGGTTCTATCTGCTGGATTTTTGCTTACATTAAACTTTGTTCTGTTCTTTTTCTCCATAAAACCACCACGAAAAACGAAGGGGCGGTTATGCCCGCCCCTTACGATTTGATGTTTTCTTAACTACCGGCTTCACGGGCGTCTCATCCTTTACATCACTAGATGATTCATTTTCAGCCATTACAGGCTCATCCATAATCTCATGGAAAACATCACGAACAGCAGGGATAAAAGTTTCTACCTCGGCTTCCGTAACATTCTTATACTTGCGCATTAAAAGAGTAGTCAGGTCTGCCTTTGCAGTCTCTTTTGAAATAATTCCCTGACGATACTGATTTACGGCAGTCCACACAAGAAAGTGCGGCTCAGTGTCGCAAATCATTCGCCAAGGATTAAGACGCGCATCCTGCTCGCAATGCGGGCAAACCGGATATTCTTTTCCGCAAGTACGGCACCAATTCAGATTTGCCATTAGGCAGCTGCGGTCTCGATGCGGAACAGACGCTTATCGTCAGAGCAGTATTCCTGAGTTGCGCTGATCTTAACAGGGTGAGTCAGCTCATTATTCAGAGTCATGTCGATTGCGTTGTCCATCTTAGCGTTCGGGAAGATGATACGCATCAGCTTCTTGTTTGCCTTATCGCAGGGATTGTAGCAGAATGCCTCAATCACAAATTCGCCCTCGGTAGAGAACTTATCGGCGCTATCATTGATAGCAATGCCCTCCTCGCTCTCGTACTGATACTTCACAACAAAGCGGTCACCAGCCTTAAGACCTGCGCCGGTTGGCAGAGTAACCTCAGTGCCAGTAACAGAGAACTGAGATTCGGCGGTCTCGCCCAACTCAAAAGTCTTCAGTGCATTGCCCTGACCATCAACCAGATCAATGTACTTAAAGGGGGCATTTGCAACAGCAGCCTTGGGGGTGTGAGTCAGAGTCAGCTTCTTGCCATCAGCAGAAGTCAGATACTCAACAGTAGTAAAGACCTGCTTTGCCTCAGAAGAAGCAACCTCCTTCTTGGAACCCATCTGTTCTGCCAGTGCACCCAGATGCATCAGAGCATTAGACCAATCTGCCTCTGCAGTCTTGCTCTTGTCAAATGCCATGATGTTAACGCCCTGTGCATCCTGAGCATAAACAGTCTCGCCGCCCAGAGTCAACTTGAAATCCTTAATCTGATTCATGGTCCACAGACGCTTGCCATTCAGGTCATACTCGTGAATGCGATGAACGCGGTCAATAACGACCTCATTGAAATTAAAATCGCTCATAATATTCTTCCTTTCAATTTATTTGGATAAAATAAAAGAGCAAGGCCAATCAATCAACCTTGCTCGTCCAATCCAGTTGTGCTTTTGGAATCTTTCCAAATTCCACGGTGCCAGCGTAAACGCCATGCATCGTATTGTCGTAACTTTTTATTTGCTGAATCTTTCTTACATGATTCATAAATACACTCATAGGGTAATCCATAGCCTTGAAGTAATCCGCTTTAAAGCCAGATGAACACGCCATTGAGAGTACAAGCTCCGCAAGGTGTGGTTCATAATGCTTTATTTTCTGATACTCTAAGTTGTCTCTGGCTTCCTCTATCATTGCAATTCTTGTTGGTTCGTCAGCAGCAAATTCAGAATGCTTTTCAATTCCATTTGCGGCACATAGGTACTGAGAAATTGTTTCATACACCACATGGTCAATACGAGTGTCCGTAAGTCTGTTGTGCAAGACAATCTCACCACTTATGTTATCTTTCGCCATCATAAACCCAGAAGTATCCATATCGCCAAGCAAAATAGACATGTCCTGATTTTTATTGCCTATAAAAAGTTGCCGGAACATTTCAAAATCCGAAACCTTCTGCCAATCAACCCCAACAGAGTCAAGCTGTGCTTTATAATCGCTTGATGTAGAACAGAATAAGTAAACCAACTGAAAATACTTTTGCTCACCATAATCGATAATATCACCGACAGACGGCATGTGAATCGTAATTTTGTCATTGATTTTAAAATCTCTTCCATGCATCAAACTTGGCTCATACAGTTCTCGAAGTTCCATCAACCACACCCCACAAGGTCATCCAGATCCTGAGTCTTGAACGTCATGATTCTCACGCGATGGTGTAAATCCATGTTGTCCTCGATGTTAGATGTGATTTTAAGTTGCTTGATTCCAAAAATTGTACTGCCGTGTAGTTCTTTTTCCACAAGACCACTCAGATAATCAACTCGTGTTGCACCGCCATGACCAGAAGGCATCTTCATCAATGCCTGATTTACAATAACCCATACGGTCAGGGTGAAGTTCTCGTACCAATCATTGATGTTACTGCGGTCGGTCATGTTTACCTTGAAACAAATATAGCTATGTGCTGCTTCAATCGTGTCAGGGATATGAAAATAGGGGAAGATATAAGTATAAATTGCCTCATCTGGCTCTTCGATATCATCATTGCCCATCGCCTCAACAAGCCCTTCCGTATTGACCAGCTTCAAAGCTAATTTGTTTTTATAGTCCGTAATCAACTCACTCGTTGTCACAGTAGATTCACCACCTTGCACTCGATGAATGTACTTACCGTACCATCAGCATTTGTCAGAGAAATTTTTACAGTCGCGCCATCCATAATACTATTATTCAAAATACGAATTTTAAAAGTACCATCGTCAGCAACCTGCGTCTCAACGAATTCCTTGAATTCATCAAGGCATTTTGTACTCCATACAGAAGTCTCGGCAACTTCCTCACCAGCAATCGAAGTAAACACAGATGTGAACTTTTTCCAAGAGCCACCCACGCGGGCCTCAGCCTTGCCAGCATATTTAATAGTAGCTATAATCTGAGAATCCGTATCGGGCGTATCAGTCTTGTTGGGCTCAAAGTAGTCACAAATCATCTTCTCGGCATTGTCGGTCTTGCTGTTATACTGATCCTGCCGGATATTCAACACAAGGAACCCCTGTGTCTTACCATGCAGTTCGTAACGCTCTGTACTCTGATCAACAGAAGTCGTAACATACGTTTTCGGCTCGCCATTGATAATTTCCAACATAAAGCGCTTATCAAGATCAATCAGTGCAGTCTCGTCATCAAAAGGCATCTGCACCTTATACTCACGTTGACTCAATGAAGTCATAACAAGTTCCTTATTATTTGCGTAATAAGGCTTACTCAGCGTTGCCCAACGAGAGACAATTTCGCCAGTAATCGGATTCTGCCACTGAATCTGACGGTTACACAGCTCCATTTTGCCACGAAGAAAAATCTCATCATTTGGCTCGATTTCAGTGACCAGCCATTTACAGTTGTAACAGTCAACAATATCACCAAGATTCAAAGAATCACCGGGGTAAGCCCAGATCTTCTTTTCCTTAACAATACTATTACTACGGCTAACGACCAGCTTCTGGGGCAAACCATTTACTAGAGTGTTATCCTCATAGTCAACACTATCCTTGAAGTGTGTAGCGAAATCACGCTTTGCAAAAGCAATTTTGACATCCTTTTTGTTAGACATCTTTGCGGCACCGCCAACAGCTCGTGCCCTCGTATAAAAGTCCATCTATGTACCTCCTTACTCAGAGTAGGAAGCGTATGTATCATAGTCGATGGTTTTACGCTTACGGGTCGAGCGGTCTTTTGCCATATAATTGTCCAACATCGTCATATTCTCCTCATGGATGTCTTTCACAAGAGCACGAATACTCGCACGCTCATTCGCAGGGGAGAATACCTGTAAACTTGTAGGAAGGTCTTGTGCGCTGAATGCCTTTAGCTTTCCAAACTCTCGTTTGAAATGCTGCTCCAGCATCAGGTGTGCAAGCATATCAATTTCGTCGTATGTAAGGTCTGAATTGAATTCCTCTAACTCCGAATCATAATCATCAAAGCTGAAATTTTCTTCGGGCTCAATATTTCTGAAAACAACAGAAAGTGACTCCATCAAATAACTCTTCGCACGGTCATGTACAAGATCTCTTACCTCGTTCTCGTTCAGGTCAAAATACTGAAAGAAATTACTATCAGTCTCAACTAACTCGTAGAACTTGTCGTATACCTGTGAAAATGCGGTCACATTATCCCTCCAATCTTACTCGGCGGGAACGACCTCCGCCTTTTCTCCATCAGCCTTCTTGCGGCTACGCTTAGTAGTCTTCTCAACAGGAGTGTCCTGTGCCACAGGCTGTGCACCAGCCATCATAGCCTGCATCTGTGCCAGTGCTGCCTGCATCTGCTTCTGCATTTCAGCAAACTGGTTCTTTGCGGCCTCAAGCTCTGCCTGAACATCAGCAGGGGCAGACTTGGCTGCAGGCACAACAGACAGCTCACTGTTACGCTTGCCAGCACGAAGCTCCTTGTAACGCTCGTCAATCAGGCGCTTGACCTTAGTGGACAAGTCTTCACCGGCATTCGTCATGCGATAAAAACGACCACGAATACGCTCAAACTGAGCACCATCCTTAATATCAATCATTCGCTGAAGATTCTCGACAGTAGGATTCAGAATTGCGTCATCAATATCCTCAATAAACAGGACATTATCGCCCTTGATGCCAAGCGCATCAAACAACTCGCTCTGCTCTTCGGGACGGAATCGCAGAACACCATTCTTAAAAGCATTACAAACGCTATTCATATACTGAATCTCCTCCGGCGGAATGGGAATCACACAAGGATCTTCCACATTACCGGGCTCGAAAGTATAACCCTTACCGTTCAGTGACGAAATGGTAACCACGTTATCGTCGCAGTTCAGAACGTCAATAAACTTCTTTTCCATCACGGAACTCATAATTTGTCTCCTTTTCTATAAAAGCGGAGACTTTGCGGTCTCCGCCCAGATTTGTCTTTGGTAAAAAATTACTGCAGAACAATCTTAGCAACACGCTCGATATGATCAATGCTGTAGCCGAAGGTGAAGTCCTTGACCATCAGATGAATCTTCTCGTTATTGTTGTCGTGATCCTCGTAAGTATGAGTCTCACCCTTCATGTCAAGACGACCAATCTTGCCTGCGATGCCATAGATACGCTTATCCGGGATCAGCAGGGAACCATCACCCAGCTTCTTGGCAGAGCTAATACCAGTAATAGCAACACCATCGTAAGTCTTAACCAGACCATAACGGTTAAACTCGTCCTTAGCTGCGTCAGACAGATACTCAGCGTAGCCGGTCATACGACGCATCTTGGCACAGTACTTCATCAGGCTGACAGTGAAGGGATTACCACCATCGGCGTACTCATTCAGATACAGAGCCAGAGCGTCCATATCCTGCATAGTGGGCTCCTTGCCCTGTGCATCAATCTTCTGCTCGCCACCAGTGATAGCGTCATCAACCATGCTGAAGATGTCATAGAACATCTGGTTCTTCAGAGCCTCAGTCATAAATGTAGTCAGAGTTGCCACACTCTTCCAAGCATTGCGTCTTACATCCACAAAGCTAAGATCAGCCTCGATCTGCTTATTACGCCAGACGGGCTTAATGGTCTCGTAGTGCAGGTAAGACTTCGGCACGTTGCCGCCCTTAGCTGCATCATAAGCTTTCAGGGTGTTCTTAACAGTACGACCTGCCTCGTAATCATCAAACTCACCAACATTACCACGCTCAAACATGGAGTCCAGCAGCTCATCAGGTGCACCATACAGCTCATCAGTCACGGTGCGGTTAACAAACTGAGCAATCTCCTTGTTGGGGTCGCCCTTATCAATCAGCTCCTCAACATGAGCGCCAACAATCTCAGCAATCTCCTTGTCCTCGGCATCCATAGCGCGATTGTACTGAGTCTTCTCAGCAACTTCATAAACACGACCAGGCTGCTTCATCAGCTCGGCCACTTCAATATTCAGTGCCATAATTCATTTCCTTTCTCTTCGCGCAAAATAAAAGAGCTACCGTCAAAGACGATAGCCTTAGATTTCACGTATCATATTCAAGATTTTTCTCTCAATCAAGCAACAGTCTTTGCCTCGGGCAGCACACTGATCATAATCAGCTTGTGGCCGTTGTCGTCCATCACACCAGCAAACTCAAAACGAGAAGTGCCAGTGGTAGCAACCTGCCACTTACCGTCAGTATTAACCTCCAGCAGCTTGCCGATATTAGTGTCCTGTGCATCAGCAGCCTTGTACTGGTCAGTGCCATACAGTTCGCCAGCATACAGAGGAACACGCTTCACCAGCACACCTGCCTTAATCTCGGTGACCATCTTATCATAGTCATCAAAATTAGTCTGGCTTGCATAGATGCCCTCCGGGATAAACTCATGGGCAACCATCTCGATGCCCTCAGCTGTAGCTGCATCAGGGAACTTAACCTGACCAGCCTTGTGGTCAACCTGAACACCCATACCGGTGACCATATCGACCTTTGCGGCATAATTAGCGGGAATATTCTTCGCGCCGTTCACCATCAGTTCACGAATCATAATATTTTCCTTTCTCTCAAATGTTATTACTTACCCAAATATTCCCGCCATGCGTCACGCTTGTTAGCGTTAGTGGTGTTATACTTGGTTTCATTCAAATTCAGCTTGATACTCTCAGGCTTATGTACCTCAGATGTCTCAATCTTCTTTTCGGCAGGAGCCTTCTTAGCGGCTTCAACGCAACGCTCGGCAATCACACTCTTGATGCCGGTCTCATCCAGATTATCAATCAGACTTGCGTAGTTGCCACCCTCAGAAACCTCAGCTTCAGTAATCATCTTGCTGGAGAGTGCGTACTGACGCAGATCCTCCTTCTTCTGTGCAAGTTCTGCAGCCGCTTTTTCTGCCTCTGCCTTCTCTGCCTGATCCTTATATGGAGCCAGAGAAGCAACCTTTTCCTTTGCACTCTGCAACTCAGTATTTAAGCTTGCAATAGTGTTATTCAGCTCCGCAATCTTTGTGTTGACATCGGAAATAGAAACAGTCAAAGTGATACGCTGCGGCTCGCCAAGAGAAACCTCGTTGCCCTCAACGGTGTAAGAGAACATGATGTAATCCAAATCGTTCATACAACGACCGAATTTCTTACACCAGATAGTGTGATCTTCGGGGAACACTTCGGCTAGATACATATCTGAATTAAACTTCACAACAGCCTCATTCAGCTTCTCGTACAGGTCATGACCGGTCAAACTGGAAGTCTCAGTGGTAGACTCCGGCTCTGGCTCACCAGCAGGATCAGTACCGGTTTCAGGCTCAGTCGGGGGAGGGGTTTCACCACCTTCCTCGGAAGTCTGAACATCAGGCTCTGCCGGAGTGGTGGGCTCAGTGGTAGACTCAGTAGCCGTCTGCTCTGCCTGCTCAGTCTCGGTTGAATTCTCAACCTGTGCAGTCTGAGTCTCATTGTCCTTATTCAGTTCCAAATTTTTTGCCTCCTTTTCATTAAATTCTATATTTGAAATTTCTTTTGTGTCCTCGATATAGGCATTTGCCAATTCAAGACCAAAATCGGTTTCAGCGACTTCAAGCAGTTTAGAACACTTATATGCCGGTTCAACATTTGCACCAAGCAAACAATGTGCAGTAAACACGCCATCGTCAATAATTTTTGCCATGCGACCACCCACAATTCCCTTATGAGCTTTCAACACATCAATTTCCCAACTGGTATTTAACGTGCCGCTCTCAATACGGCGCAGAATCGTCGCACAAGCCTTTGGATATCGCTTCCAGATCTTACAAGAGGCAACAATAAAGTCGGTATCGTCAATTTTCTCGATACCGACCGATTGAAAGCTACCGAACGCATCAGTGTCAAATTCGGCAGTCTTGTATTCATTGCCATCAGCGTCTTTTCTTGTGACGACTTTCATATTGTGACCGGAAAAATCCAGTTCACCCTTTGGAGCTACGACCAACTTGCCAACAAGCGGGTTGCCAACCAGTGTACTCATCCAACTTTCAATGGTTTCACGGTTCAAAGCAACCTGATTCCCATTTACTGAGAAATCACAGATGACAAACTTGGCAAAATAGTGGTCTGGATGCTCCGTAATCTCAGAGCAACAGATGTTTCTACTATAGAAATACTCTTTACTCATCGTTCATCACCTCACTTACTATCTTCATTTCTCTGCTGGTCATAAATTTGTTTTTCAGTTTCCTCGCCCTTTGGACGACCTGTCTTTTTATCGCTATCGCCACCACCGGGATTACCGGTCGATGTATAAGAGGTCTGGCGAGCCACAAACACATCGTCATAACCTTCCTCGGTTTCAGCCTGACGCTTGCGTAGTTCGTCCTCAGCATGAAGTCCCATATACTCGTAAGCAGTCTTGTAAGAACAGTTCAAAGTGGTAAACAGGAACTGAGCAATCGCCTTCTTCATCTCCATACCCATCATTTCAGTAGTAGAGACCTTCACATCAGGGCAGTACATTGGGTCTACACCTGCATCTTCAAGGCGAATGCGATACCATCGCTTTAATACATCCTCAATCTGTTCCGCAATCTTACCGATATTTTTCATCAGCTGGTCAAGAGACACCTTTGCAGTTGAAACAGTCTGCTGACCATCGGTATTTAAAAAACTGATGCCCAAAGCAGCCATCTCCCGGTTGCGATACTGTTTAACAGTCTCTATATTTGTCATCTCAACCTTCGGCTCAACATACTTGATGTCCTTTACATAAGGAGCGGTCGTCACAAGCACGGTATTTTGCTTCCACGCACGCAACAGATTGTCGTGTGCCGTCACCTGTTCAGCAAAGCCCTTTTTATCGTTGTTTGGACCCATCAATGCAGGATCAAGCTGCTGCCAGATAATTTTCTTTGCCTTTGCTTTGGCATTCACACGGTCTGAAGTATCAAAAGTCTCAAGCATCAATGCCGGACGTAAGGCGCGGAACAGGGGAGAGACACCATATTTCTGCCCCATGTTGCCAATACGAATCACACCACAATGGTCAACATCCAATTTTGCGTATGTATCACCATTCTTAAACGCCTGATACACCTCATCTGGATAGTTGTTTTGAATCTCAGTCTCCTGATTTTCAAAGAATAGTGCTTTATTCTTCTTATCCTTCAACATAGACTTGCTTAAAGCTGATTTTAATTTAGACATATTGATAAGTACAACAGGCTGTCCATTTGACAAGTAATCACTGATTTCAGCAATACCAAGAGGGTAGTAGTCTACAATATAATTCTCATCCTTCTGACGCAGATATGTAATATAAGTACCTTCAGCGTAAGTCATCGGAATGGCAGTACGTAACAGACTTCGCACATTGATTTGTGTATTGAAATCATCAATCACTTCACGGGCATAGTTTACCTGTTTGGTTTTATTACGCTGCTCAGGAAACTGTGCAAAGCTACACTTGAACTCTGTATTGACATTTGCCTCAATTGCATCATAAGTAATACCAATCAGGTCATCCTTGTTAATGTAGTTACGGATAATTCCATTGACAGTCTGCACATTCGTCAGATTTGACTGTAACCCTCGTGCGAGTTCATCAATTCGGTCAACCGTCAGTGTCTCAGAGGAGGCTGAAATTTTCAGGTATGTGCTATACTGCTTATTTTCTGGATCATATGACGCAACTGCATTTCGAATGACGTTGTTCATCCTCTCTTCTGAAAGTTCATTCAAAGAGGTTATAACAACAGTACCATCATCTGTCTGTGAAGCAGTCACGACATCAAAATCTTCCTTTTTCTTTCTTGCCACATTTTCACCTCCTCTGCTTAGAAGTCAATATTAGAAATACAAATTGGCGGTGCAGTCATTACCTCCACCGCAGACTGGCGCACTTTATCCTTACGACGTAATTCATATAGACGATGAGCAAGCAAGATCGCAACATAGAACCTATCATCGTGGATTTTGTTAACAACATCGGGCGCTAAAGCATACGTTACAGTCGTGTTTTCAGAGTTTGTCGTTTTCTGAATACTTGTAATCTCGTTCTTCATCAAGTCGATGTTAACCCACGCAGTCTGTTCTTCTAAAGTGAGTTCATGCGTCTTCAAAATTTCTTGACCAGTTGATTTATCCAGGCCGTCTACTACCTGAACGTAATCTCCGCCGTTATATTCAAGAGGGAAGTGAATGACGCCAAGATTCATCAACTCAATAAATTCCTCAACCATGGCAGTACGGAATTTACGAGGACTAATTAGACGTAGCTTATCAACAGCATCTGGGTAACGGGCATCATATCCTTCATATAATTCATGATTTGCGTCGATAAAACCACGATGTTCCGCACCTGTTTTATCGGTCCAATTATTAAGCAAACCGTCCGCATATGTGGAAGTACCACCGCCGCCAGCGCCTTGGTCAATCATCAATCTATCAATGTACTCGTAATCAGGATTTTGACCATTGTAATGTAGAATCAACTCATGTAACTGCTCAAGCTGACGATTAGAATCGAGCTTGAATTTTTTCTCATTTGCAATATCAACCATGTTCACACAGTTGATAATATCTCCACACATGCCGTTTTCTGGATCGTTATAAATACGCATAACACCAACAATAGAGTTATCCATTGTGCGGGCAGGATCAAACGCAAGAATATACTGATAGCTCTTATCCCAATAAAGCTGTGGGATATACTTTCGCTCATTGCGACGAACCGTACCCCATTTGATGATCTGGTTTACGCCACCATCACGGCTTGGTCGATTATAATATTCACGCAACGCCTTCATTTTATTTGACTTTAGAGCTGCTTCAACTTTATCTCTCGTCAGCAGAGCCTTGTACGGCTTGCCGTTCATATAGACCTGAATTGCAACATCACAAATCATGTCACAAACAAAATAATCACGGTCACCGGCAATCATACGCTTTGCAAAGTTTTTATAATAACGATAGAACAGTTTATCCATCGTATCCTGACTCGAAGCATACACAAGTTGTGTAGGAACCTTGCGAGGCTGAGTTTCAGGGTTATAAGAATCATCCGTATCAGTCACAAAGTCAGTATTCTGAGTGGCAAAAGCTTCACAGACAACAATCAGTTCGTCAGAGCAAAACGCAGCCTCGTCAAAAAACACAAGAGTCGCACGACGGGATCGGTTGGAATCCGGGTTGGAGTTTAGCGTGTTAATGGAACTACCGTTGTAAAACTCAACAACATACCCGGCGGGATTATGACTAAAGCCACTCTTATTGGTTGCAGACTTTTTTGTTTCTTTCTCTGCAATATCTTGCAGACTACGGATAGACGCAGCTGTTTTACCAACACGAGTGACAATTTCTTCGATTTTATTAAAAGTTTCCTTACTCTGATCACCAACGCTACTTACGATGTAAATAGCTTGATTCTCATATAGGATAGCCTTTAGTAGAATGAAAACAGAACCTACAAAAGACTTACCAAAGTTTCGACTACATGCCCAAAGAACATGACTTGCATTCCAGCTTTGTTCCAGCATATATGCCTGAGCGTCAAATAGTTGGATACCCAATAAATCTCTGGCCGCAATAACAGGATTACGCCGATAGAACGCAATCGTTGCCGCATCACACTCATAAATCTTACGTTTTACCGCAGTGATAATAGGTGCTCTTTGTTTCATTCTCATACGGCATCACCATCCGTATCTTTTGCACTTGCATCAATACCGGCATCTTCCAACAGTTCCTTGAGCCGCTGATTCTCAATAAGAGACAGCCTGTATTTTTCCTTAGCGTCATCACTTTCTTTCTGGAACTTATCAATCAGTTCTCTCTGTGTATCGAAAATTTCCTGCATGTCATTTTCGTCAAAGAAAGCATTTTCCTTGATTGCCTTAACACTCATATCTGCCGCCCATTGAGTGCCTGGAGACCGTAACTGATCGTAGAAGTTTGCTTCTGCACCAGCAATATCCTTTTCCCGCATATCCTTCATCAAGAATGTAAGCGTATTACGTCCGGCATCCTTATTGGAACGGTTCTTGACAGAAATCTCGTTTTCCTTGGCAATTTTATCGTTGTTAGAAACCAACTTGACCTTAATATCATTAAAGCTCTTGATAGTGTCTGCTGAATTCATCGGGTCAAGCTGGGCAAGTCGGAAATCAATCTTACGAATTTGGCCGTTATTGATGACAACCTGAATAATCTGAGATAGTTTATAAGGATCGTCCTCAATACCATCTTCAAAATATTTAATAAGGTCACTAAACAAATAACGTCGGTCGTTTTCAGAGTGTCCTTCAAACGGGTCGTATCCGACAACCGAAATAACATCATCACGAGCTTGAATTTCAGCCTTTGACCACTTTTGTTCTTTTTCATCTCGAACATCCAGAGCATTCTTATTCAATTCACCATTCGTAAGAACGGTTGCAAATGTCTGAAATTGATACTGCCGACACGAGAGAGCTCTGGCGTACATTCCTGGTTTGCAAGAGCCTGAGTTCTGCACAATAGAATCATAAAGACTGTTATAGAATGGAAAATCCAACATATGACAGAGAATCATACATGCTGTACGTTCACTCTCATATCGTTTCGTGTACTCATCGAATAATTCATTGACACACTCTTTACAAAGAGTAGAGAACCCACCTCGATTTTTAAATAATTGAGAAAAACTATTTTTATAAAAATGTCCGGTGGGAGCTTCATATGAGTGTTCACAACGAGTACATTCCCATTTTTCCTTGGTAGGTATAGATGCATCGACGGAATCTAGTACCTTTTTCTTTCTCGGCATCAATACACCTCCAATCAAAATCAAAAATAAAAGCCGTAGAACGTGCGCACATTCCACGGCAAACAAAAGACACCCTCTAATGTGCTTGCGTAGCAGAGGCCAAGGGTCTTTCATTCACAAAAGACCCACCATGATACGCATCGTTGAGAGGCTTAGTGGGCTCAGGCGGCTCCGCCATTGTACGCTTCCATGAGAGGCGCGGCGGAGTCTTTATCATCTATATAGGTTTACTACGTCAGTAACGTACCTCACCCTGCCACCAAAGTAGCATAATAATCTTCAAATACCTGAGTTATGGAGGGAGTAGTAAAACCATAACTCAGGCTTGCAAAAGGAGAGATGCTGGGTGCAGCGGTTGGATTTGAACCAACGAATACACGGCTTATGAGGCCGGTGCCGTAGACCTGACTGGGCAACGCTGCGCTATATGATGCCTAAGTGTCTCAAGAAGTAGAAAGTCATGTGTACATCATGATTCTAAAACCCAGACTTCGGACTTGCTATATGTCGCGCTCATATAGCCATTTTCTTCGAGCTTGACAGGATTCGAACCTGCGCTGTATCCACGAATAAGCAATCTCGCTTCGTGCAGATGTCTGCTACCATCCGCTACGTTCAACCTCTTCGCATTACAAGCTCACAATAAAACCTACCTTTTAGCCGGTGGTAGGCGACCGGTATAATATAGGTCCTCCGGGAGAAGGACTGGCGCGGTCTCAGAGATTCGAACTCTGGCATCGGGTTTACCGACCTAACGGTTTTCAGGACCGTTCTCTTCAACCACTTGAGTAAGGCCGCACAACAAAAACAAGCATCCATCAACCATCTGAGCTAAGTTGAATTGTTCTCATGTTGATAAAACGCTTGTTTTAGACTTTTAAAGCTTCGCATTAACGTAGCGAAACACGAATAGCTTATCATTTCGTTCCACAGAACTACTTTGCATCCAACCATCCGTAGATTGAATTGGTCTAGGCGGTTGCAACTATTGACCGCACAGCTTGGAGCTGGTGGGGAGTCTCGAAATCCCGACTTCGACATTACAAGGGTCGCCCTCTACCTCTGAGTTACACCAGCATAAAACCCGTAGACGTCCGTCTACGGGCATAGAAAAGGAGACAACAAATGATGTCCCAAGCAGACCTTGCGGTCGTACTTCTTTTTTAATTCCCCGTTTAGTGGTAGGGGCTCACCGCTTTTTAATTTAGACGTACAATGTGCGTCTTATCTTCATTCAGCCTTCCGAATTTATCCTGATAAACCAGAATAAATCCTTCTCGCTGAGATGGTGTTAATTTTCCATCTGCGTAATCCATTTTTGACGTCTCACAACAACAGCCCTGCTCATAAATTACAGAATTACCGATATCATAATGACCTGTTTTATGAGTGTGTGCAATCACGATAGTATCAAAAAAATAATCATTATCCTTGAAATACCGATATGCCTTTTCTGCTGTTTTCAACATACCGCTAGAATAAGCAAGTGGATGCACAAAAATTGTTTCACAAACGAAACTAAACCAAGTATCGTTATAGACAATCTCAATACCACTATCCTTAAAAACATCAATCAGAGGGTCGTAATGAACCTTTGTATGAAGCTCCTTGTTGTAATGGTTAAAGCCATCAACAAAAATAAGTTCCAAAGATGTCTTTGGCATCAGTTCAAGCAAGTCTGTGTCCAGATTCTTAGCAAGATAATTCTGAAAACGTAAGTCATGATTACCATAATTGACAACAACCTTCTTAGGCTGAAGCATCTCAATCAAGTCAATCATATACTGACGTGCAATCAGAATTTCCTCCATTGGACTCTTACGATACACTTTATTAAAACGAGAAATGGCCTGCGCATCTACAAGATCTCCGTTTACCTGAAGAATATCAATTTTACCAGCGTACTCACTAAAAGTCTCAATGGGCTTCTGAAATGGAATATGTAGGTCGGAAATAGACAGAATGCAGGTTCCTACATTTCTATTAGATAAGGACTCCTGATACTGCATACCCGCACGGAATGCCTTAAAACGCTTGCGATATGCGCACTCACCAAAATTCTTACCAAATTCATCATTGAGCACTTTAGATGCGCCATCCCAAGTCAACTCTCTAGCCAGAACAGCATTCCCGATTCTTACAAAGAAGTCATCACTCGTTTCTTCTGGCCGTTTATTATAGCAACCCATTGGCATCAAGCCGGATCGCCCAGCAGCTCATCAGAAGTAGAAATATTGATGGTGACGCCCTCAATACCATCCCACTTTGCCAGAGCATCCTTTAGATTAAAGACGTTCTCGCCGTCCTTGGTGATCTCGGTGATAGTGCCCTCTGCAGTATCAATAATAGCGTTCTTAAAAACAACACTCTTTTTAGCAACCATAATTTTATTCTCCCTTATAAATCAAAATAATAAATCAAACTGGAAGTAAGTATGCAAATCCAGAGATCCATCCATGAATTAAATATTCTGATGTTTCTGGTACAAGCTCTTTTACGTCAAGAGAATCAACTTTATTGTATGGAATTCGAATCAACGGAATATTTCGTTTATCGCACCAAACATCCTTCTCAATGTCCATCCGCTGGCGTTCCTCTAATGAATTTGAGAAACTCCACCCTTTATAAAAATGCTGTTGCCCGTCAAACTCAATTAAATATCGATTATCAACGTAAAAGTCAAATCTATAATGTTTTCCAGTTTTCGAATTTACACAATCATCAAACGACTTTTCACGGGTATACTTAACTCCAAGTGAATCTAACAATTCTTTTATTTTTAACTCACCAACAGACCCGTGATTATGCCCACAACTTAAAGTTTGCCGTTGACGCAAATAACAGCTCGGTACATCAACTTCATTTCCACAATCACATTTACAATGCCATTTATAGCTTGAGCGAAATTTTTCGCCTGTACAATACATGGCGGTAAGCATACCAAACTTTTGACCAGTTAGATCAATTCTTTTGCTTTCCCACGTTGCTCTTATTTTGTCTTTATTGTAACAACCACAGGATTTCGTATTTCCTGTACGCAAACCATTTCCAGAAGTTGTAATGATTTTTCCACAATCACATCTACAAACCCATTTATTAGGGGCTTCTCCCTCGTCAATAACAACAAGACGCTCAAATCTACGACCAATCATGTTGTCTTTTGTATATTTCTTGTGGTGTACCAAAGCACATCCACACGAAAGTGACTCGCCACAAGTTAAAGAAGTAGATTTTACATCTCTTATAGTTCCACAATCACACTTACATGTAAGATATTGACGTTTTCCGTGACGTTCTCCGACTCCAATTACCGTCCAATGATTATATCTGTTTCCGATGTATGTTGACCAATCTTTCGTTTTAAACATGATTCGTTTTCTCCAACATATCTGCCCATTCACTAATCCATCCACGATGGTTATGTGTCAATTGACAAATTGCAACTCTGTCATGATTTTTAAAATGCTGAAGATAATCAACAAAACCACTATCATCTGGATTGTCGAGATCGCACTGCTTATCATGACCGATAACAATCAACTTACACGGACCTTCGCTTTGGTCACAGCGAGTAATAGTCTTCTTCAGGCTTTCAAAATCATAGTTTTGGCACTCATCCAAAATTACTACGCTATTATTCAAATTTGTACCACGAAGGAAAGTATGGGTCAGGCAAGTAATATAACCGGTTCCATTCTTCTGATTTACCATCGTTTCATCATTGATGACCTTATTAGGGTCAACACCACACTTAATCAAAGCCTGATAAAAAGGTTCAAAATATACTTCCGATTTCTGTGTCAGATCACCCGGAAGATATCCCTGACGCTTTTCACCGTAACTAGAAACAATATAAATCAGCTTATCAAAATAACCAGCCTGAACAAGTAAGTTTGCGGTTGCCGTAGCAATCAGTGTTTTTCCTGATCCGGCACGTGCGTCCACAAACACTACGTCAATATCTGGATTCCAGATAGCATCTCGAAATACCCGCTGTTCTTCGTCTAATGAGATTCCATAAAAACCATACTGGTCAGGGTCGGTAATTTTCTCCACAGGGGTATCATAAGAAACACGCTTCTTAGCCATATATTTACTCTCCCTTAATTGAACTCATCCACATCATCGCAAATCTTATCGACAATACCGTACTTGACCTGCTCATCAGCATCCAGATACCAATCCTTTGCCTGATTCTTGGTCATGGTCTTCTTATCAATGCTCGTATGAGCCATGATATACTCACGCATCTTTCGAACCTGCTTTTCATAATTTGCCATGGCCTCTTTCGACTGTTCAAAAGTACCAGAAGCACCGCCAGAGCCACTATGAATTAGAGCCATAGCATGAGGCAGGGTAAAGCGCTTCTGACCAGACAGAAGCATCACAAGAGCTGCGCTCATGGAAATACCAACATTGATCGTCCAAACAGGAGTCTTACTCAGCGCAACAACATCAATAAAGCTAAACATCGCATCCAGCTCGCCACCATAGCTGTAAATAAACAGCTTAATAGGCTTGCGCTGCTCAATAGGAGTATTCTTGTCGATACGGTTGTACTGCAGAATCTTTCGCTCAATTTCAATCAGAGATTGGTCAATCTCAAAGTCGATAAAGAAGATGCGATCCTTCTCGTCAACATAGAAGTTCATCATCTCAGGAGAAGGGAGACCACCACCATTCATCAGGTTTGTAATCTCCTCGGGCAGTTGAATTTCAAAATCCAAATTACTATACCTCGTTCTTTCAAAAATTAGTAGCGGGCGTTTCGCCTGGCCTGCTCAACAATTTCACGAGCTTCGATATTAAACGGAATCAGTTCAAGATATTTAACAGATTCCTCAATAAAGCGCTTATGACGAGTCTTTGCAATAAAAACATTTGGGTAAACCTTACGGATTTCCTTTGCTTCTGCTTTGGTAATTTCGATCATTTAGGTAATTACATCCCTTCAAAATAAAATAGGTAGGAAGAAAACAAGCGTCCTCGCTCTCTTCCTACCACAACTATCCCGCAATCGTTTTACGAAAATATGTAAAAATATAACGTATTTACGTTAAAATAATGCGTAAATGCACGATTTATAAATCAAACATTTTTCTATTTTGTACGGTTTTTTCAATGTTGATGCTTTTTGCGCACTTACGACAATATTTTTGCCTTCTGCCAGTACGCACAACTTTCTTCCCGCAACATTCGCACTTGATATATGGCTTGCCACAATACTGATTCCATTCGAGACCGATATTCTCGAAATCATCCACAAAAAGCTCCTGCGCGGAGTCTTCCTCGGCAATCAAGATATGGATGTTCAAATTGTCAATTTTCTTCAAACTTGCAAAACCAATGTAGCCAAGATTATGTAGCTCGCAAATCATCTCATTCTGTTTTTTGACGTTTACAGAGACGTTTGCCATCCTAAATATATCTCGTGTATCTTCCGTCACCCAATAGCTGTTTTTTTCATTTATAGCCACATGATATTTTGCAAGACACAATAGTGTCAACATCAAACGTTGCATTGGCTTTCCATCAAGAGCCTGGATCTTTTCGATTTCAGCCTTTGTAATGATGACACCATCAAGTTCAACAAGCTGCTTTCCTTTAGACGAGGCAATAGCTTGCTGAATCAAATCCTCGTCAAGAACCCTGTTATATCCATCCATATGAGAGAGGAGAAAGTCATCCAGCTTCTCTTTGACCTGTTCTTTCTGGTATCCTTTAGAAAAATACAGCTTCGCAATATAATGTAAAGCGTGCCCGGCGGTTCTCCACGTCACATCTTCTCTTAGTAAATCTTCTGCATATTCACGCTCATTCAGCACTACTACCATCGACATCCTCCTTTTCGCTCTCACTCATATCAACAATCACATCCTTATAATGCTCTCCACAGTATTCAATGTCGCCGTCATCCTGTTTTACAAGAGTATGTACCTTATTTTCGTTCTTCTCCAATAGTCTCTTAATAATCACATCAGGGAAGAGAGCCCATACAATAGATACACTAGACGAATTCTTCTTGCACATATCAAAAAGAATGTCACAAAGCACGTTATCGTCAGAGCACTTCTCGTGCAGGTGCCTGAGCATACTCTCGTTATACATTGCCAATTTCTCAGTGCGATTTGCGCCAGTCTCCTTGTTTTTCATGGCAGAGTTGTCGATAACAGAATTGCCACTGGCATATTTCAAGTAATCTTCGAAGACTGGGCGAATGCCGTAATACTGAGAATTCTTATAGGCTTCGCCAGACTTCAGCAAGTCATAATCAAAGACACGATGAATTTTAAGCTCGGCCATGTGTTTCTCCATCTCGTCCTCAACAATCCAGCACAGTCTATTCATTGTGCAGGAATTAACTCCGACAGGCATCCGATACAGATAATACTGGATGACCACCTCGTCATACTCATCCTTGACTTCCTTCTGCATAATTTCATCCAAACCAGCGTAACCCTCCCATTCAATACGCTTACGTGCTGCGGCTACATACTTTTTGTAATCTCGCATCTGAGCAGGGTAAATGTAGCTCATGAAGTACGGCTTGCGGTGAGCACAAATACGCGCCCAGAACTTTTTGTCCTCAATGGTATCTGGATTGTCGTCTTCGTTAATTGTACAAGCTTTTGGGTCGTACCAATATTTTGGCATAGGAGTACATTCAATTCCTTTGATTCTATCTCCTTAATACCCTCGGTTTCCCGATATTTTAATAGGGGAGTAGACTATATCATGACCTCATAAGAGGTCCACGGCACTTCCACAGACTGCGAATTTCACGCAGCGGTACAGACTTCATAACCATACTTTCGCTTAGGTCGTATGTCTTAGTCGTTTGACCTTCCTTGCTGTTTCCAACAAAGCTTGGCACAGGGTTACCTAAACAGCTTTCCCTGTTAGCACTCTAATAGAGCACACCCGGCAATTACCGGTTCACCGTGTTTTCATCTTGATGTCACCATCAAGAGGCACTAATAGTTTTAATGCAATTTTGTTGATCTTTAATACCCTCGGTTTCCCGATATTTATTAGGGGAATAGAGCACATCATCATCTTGTGTAAACAAGAGTAGGGCACTTAAATTTAAGATTTTCACTTAAATCATATGAATTTCATAATCTCATATAGAGATCGTATATTCTGCTCGTTGCACCTTCAAGACTGTTACCAGTCAAGCTTGGCACAGGATTACCATATATTGCTTAAACCTTATCAAATATACTTCCAAGTACGCTTGTTAATAATTTGCTGCATTGTGCAGTAAGCGACATTATACTCCGCAGCAAGATTTGTAATAGTTGCACCGTTTTTATAAGCTTCACGCGCAGACAAGACTTTCTCCTTCGTCATCTTCTTGGCGTGCAACTCTGATTTTCCGACTGTTGCATCATGCATTTTCTTGCGATATGCATCATCAAGCCATTGGCGTTTAGCAGATTTTACTCGTGCATCTCTAAACGACTTGTCTTTCCATTGCTCTTTTGTATGTTCAGACATAAGTTTCTTTGTTTCATCGGAAACAAATTTTCCCTTATTTGCTTTAGAAATTTTATCGCCAAATTCTTTGGTTGCAGTATACCCTATCTTCCCGCCATCAAACACATTGTAGCACTTCCCAGATAAACGTGCTTCTTCAATATATTCCTTTTCCAAGATGTCGTTATCACTGGAATCTGTATATTCAAGAACATCAAAGTCGAATGCCTCTGGCCCGTACTTGTCATAGTCGGATTGCATATAAGGATTGCGACCTTTTCCTTTTCGTAAAGAATTGATATGTTCACCGACACGTCGATAAAGATTGATGCTTTGACCAATATAAACAAATCCATTCTCATTACAAGTGATTTTATAAATACCACTCTTAAAACGATATTCTTTCTTTCTCTTTAACATATTTCCCTCCTTCCTTGAAAATATATTTTATGTTTAAGCAATACTTAGGCTTCCCTGTTAGCTAAATCTAAAAGATTTAACACCTCACATTTGTGAGTTCACCCTATTTTTCATATACGTTACCGTATAAGGTTGCGTCATTTTCACAACTGACCACATTTGATTCTGTAGTCTATTTCTTTATACTCTCTACTCTCTGGCTCGAATTTACTTTGCACGTCAAACATTGTGGTGATTCGATTCGTCACCTTACCAATGTCATCACCAAATCCATTGATATTTGACTCAATAAAATCCTGCTCTGTCGGTACTTTTTTCTCACCCTTCTTTTGGGCGCATAATGCAACCGTTTCATCTCGCCACTTGCTTACAAGCACACGATTGTCGGTAGAAAATATCAGATCAGCGTCAAAATCGCACCCGTCGAGCGCAGCACAGGTATTATCCCATGCATTCAAAATAGTCACCGTCTTCATGTAACGATACCAAATTTTGCAATCATCACTCGAATTTAAATCTAAGCATCGAATGTTTGCCATCTGACTCATAGGCGCTCTAAAGCAAGCCACTCGCTTAACATCTCTATCATTCCAAAAACGGCTGTAAACCTCACCGGCCTTTAACAGTCCAGTGACTTCCATTCCAAAGATGGATTGGCAAAGCGCATATGGATCTCCGCTCGCTACTTGGAAATTACCTCTAACTTTGACTACACCCGTTTTTGCTTGCGAAATCCGTTTCTTAATAAAGTACCGGATTCGATTCTGAACGTATGGATCTTTAATCATTTCCGGCTCAATCATAAGAGCCTTAATATAGTCGTTTTCCAGACTGTTTATGTAATTCGGGTCATCTCGCATACCGCTTCCGCGTAAGTACAGCAACGCATCACGCCAGTCGCCGCCCATGACACCCTTGATCTCATCTAAAGTCGGCTTGACCAATTCTCTAATCTCATCGTTCGTAAGCTGATAGCTTTGAATGAATTGATAATTCAAATTGCGTTCCTCATCGAGTTCCAACTCGCAGGTTTTCGTTACAGAGAAGTGGTAATGGTTTTCTCGACAGTTCTCAAAGTAGTCATCGCAATCATGATAGCTGTCCCAGAGTTTTAACATGGATGTGGTTAGTATCATTTGAACACGGTTAATATCCTTGTAATCGCCCCAAGCGTCCTTCACCATATTCTTTTTCGCAATCTTCTTAGCAAACTCACGGAAAGGGAAGGGAAATAACATACCCTTGCAGAAAGCATTCCGCACACAGAAACCAGATGCTGTAAATGGCAGCTTTAAATCTTCGCTCCACTGTTGAGCAAGGTCGTAACTGATGAGTCCAAAGCCATCGCTGGCGCATAATTCACAGTCATGTTCCATATCCTCGACCATCGTAGGTTCACCGGACACTCCATCGTCCAGAACGATTACATGGTCTTTGAAATGAGTGAAACAATCGTCTACGACAAGCACACCATCTGGATCAGTGACCGGAATGGACGCAGAGCAGGCGAGCGCCCGATATGCTTCTAACTTTGCCGGAATAAACTCCATTCCCTTGTTACGGCCATTATCGATTCGTTTGCGAATCTCATAAATAAGACGGTCGCTCACAAACACAATCGTACTATTCTTAACACCACCGGTGGTTCCAACCAAACGACGATACGTAATTCCATTGATTTTAAACCCCTTGGAAGAACATGCCCGGCGGTAGTCGTTCTTCTTGTCAACCACCAGACACATATAATCCGGCTTGAACTGAACTGCATCAAGCTCAGTATACAACCTCCGAATCTCCCGGCGGTTCTCTAAGCAAGAGGGTTCATTCCGCAGCATCTTGATTCTACGCTTGATACTCCGTGCCTTAGCCTCTGCATCTGTAACACCATTCAACTCATCAATCCATCGTAGAACAGTGCTATCAGCCAGCGAGATGATTTCGTGGTTTCGTCTGGCCTCATCCAATGGTAAGGTCAAATCCCATTTTGCTTCAACCAGACGCTTCGTATGGATCTTAAAAACAAACTTCTGGCAAGTTTGCTGCTTTGCCATTCGGCAGTCACCTCCGTATTCCTCTAAAACATATCCTGTATTGTATAGCTATAAAGAAAAATATAAGATAGGCTTTTACAGATAGCAACTCTCGCTATCTTCCATAGCCTTGAGCCAAAGTCGTTCACGCTTCTGATAGAGCTCATCCAGCATATCATCAGCAGCCTCATACTCGCTGTGCGTCGGGCTATTGCTATTCATGTCACGCACAAGCTGCTTAATCTCTGCGTCAACATCCTCGTAAGTACGCATCGTCCATCAACCTCAATAATCTTTAACCTTAACCGTCTGCTCGTCCATAATAGCACCGCAGGCACCGCAGAACAGTGTACAGTCAATTCCAGTAGAGTTATGACAACTAGAACACTCACAATACAGTGATTCTCCAAAATCCGCCTCATGTTCAATCCAATGAGCGTGAACTACTCGACGGAACTCACCGCCAGAAGATATCTCTTCTTCAAGAATGCGCTTTGTGTATTGCATTGCCATATCGCACCACAAATCATCAATAGACTTTGCATTACCTCTGGCCTTAGGACGAGCGATGGCACTATCGAGGACGCCAATCAATCGTGTTGCATTTACAAACTTATCCATCACTTAACCTCCTCAACAACCCGGTGAATCGTCTCATCGATATGTTCAAGCTCTGCCAGCAAAACATCCACGGTATCAGCATCACTTTCGGGAATATTTAAATCCTTAATCTTATGTAAAGCCCATTCAAGGTTCGGGTAATATCCGACCGTAACCTCCTTTACGCCGGGGCCCATCTTACCAGTCTTTGGATTCTTGCCAGCTGGCCGCTGCTCAACGATAACAAGATTCCGCTCGTCACAGTTTTTAATAATGTATTTACCAATCTGGATACGCATCTCTTAATCTCCTTCTTTAACCAAATTCATACAATCAATATATTTATCATAGATTCGTTTTGCGAGTTCTCCATCAACATGGCTTATATCGCTAGTTTCATTATTTTTAATTATGCAAGAATACAATACAATAGGAGACTCAATCAAAATATGACCATATTTATCGTAAACGTCATAACGACGGTCAAGTTCTGTTGCAATTTGATTAACAGAATACTCTCCACTAAGCAGTTTTGAGAGTTCAAGATTTAGTAGCTCCGAAGCATTTTCACAAATATCCTTTTCACTCATGTGTATTCTCTCTTTTAATATGTATTTATATTTCAAATAGGAGCCAAACAGACTCTTATTTAATTCTCATTCAAACGGCTGGCCTCAAATGCAGCCACATCGTTCATGAAATCATTGATATGTAAATACTTGTCAGCCTTCCGCGCAATCTTAGGCTTAAACTCTTGACACTTGCATCGCACCTCATCACAAGTAGTGAAACACGGGATCTCATACTGGCATTTTGTGCAGACATGCTTCTTGTGGAATTCTGGTAAGCGGCCAGCAGCTTGGTAATACTCATAAGTTACCTTTAAATCAATCCAATAGGGGTTATCAAAATTCATTATGCTTAACCTTCTTTCAAATCTCACCAATTAAATCATCAATATTAAGACCACAATCCAACACATTGCGGCCAGCTTTCTTATTACTTTTTTCTGCCATCTTGTCCGCCAACACCTTATCGACAATATCTGCTTCAAAATTCATAACGCATTCTACATTTACGTTATCACGAGCTGCCATTCTCGCATTCGCCTCAGCCACAAGTCGAGCCATAAGTTCTGCATCCGCAGATTCTTTATCCGCATCCTGCATAATTTGCTCATATTGCTCTTCAGTCAAACCGCTTCCAGCCAAGAAGTTGTCGATATACAGTTTTTCAATAATCTTGCACCCATGGTCTTTTTGGTTCAAGGTAACCAGTAGCTGGTCGGTAGACTGACGAATTGTGTTGTCAACCATATCTACCACCTGCTTGTTAGTCAACTTGACTTTTTTATATTCAAATTCCTTTCGGATTTTTTTTTCAATTTTATTATTGCCACCCCATGGCTTCTGCTCTTCCAGTCTCCGCTCAACATCTTCGTGTTCCTGAACTCTTGTTGCCACGATGACTTCCTTATTAAAGATCATTGAAGACAACAAGCCGTCACAGACAATCGTATTAAGCTTTACCATCATCTGTACAGCAAGTTCTACATCTGCTGGGTCAATCTTTCCAAACCTGCGGGCAAATAGATTCATTGTTTTTGGTTCAACAACAATTCTATAAACCTTTTGAATGGTACTATACGTTTGCTCTTTTTCAAATTCCTCTCTAAGCTTTGGGTTCAGCTTACGATAAAAATCTCTCATCCGACCAGTTTGCCAAAGATCCCGTTCAGTTGCCGGAGTTCTACCATCAGACAATGTGTAATCTTTTAGTACTTCAGCCTTCAATCGCATGTATGTCAGATTCTGTTTATCAGTTAATGGGGTTATGACAGCACGACCATCGACGTAATTAACAAATGCCCTTGTCTCCTCATAATCCAACGCATCGTTTACCTTTAAACCATGCAGGGCACTATCTAGCCAAGTTTTCAATTTGACACTTCCGACCATTTTCCGAAACGCCTCGGCAACAACCTCATCATCTTCCGTCTCGGCATTCCGTCCCCACCATCGGTAATCACGTCCAACCATTCCACAGGTCTCCCAGATGTCTTTTTTCTCCCATAGTAGTTTAATGCCGTCACATGGTTGCGACTGACAAAGAGCGTTGAAGTGGTAGACAAGCAATTTCTGAATAAGGTCAATAAACTTTCTATTACCGCCAACTGGCTTTGCCGGAAGTATCTCATCCTCTGGCCGTATACTTTTTATAATGATTTGCCGACCAGCCTTCTTTAGAACCACGAATCTGTCCAGTTCTTCTAAAAATGCAGGGCGACTATTTCCTGTAATTGGTTTACCTTTATCGTCAAGAACTTCGAGACATCTTGCAAGCTCAGAAAAGTTCTTGAAAATCTGACCAGCAGATAATTTTGAAATCATATCAGGTGTCACTTCATATGCTTTAGCCATATATTACCTCCTGTTTTTGTACATCAAACCTTATATTATATAATGTGTAATACCAGTTTTGATGTACAAAATTCATAATTTGTTAATATTTAGTTGTACTTTGAATTCTGTAAGGTTTTATCCAATTTAATCTTTCTCACAAAATATCTCTTAATGGTTTACTCGACTTGAAGCTATGGCGCGTAAGCGACATAGATTCAATTTGAGTAAACCTACGAGCGTCCGCAGACGCGAGATCCCTCTCCGCGCCCTGTCTGGAAGACTACTATAAACACCCACCACAATCAGCCCTTTTCCGTATCCTGTGTTGTATAGCTATCTACACTCATTATACCATGAGATTGCCAAAAATTCAATAGCTATCTAATACAGGATACTAATATTTCTAGCGCCTATTATAATAAGGTATGGTTCTGGGAGGTATTGTTCTCTATGAAGGACATCCAGGTGCTTCATGTATTTTGTGTAAGCTGCCAGAGGCTACGATCATGCTCCTTAGAGGTCTTTAGAGTCTCTGAGAGTACTGCTTAGATGCCAGATCAGTCCATTTATAGTGATAGTGGAGTACAGATGGGTACAAATAAGTACTTTATGCTCCGAAGAATGGTCATTTTCTGTACATTTCTGGTACACATCGGGAAAACCCGCATGAAACCTAGCTTTTTAGGCTTTATAGGGTCAAAAAGGAACAAAATAAGTGGTAAAAAGGCACAAATAAAAAGAAAAACTAACCAAAATATAACGAAAATACGTTAAATTCTAGCTAGTTACCGAATGGTCTACCGATTGGAAAATAGCGATTTTAAGCCATTTTTAGGTATTTTGGGTGGAAAATGAGTGATCTATGGGTGTATATAGGAGAGGGTATAGGAGTATATTTTGGGATGATTTTGCCAGGGAAAAGTGTACCCGGGGAGGGAATAGGGTAGGTTAGAAAGGTGTCAAAAAATTATTTATTGACAAATTGAGAAGGATAAAAAGTAGTAATGTTGGCTGCCAATAAGAGGTGTATTTTATGGAATTATTGAGATTATTAGGAATTAAAAATAAATAAAATATTGCGATAAATCGTTATTTCTTGATTATGAATAAGAAAGATGTACTGGGGGCTCGGCTTGTTGCCTGGAACGTCCCAAAAATGAAAAGTCCGCCCCCATAACTTGAGTGCTGGAAAAGATAAAAAAGCGGCACTCAACAGGGCAAGGGCAAGGCGGAATTTTGGCGCGTTTGTGCTATCTGATACAGGTAAAAACAAAAACTAAAAAGTTTTAACTATTTCAGCCGGGAATTGAATTTGCAAATTAGTTGCGTTTTTGTGTTCGATATCAAAATGATATCAAATGTTGCACAGGTAACATTTTGTAAAGTGATTTTACTTTACACCTACTTTATTCCGCCTATATTGTAATAATATTATTATTCCATATCGCGCACGCGCACGCACCCATCCGGGACTCTAATAGGTACACAAAAATCCATTTGTTGCATACGCAACATTTTACGGTTTAACCGCTTGACTTTTACGGTTTAACCGGCTATAATAGTGCCATGCTTAAGGGCAACGCCGAAAAGCGGAAAACATGATGGTTCTGGAAAACCGGAAAATTCCAGTTTCCACTTTTTGACGTTTTACCGTTTGAGCGGTTCAAAAATAGGGCTTGACAAAACGGTTAAACCGTGATACAATACAGTCAAGCTCAAGGGCGAAAGTCCAAAAGCGAAACCTAGTTTCCATAGCACATTGACAAGTCAAGATTTCTGATTTTAGCCTGTTTGGTTTAACTCTTGTTTAATTACAAGAAAAATCATACAACAAAAGTCAAGATTAGAAGTCTACCATATCGGCAAACATTTACTTGTTTTGTCGGTTTGGTGCGACAAGTCACAAAAAAATCGTACATTGAATTTTGATAACACTATCTTTGCGGTAGGGGCGGAAACGCATAGCCAAAAGCAAGAAAAGCGCATATTGGCAAACAAGATGTTTTAGACGCAAGTCTTTCACTGGTCCCTAGGTAAACTATACCTAAGAGGATCAGCAAGGATGGTCAACAGTATGCACCTTGTATCAAAAGCGTACTGTACCACAACGACAGACAGTAGTTTGTCGCAAGTACGATCATACACACAATTATAGCACAACAAAGGAGATAATACTATGTCTAACCTGTCTAACGTCTGTCTGTCCATCCGTAGCTCTAACAACAAGACTTCTATCGCAAGGGGCTATGCAAGCAACGGCAAAGCTCTTGTTAGCTTTACCAACAAGGGCGGTGTTAATACGCTCAAGGCATACCCTAAAGCCGATAAAGTACCGTCTTATCTGCTGATGGACGAAAAAGAGTATACGGCATACGGCAACGCAATCAAGTACGTTTACAATTCCGCTTGCCACGTCAACGCAAGCACTACCAACAAAGAGGACGAAAGCATCATCAAGGTTTATACCACCGATTTCCATTCTTGCCTGTCTGATCTCGCAATCATCGTTTTTGGCGATACGTTCTCTATGCAAGAGTATCCCTCTTTTGGCACAGAAGTCCTTGCAATGGCAAAGACTTACCTTACCACCACTATGGATGGTGACGTTTCCCCGGCAAATCTTCCGATCAATCGTTTCGTCAAGGCTCTTGAACCTATGCTTTTGAGCGTAGCAGCACACAGCGTTTTCCTGAAAGACTATGAGCGGGATTATAACCTTGCTTGCAAGCGTTGCAATTCCCGTATCAACAAGGCAACGGCACAGCTTGATAAAGCACAGGCAGAGTATGATAAGGCACTGTCTGAACTGGATAAGGCAAAAGAGCAGATTGTCAAAGACAAGAGTGACAGCACTATCAAAGCATCTACTAAGAAAACCCATGAAAACAATCTTGACAAGGCTCAGAAAGAATTTGATGCAAAAAAGAGCGTCCTTGACACCATCAAGAACACTATTGACACATGGAAGATTAAGCTGGCTGATGCTGAAAAGACTTACAAGGCAGCAAAAGCGGCAGACTCTGAGAACTCTTAAAGTCAAACCCAAGAAGTTAGTCTAAACATACCAAAATGCAATACATAATACGCCTGACGACTAGAGGTACAGGGGAAGAAGTAACCTCTACCAACGGCAAAACGCCGTCACAAGATACCATGAAAGAGGTGAAATATCTTGAAATCCTATCAGAATACGATGGGAGAAGTGCGTCAGAACACTTCTGGGCACTCTATCATCTATAACGGCACAGAAGTCAAAGAGTTTGATCTTTACGGCACATTTGACAGCGTTGTGTTCGTCAGTCGTCCGTTTATCGCAATGAAAACAGGCTTTATGCCTATGTACATCAAAACGTCTATGGGATGGACTTCTATCCATCCTTACAAGATTGTTGACTTCCTTAAAGAAGCATACCACGCAAGAAGTGTTTCCCTTTATGACTGGAATGCCTATCAGCAGAGCAAGAAAGAAAAGCGTCTTGTAATGGAAAAGGCAAAACAGCAGCAGAGCGAAACAGCTTTTCTCAGAGCGTCACAAGCTAATGCAGAAGGATCTTTGCGCTATCATAAGAGCAAGAAACGGCTGGATGACCGTTATAATGAAGTCGGTAAACCGATCCAGAAGAAACGTTCTCAGCGTGTCGTGTTTGGTTCTAATGAATACGTTACTGTTTCCGGCTGGATTTATGGCAGAACAATCTCGATGAATAATCACAGCTTTACCATGAACGAAAAAGTTTCGTATTATATGGACGGCACTGGATGCTGTGCCCGTGATTTCGATAACAGAGATATGCGCCCTTTGAATGACGTGTTTCCTGTGAAATCTGGCAAGAAAGCAAGGTGATAACTTTGAGTTTGACAGCAATTCGTCAGAATGATATAATTGTACCATCAAGAAAAGGCGGTGCAATTATGGCAAATCGTGATTATAAAAAAGAATATCAGCAGAGCAAAGATAAGGCAAAACTGATTGGTCTAAAAGTTGATGCTGATTTCTTTGATGCTTTTACCGCTAAGGCAGAGCTAAACGGAACAAATAAGAATGCGATTCTAAAAGCCTGTGCAGAAGCGTACACTTATGGAAATCTCATCATTGATGAGAATGGAAAACCTCAGATTGTTGGCTAACCACAATAACCCCGGCAACAAACGTCTTGTGAATTCATCGCAAGGCGTTTTCTTTATGCTCAAAATTGTATAATTGTGCAATATTATGCAAAATATGCAAAATGAAAACACGTCAGAAACACACAATAAAAGAGGAGATTTAACTATGTATAACATCAACAATAGCTTTACTTACAGCGATCTTTTCCCGGCAAAGGCAGCAAAGAAGGTCTTTGACGCTGGCGATTTCACCAACGATGAATTCAGCTTTGCCTTCTTTAGTGGTAAGTGGTCTTACCGTCAGAATGGAATTAACCGTTGGTTTGAGCTGTAAGCGATAAAACCTCACATTTAAAAAACGCTAATTGTAAAATTGTAATTGACAGAAAGAATATCTTTTGCGGTTCATATACCGTGGAAGAGCTGTAAACAATAAATGCCGTGAAGTTAGTGGGCACGGGGCAGAAAGATCCCACTACCAACCCAATAGGGTACGCAATAGCGCAAGAAATCAATCAAAAGGAGTGTAAACAGTATAATGAACGCTAACATTATTTTTAAGACCGTTTGTAACGGTCACATGATCACCGTATATAGTTACCACGGGTATAAGTCCGTATACGTCTCAAATGAGGTTTGGGACGAAAGGGGCCTGTTTGACCTGGCCGCATTTCGCGATTGCGACGGTTATCCCGTCGAACGTGGTTTCAGCAATGCAGCAGACGCGCTTCACTACGCACGGTTGTGCGTGGTAAACGCGAAGAAGCCGTTTGAATTTTGAAAAGAAAGGAGTGTGAAAAATGGATTACTTTAGCGCAAAAGAAATGCTCGTTATTGGCATTGTGATCGGTCTGTCTTTGGCGGCAACGTTTGCTGTTTTTATTGATGACATTAAGCACAAGTTCTGATTTTATCTTATAAAGGAGAAATATTATGAAAGTTGTCGAGTTTATTAACCGTCTGAACCAGATCGGCTACGACGAGGACACGGAGCTTGTCTTTGGTGCCTATGATAAGACTGGGTTTCGTGATTGGCACGAATTGGGAAATCCTGTTATTACCAGGGGCTTTGATCTTCTTGATAACGGAGATATGGGCGAATTTGTCATTTCTGTTGATATGGATATTGAGGTGTAAGAGAAAATGGACAAAAAGAAGAATCTGATTGTGCTGGCACGTGGCATTGCTTACACGGCACTGTTTAATGAGAAGAATACGCTCACGCCCTATATCGTTGCGTGGCATTTTGACCCGGATTCCTACACTTGGGATCAGGGTTATTACTTTAGTGACCGGAAAAGTGCCGTGAAATTCTTTTGGCTCCAAGAGCGCAATAATGCAAACTGCAAGTATTGCGAAAGGATGGGTTGTCCTCACAGGAATGCACTCAGACGTTTGCCCCGTGAAAAGGGTGGTTTGGGTCTTTGCAAGAACTTTGAGTAAAGGAGAATGAATATGGCAAAAATGAAACTCGATCCTGTCTACCCCGATATTGTTAATCGCTTTCAGTATGTGAAAACGACTAACGCAGACGCTTGGCAGAAATATGTCAAGAGCGTCATTGCAGAGCATAAGTATAATGATCTGTTGACCCGGATCGCATGGGATTTGCTCAGGTATGTGTACACTTCTGGTACGATTTGTGAGTGGTACGATAAGTACAACGTACATGATTCCCATATCACAACAGCAGTCAAGAAAGCTTATGTTGAAGTCTTTGGAATGCCGTCAGAATAAAAGATATGTTTTAAGGAGAGTTTGGTATGACCGCAAGAGAATATTGTAAGAGCCATCCTGTAACTGCTTATGATAGCAGCTACGGCAGATGTGGTGGCTTCCAGATCCATGGAGATATCGAATACGGCATTGACGATTATCTCTATGGTATGTCTGGTGTGTTGTGTGATGATGAGAAGTATTTTCACTATCACCATTTAAAGATCATCTATGCACCGTCTGGCAGAGCATACGTCAAGTGTTTCGGTAAACGAATTTATCTTGATGAGTGCATGAGAGTGTAAAGGAGAATACGAAATGAAAAAGGGTCAATGGTTTATGAACGATGAAACCGGTGTTATCACCAACATTCACCGGGAAGCTGTTGATTGGTATCGGCATGGTGCGAATATTTCCATCTGGATCAACGGTGTTGTCGTGTGTCGTTGGGGTCACTAAGAAAGGAGAGTATAAAAATGCGTGCTACTGTTGAAGTGTACGAAAACAACGCAGGCAATATTTTTGTTGCCGTCTTTGGTCAGAATGGCTTGAAAAAGCTGTTTGTTGTCAGAATTCCACATAACAGGGTGGAATTTATCAAAACATTCTACCAAGAGGCACAGTATGGGTGTCCTAGTATGGACGAAGATGACTACAACGCAGAAGATTTTTCCGGTCTGCCCATGGATGATGCTTATGCAGACATCTGCAACAGCAATCTGATTGCAGAGTTTTACGACAATCGTGTTGTAAACCTGTATCCGGCAGACATGGGTGTTGCCGGAATGAAGCTGTTTGGTATGGCTTGACCGTATGTTCACAAAATGTTCGCAGAAATAAAACGTATCAGCGCACTAAAATTTGACGTTAATAAAATCTACATTTTAGTGCTTGACAAAAGCAATGGTATCCTGTATTATGTAGCTAGAAAAGGCAGTCCGTCATAGGGCTTTTATTTTTACTATATAGCTATATAACACAGGATACGAGAGGAGGGCTATAAAATGAAGCAGAACTGGAAGCTTGGTGACGATATGGTTGTAAGTGACAATCTTCTGGATAGTATTACGTTTGAAGATCTGATCCTGACAGTGCATTGCAACTGTCCCAAAATTACAGAACAGGCTGTAAAAAAAGAACTGAAAGAAATTCTTGCGATTCATATGCAAGATATGGAATTTTTACTCGAAAACAATATCAACAAGATAATCGAGTTAGCAAGTAAAAACAGAGAATAAGGAGATGTGAGTATGAAACGCAATAACTATGATTACGAGAATTTTCACTACACAAGTGATAGCTGCCTGGTTCTTATGAGCGAGGTTCGTTATAAGAAAAATGATTTTGGTGAGATGGTTCTTGTACCGGAAGAAACAAAGGAAGAAGTGATTTCGCCTACGTTTTACACAAACTACATCACAGCAATTCCGTTCTTTGATGATGATTTCTTTGGTCCTCACGCTTCTTGTGAAGCTGAATGGAATAGAACACCGGCAGGAGCTGTGCCTACTGTAATAACGACAATCAATGGCGCAGGTGACGAAAAGATTGTTGCAACATTTACATTCATCAGTAAAAGTAATCTTTTGAATACTGCTGGGTGGCGTGAAAAAGAAATTGTCAAAAATGCAAAGTATTTCCATATCGAAAGAGTTGACGGTGCAGATATGATTTACTTCTACACCGAAAGTAATGGCGATACGTCAGAGGGTATTTTTGATACTAAGAGATCTATTTGGAGGGGTTAAAATAATGACTGATATTCAGAAAAAGATGTGGGATGCTCTTTGCAAAATGTCTGGTGAAGATGTCGCAAGGCTGTTTGTGAATTGGTGTGGAGAGCAAATTCTGGACAATGACTTCTACAAAAATATGGTTGATGAGGGAGAGATTGAAGATGAAGAATGATTTTTACTGGAACAAGAACTATATGACTATTGCAAAGAATATTACAGAAAGGCATCGCACAAAAATTATAATACATAAAAGCTGGCAATGGTATCTTGCTGAGTTTGATTCGCTTGAACAGCTACATTTCTTTGAAAACGTAGTTGGGTTCAAAACTCATTTTATTGAAATGGAAAATGGAATTGCAAGATTTTCATTAAGCCATGAGTTTAAAGAAGAAAAGTATTTCTGGAAATTGTCTGAGCTTCCGGCTGGTGTAAAGCCCATCAAAGCATTATGTAATGGTAGTATTGTTACCTGCTATTTTTTGAATGATGGAAAAATCATTCATTGGTATCGTCCAAATCCTAATGCACGAAATGTTTATAAACCAATGACAATACAACAGCATATTAAGCACCGTGAGGTATTTGGTTCATATTGAAACGAAATAGGAGGACGAAGAGTGATTATTGATCTGATTCTCGACCGTAAAAACGGTAGACACTACAGCGCACATGATTTCTATCTTGAAATCAGAAAATATGAACGTTTGGGTGTTGGCACTCACGGTGAGGACATTTCTATTGCAATGGATTACGGTGATAACAAAGATGTGCAGCGTGTTCTGTGTCAGTACATTCGGCGTAATGGTTATCCGGCAGACATTGAAAGTTACATAAGAAGTCAAGTTTGGGTAGTGTGAGCAGCAGATGCTAGGTGATTAGCGGTACTAGGGCAGACATAACCGCGACCAATGCGAAAGCATGAACGAATATTAAAAGGAGTGTTAAGTATGAAATATTTGAGTGCAAAAAAGTTTTCAAGAGACGCACATCCTTCAATCCATTATACAGGTAGTGTTCGTGGAATGAAGAAGTCTGGACTTTGGGGGAAACATGATAAATGTGTTCGTTGTGGTAATTATATTTATAATTTATCTATCTGGATTGGTGGATACGAATTTTGGCATTAAACGGAGTGTTTGTTTATGAAAAGATTGGATATAACTGTGAATTGTATGGCGGTTTACAATAGCTTTATTGATGTCCCCGATGATATGGATATTGATGAAGCTATTAAATATGCAAAAGAACATCTTTCCGATGTTCCTATTCCTGAAGGTCTTGAATGGGTTCCTGATAGTGACGTGTTAGATGAAGAGAATTGTGAGTTTGAAGATATGGATTAACTAAAATCATGCTTTTATAAAGGAGAAAAATATTATGAAAACCGTATACGTTATTGCCGTAAAGCATTTATTCGACTACAAAGGAAACACTCTTAATCGTTGGGAGTATGTTCAATTTGGTGAGTGTGGGTACACATTTTTTACTGAATCCGTTAATGGTGCGCAGCACTTTTATTCTATCGATAAGGCTCAAAAATGGTTTGATGAAATCGGCCATGAACTTATCTTTTATGGAAATTGTAAAGGTCAGTATGATTTGGAGTCTCTTTGTATTAAGAGCGTTGTTTTCCGAGACCCTATTGTAAATTTTGTAAGAGATTTGGATTTCAAAAACTGCTAAAACAGATATTTTACAATGATTAAGGAGAAGAAAATGAGAATATTAAGAGATAATCCCATCGAAGAAGGAATAGATGCTTTCTTTGAAGAAAAACAAAGACTCGAAGAAGAAAAGCAAAAACTCGAAAATGAAATTCGAGATTATGAACAGGAATATTTAGACCAATATTATGATCGGTTAGAGGAGGAAGAACTTTCCGAACGCTTGGATTACTGGCGGATTCACTGGCTTCCTGATGGCACTGTGGAGGATTTTGTTTATGACCGTTTCTGAATTTATTAAAAAGTTGAAGGAGTTTGGTTATGACGAAAATACCGAATTGATTTTTGGAATGTATACCAATACTGAATTCGGAGACTGGAAAGAACTTCAGGTCAGGGGAGTGTCAAAAGGTGTGTGTTTTTCTGACAAAGAAGCATATCCCGATGAGCCTTTGATTTGCGTAACGATGGAGCCGAGGTGAACATAATGCTTGTTTATGATCATTTGAAGTGCCCGTTTTGTGGCACACTAAATAAGTTTACTCGTGGCAATGGTAGAGAACTTGATAAGTTCAAATGTTTTTATTGCCATAGTTGGTTTGAAAAACAAAATGACAATGAATATATTGCCGTGAATTACAGAAATGAAACAAAAGCAGCAGAAAAGAATTTTATTTATACTCCTGAATCATGTGGTGTTGTTCTTGCAGTGAAGATCGAAGGTGATAAAGAAAAGCTTCCTGTGGCAACGCTTTCTTTTGCTTTTGGCGGAACTTATAAAACAACATGGTGTCAGAGTACGCTTGACAGATTCAAGAAAGGAATCAATTCGTACACATGGTTCTTTGATGAGCGACCAACAAAAGAGGATTGTTTTGAAGATTACTGTATTAAGGGGTGATAAAAATGTATTCTGAAAAGGAATTTATTGAAGCATTTTGCTGGATGTATGGTGTGTCTAAAGCAGAAGCCGATAAAGCATATATGACCAGTAGTAAAAAGCACATTGAAGCAATCATCGATTGTTATAAATCGAATTGTAAGAAGGCATTTTACGAAGATTGAGGTGATAAAAATGGATACTAATATAAACCATTTTAACAGTAGAAAAGAATACATGGAGCTTGTTTATCACAATTCTGATCCGTTTGATTTTTGGGAAGAAGTGCGAAAATTTCACAAGGAATGTGAGCAGGAGGAAAAAGAACATGACCAACACTGAAAAGAATATCGTTCTCGCAGCTCTTTCTTTCTATCGGCGTAAGCTGATGGATCAGAGTGTTTCGTTCCTCAAAGCAGGGAACCATGAGGACGCAAGAGCGAGCACGATGGAAGCAGCCAACGTGAATTCATTGGTGATTAAGTTTACAAGAGAAAAGGAGTTTGCAATATGAGAAACCTGTCTAAACAGAACCGCAAGAAAATTTTTGATTTGATTCGTCGGGATTGTGATTTCATTGGTTCTTACGATCTGGAACATTCTGAAGAAAGTGTTTTGACCTATCTTCCGAAGCGTGGAACACAGATCTACAAAGATGTTGAAGAAATTCGTGTCGTAAAAAATCGCAAGACCGGAAACTGGGTTGAGTCCGTTATTGATGTGCGTTGGCAGCACGGTATGACTTGCGCTGATGCAGAGATGATTGAACGCAAGTATCAGTGCAAATCTAACAAGTGAGGGTGTGGAATATGAATAACGAAAATAAGATTGTTGTTACTAGCTGGAATGGTAAGTCTTGGGAAATGACACCTGAACAGATTGAAGCAGCGTACCGTTACAAAGAGCATCAGTATCGTATTGAAGATGCAGAGAATCAGCTTGATTGCAATGCTGATTGGATTGAGGAAGAATACGGTTATTCTCCCGATGAGATTATGGACTTTGTTGACGAGTTAGCAGAACGATTCGAGGACAAATTTGATTGCAATGTATCAGAAAATGATACTTGGGTAGCCCGTATCACAGAAATGTTTGACGCCGCAGGTAGAAAGGAGAGTAATGATGACTGATCCTTGCCGTTACTGTGTGGCACAGGATCGTTATCCTGGTTGCCACGACCATTGTGAGAAACTGAAAGCCCATCGTGAAAGTGACGAGTATAAGAAGCTGTGCGAATATAAGAATACATACTTAAAAAGCCATTCGACAGCAAGCTCTACACAGATTAACAAAGCGATGCGGTATTTTAAATGTAAAGGTTATAGCCTTTATGGATTTAAGAATGTTGGGAGCGTGTAAAATGAACGGCTATTACGTCACTATTGAAACAAGCGTTACTTACACAACGTTTGTTGAAGCAGATAACAAAGATGATGCTTATGAAATTGCGAAAGATAGATTTATTGCCGGTGAAATCGAACCAGATAATCCAAACCCAATGGATATTGATTATGTTACGGTAAAAGACGCAAAGGAGTGATAAAATGAGAGAATTTGAAGGTTTTATTTTTCCTAACGGAAGAATTGTAGCGATTCCTGAAGAGGAATATATGGCAGCTATCGAAGCAGGAAAAGAAATTCTTGTTTTTTGTGGTGGATGGGCTGGTGGATACGCTAGAGCGTTTGGTGCAGATAAGGAACAGGATATTTATGAGCCTGATAAAACTTGTTACATGGTCTATTCGTATGATGTTATGGATAAGACCTTTACGCCAGAAGATATGAAGCGGTTCGCTAAAGTGATTGTCACAGATGGTATCCGTGTGTACATGAAAACAGGTGAGTCGGCCAGTGATTATTATTCTGGAACCTTCTGTGACTGTGGTACGAAAGACAGGCTCGAAGAACATTACCCTGACACTTGTAGCAACGATATTGAGCAATACGATTTCAGTGATTGTCAGACGGTTGATTTTGATAGAACGGTTCGTATGCTAGGTGCAGATGATAAAGATTACGAAGGTATGGTAAAGATGCTCAAGGGGATTTTGAGGTGATAAAATGTGGGATTTATAGTAAAACTCACAAAATAAACAACGATATAACGTAATAAAAATAAGGAGAAATACTATGTGGGCTGTAATTGAAAATGAGGACGCTAATGACAAAAGGATTGGTTATGCAGAACTTGAAACTGTTGACAGGGATGACGGCGATGAGTGGTTCCCTGTAATGTACCGCATTAACGAAGATAATGACCTTGATATCTATATGCAGTATGAAATTGATGAGTGCGAAATGAAAGAAATTAAGAAAACTCTTGCAGTTTATCTTGAAGATGAAGGCATTTGGAAGGATTAACTATGTGGGATTTAATGGGTAACAATTATTCAGAAGTATACGGTATTGGATATGCTTTACTGAATGGAATTTCAGCTGGGTTTTATGTGAGTGTCATGTACAAGGATCTTGGAGGTGAAATTTACTTCTATTATCTTGACAATGCTCCTTACGGAAAACTTGATGATAGTACCAAAAATAAAATTGAGGATATTATCCGTGATGACCTTAACAAGCGTCATATCTTTGGGGAGGACTGATTATGTGGGATTTAAGAGAAGTTCATGCACTGCACGATGGTGATGGCTGGGTTTGGAATGAATCTTTCCATCACAAGAATGTGTTCGTAGGAGAGAATGAAGATCCGAAAGAAATCTTTTGGCAGGAATGTCAGATGTTCTTCCTTCGGGATTATCTGAGCAAGTGTGAGATTGTGGATGACGGCGACATTCTGGAACTTCAGCTGAAAGATTCCGGTGAACCAGTTCTCGCTATGATGATTGCAGAGTAAGAGTAAAGGAGAATGAACTATGAAAATCGAATCTAAGTATGAAGATATTCTGGAATCTCTTGAATGGGGGATTGTTGGCGAAGATCTAAAAACAATTGATATCGAAAGTTGGTCTCCGGCTGGTGAGAATATTATTCTCACATTAAATACAAATGATATTCCCGGCAGTGCAATGAGCGAATATGAGAATTTCGATGTCGATGAGCACGCAGCTGAACTAATTGCAAATCGTGGTGAGAATGGTATTCCAGATTCTGTTTGGGTAATTGCTGAAGACGCATATAAGATTCGAGATATGCTTAAAGAATTGGCATACGCACTTTTATTTGCAGAGTAAAGGAGAATGAATATGTTGCTTTTTAATGACGTTCTGGACGACTGTGTAGTAATTGTTAAGGATGATAATGGCAACAGTAGAGTTATTTCTGGCAGTGTTGATTCCATGCTTTATGACTGGTGGCACGAATGTAATTATGTGGCAAGTAATGACTCTTTGGTTGTTTATGCAGCTTGTTTTGGAGTGGAAGTGAAATGCAAAACATTCGGAGAGTATATGGAAATGATTGATAGAATTGTTGAAAGTTGCGACGGAATGGAAAGAGGAGAATGAATTATGACTCGGTTTTATCTTAATGCAGGTGCTCTTGGCCGTTGGATGCACCAGAATAAAGCACAATACACTGGCGCTTATGTTGAGGGTGTTCTAATTGATAGTTTTGTCGTTGAAACAAAGCGTGGAGTTGCGGCTATCTATGAACACGCTCTGAATGAGTGGACAAGCAATTATTATGTTGAGTTCACCGATTATAAAAATGGTTTCAAAAATGGAGAGGTCGATAAGATTTGGTCTGATTGGCACGCATTTGAAGAAAAGGTAAGCGCATAAGAGGTGAATAGATATGAGTGACACTGAAAAGATTATCAATGCGTTAAAAGATGAATATTCTTATTGTCAAGATATTGCTTACATTGCACAAAAAGAAGGCGATGAAGAGAAAATGACATGGTATTATGGTAAAGCAACCGGAATTAAAAAGTCTATTGAAACAATCGAAAAAATGAAGAATTACGGAATTGTTTTATAAAAGGGAGATTTTAGATATGGAAAAACTGTATTGCTACGATAATGAAATCATAAAGTGGACTTACGGCGACAATCTGTACTGTTTGCATATCCAGCACGATGACATTGCAGACAATAATCCTCGCTGGTGGGATGACCATGATTCTGTAATGGCTTGTTTTCATTCTCGATACAATCTGGGTGATAAGATTGATGCAAAAACACCGGAAGAGTTTTGGAATAACCTGGTTTGTAAGTATTGCTCCGATGAAGAAATTATCAATGCCTTGATTGACATGAAACTAGTAGAATCCTGTGTGGTTATTGACAGCGATAACAGTAGTATTGAAGAAACTCGTTATGCGATTTGTTGTCGTGAAGATCAAGCCAATCCTTGGTATACCAATTTGAAATACAATGAAATTGCGACGTATGCTCGTGGTGATTTTTCTATTCGTGATTGTCAGATTCTTCTTGATAAACACATTGCATGGCTTCCTCTTTGGTTGCATGACCATTCTGGTCTGTCTATGGATTGTGATACACGGTTCAGAGGTTCATGGGACGACGGCAAGGTTGGTTGGATTGTAACCGCTATTACGGATGGTTCGGATAATACCAAAAATAAAGAAGAGCGAATCATGCGTGATGAGGTTGAGATTTACAGCGATTATCTTTCTGGTGAAAACTACGGCTATACACTTTATCGAGAAGAACACGGAGAGTGGGAAGAAATCGATAGGGCATTCGGATTTATCGGTGCCGATGTGTTTGAAAATGGTATTGCATACAGCGCTGGATGTGGTCTCGAAACAGCATTAAAGGAAGATCGGTGTCATATCGGTGAAGCAGAGAAAGTTGTTACTGTTACTTATAATTTTGATAAGGTGTAAATTATGACATATATTAGAGAGATTGATGGAAAATGGTATGCTTTTGCAGCAAATCCTGACAACGGTCAAGTATATTCTATCGGAAAAGATAATCCAAAAGATGGTCAGTGGTTCGCTGGCTTAACTGATAGTGGAATCAAATATGTTGCTTCTCCTTGCCCTTCTCGTAAGGCAGCTTATATGAGAGCGATGCGAAACGGTTCATACGGCGGAGTGCTGTAAATCTGGAATTTTTAGGAGGAAAAATTATGAATGACATTCTGGAATATATTAACGATAAATTCACGATGGATGCTGGCCTTTGTAGTCATATTATAACAGATATTCTTTATTATATCTCAACAAGAGCTGCTTCATTTGATGAAAAGAAAGATATGCTAGATGAACTTCTATATTCATTGAATTTAACGAAACAAGAAAAAGATTTTATCTTGAAAAACTTTAATTGATATATGTTGAATTTTAGGAGGAAAATAAAGATGGATGACAACATGATGGAACGTCAGATTGCTGATTATATGGTAGAGTATGGCACTAAGAATACAAATTATGGCACATGGGTGTTTGAGGTTGATGAACTGGCGAAAAAGTTCAATATTACAGAGAAATGGATTCAGGAACATGAAGACGGTATTATGTCTGAGCTGTATCTCAGAGAAGAAGTGGCTGACGTTGAACGTGAATTAAGCGGCAATGATATGACTATCACACTTTTTGATGTGAATTTCTACACCGACTATTGCCCTAACTATATTGAAGACGAACAGGAAAAGGATGATGACGTAAATCAATATTGGTTTGCTGAAACTCGTTGGTGTATCGATGATATTATCGGTATTGCAAAAGACAATGGAATTGAAATGACTCCGCAGCAAGCAGAACAGTGGTGGAAAAAGAATGAAAATTGGTTCAGAAACGCTCTTGTTGAATATGGTAATGAAGTGCTAGAAAATGTAAATTTTGACGAGGTATAAAACATGAAAATGAATATTGATATTGAACGTGTTGGAAGTGGTTTGTTTAACGTCTATATCAGTGATAATGGAAACTCTGGTGCTGAATACAAAAATGTAAATTGTGATCAGATCGGTGAGTATGTAGCAGATTTGATTGATTGTCTGGAAGAAAGCTACGAGGTATAAAATATGAATTATGATAATGGACCTTGCTGGTTGTGTATTGAGAAATCTTGTAAGAATTGTCCATGTGCTGTTGCGGAAGCATATGAAAATACATATTTAGATGCACAGTGGATGCAGAAGCTAAGTTGGAATAAAGATGATTGCGATAAATTTGTTGAGCGTCTTTGGAAAGAGAACACAGATATCGCATGGACCGAAAATGAACGTGGAGAACTAGTTCTTGATCAGAATTGGAGAGGTTTCCCAGTTGGCAACTTTACACAAGATGATTGGTTCCGTTGGGTGGATGAGTTTCATAGTAAAGGTGTTGGCTGGGTTTACGAGAATGTGAGGGTTTGATTATGAAATATATGTGGGCGGTTTGTGATGTAAAAGCAGACGGAAAATATTATGCTTATCCAATAAGGATTTCCGTAATGGATAATCTGTTAAGCAAATTAGCCATTAAGGGTATTAAGGCTGCAAGTCTCTGTGAGGGTAAAAAGAAGGCAAAAGAGGTTGCGGATATGTGGAATGAGTGCCATAAGACAAATAACGAATATATGTTCTAAAAGGAGAGTTTTATTATGGTTACATACAAAATGGTTTCGCTTTATGAGAAGTACAAAACCGAATGGATGCTTGAGCATGGCATCACCATGAACGAGTTCATTCGAGTGCTTGACGATTACCGCATCGAACAGGAGCAGGACGGTACAGAGTTCAATAGTATTGAAGATGTTGTGGACAGCTTTGAAGCCGACAGCAACGGCTTTGACGGTGAAATCTGGGCTTGTTATGATGAATGGCAAGGCAATGAATTTTTTGAAGAACTTCGTGACCGTATTCGTGACAAAGTTCGCATTGGCTTTGGTGATGAAGAAGGACAGATTATGTTCCGCACACCTGTTGACGGTCATGAAATGGTCGTTCTTTCTTCTGATGAAAGTCATGATGATTGGGGCGAGACTGTTGCAGAGTTCATCCTTTACGGCGACTATGCCACCAAGGAAGAGGATAAAAGCGAGAAGTTCCGCTCTGTTATCATTACATGGCTTTGGTTGAATGACGAGAAAGGAAACGCTTATTGATGTATTATCATCTTGAATACTCTGTCAGACATTTTATGTACGGCGATACATACAGAGGGCATGAAATCTATCCCACAAAAGAGTTGCGTGATGCAGAACTTAATTGGATGAAAATCTGTTACAGCAAGCCGACAGAGTTTGTCTATGCAACGTATGAAACCGAAACTCTTAGCGAAGATAAGATAATAATATAAAGGAGAATAGATATGAGTAATTTGAAATATAGCTGGAAATACGGGGAAAACGAACATCAAAAATATTACGATGTTTATATTGGAAAAGATTATCTTTGTGTCTGGCAAAACAAATGGGAGCCTGATATTTGGATGGGGATGTCCCGTGATAAAATGATTCATAACAAAACAAAGAATAATAAATATCGTCGCAAAGAAAAACTTCCTTTGAATACACATTGGAGCGAACTGCGATGTGACACTATTCTTTGTAGTATTGATCCTGTTTATATGATGAAGAAAGTCGAATATTGTTATCGTCATAATATTGATGAAATTTCAGAATAAGGAGAACGTTATGACTATTCGTGAAGTTGCAGAAGATTTTATCAAGCGTATGAATCCGTCTGGCTGGGATGGTACTGGCAATAAACCGAATGATTTTGATACCAGAATTGTTACATACGATGTTGATGGGTATCCTGGCGTTGAAATGGACTTACATTTTGAAGAAGATGATTTTGATGGATTGGAAGAAGATAATAATTATGAATGGTTTACTGTGATTGAAGGGGTTGATAAGGCGTCTAGTGACCATCTAGGCGGATTATGGACAAGAACTTTATCCTCTGTAAGTAGTATTGAATATAGCCTGAAGAATTATATTAGGGATTTTTTGAACAAAAACAATGAACGTTACATTTAATAGAATCGAGGTTTTAAAAATGATTACAGTTGTTTATGACGATACGATGTGTAATGGTCCTTACCGTGTAGAGCACAAAACAATGGAAGATGCGGTAGAGTCTGTTAATAATGATTTTGAGAGCTTGATGAAAGAATTGCGAGATAAAGGTTATGAACCTGAATGGATTCGTGATGGCCATCATATGCTTGAGGTTTATGTTCCGAATACGTCTATTAACGCATGGTGGGATTTTGAGTAAGGAGAGTCAAAAATGGATACTAACGAAATCAAAATGTTTGAGCAGAAGATGATTGACAGTGCATTTATTGACGCTGTTGATTATGATCCGAAGGTGGCTGCACGAGCTGTGGGAGCACGTAAGATGAAAATGAAGGGCGTGTGCTCCTTTAACGAATACATTAGCTATTTGCAGACAATTACCGGCAATGCAAAATTGTTTTGGAAGTATCAGTTTTGAGGTGATGATATGGTTCTAAAACTTGAATTTACCGATGGTCACGAGCCATGGATATCATTTCCAATGAATAGAGAAGAGGCTTTAAACCTGTGGAATAAGCTGAGTAAGATGCCAACGGTACGACCTGAATTCCGGTTTGGCAAATTGAAGTGTCGCTGTGATTGTCTTGGAAACTGGTATGTTGCTCAGTGGTTCGATGGAATGCACAAGAGTAAGGAGTTCAGATATCTTGCCAACGCTTTGAAGTACATGGAAAAAGAGACGGCTTGATGAATAGATTGTGAGGACAAAATGTTTGCACTTATCAATACTTATATTGCAAAAGGTGAGAATTCATTTCTCCCAGAAGTTGTTTATAAAAAGGGTTTTAATACGATTCTTGAGGCGGAAAATGAAATGAACAAACAAGTGGACGATATTCTTGTAAATCATTATTGTAAATATTATGAAGATGAAAACGGTGAACAGAATTTTAGTGTTTTGCGATTAAAAGGTGATATTCGTATTGATTCTTATGACGCATACGATTGGTGGAAAATCATAGAGATTTGATAAAACAGTTCTTTTAGAAAAGGAGTATTATTATGTTTTTGTTGTTGAATACGGTTTATGAAGAGGGGAAACTTCCAACTTTGTGTACAAAGACTATTTGTGATTCATATGAATCCGCAAAGGATGAAATGGAATCACAAGTTGACGAAGCACTGTATACAATTTATTTTCCTAACGAGGAATCGGACGAGGCTTGTATGAGCCACGTCAAAGAGAAAGATAATAATATATACATTACAGTTGGTAAGATGATTGACTGGTGGACCGTCATCGAAGTCTAACTAATATAAAAGGAGTAAACGAAAATGAATGAAAATCGATTTGAAGTTGATACACCAATTGGGAAGATTGTGGCAGAGGGTTTTATCAAACCATATCCTGGGATTGTGACCTACCTTAAAAGAAACGATGGAGAGGTAATCAGTCTGTCCAGTATCAATTATGACATTGGTGGTGATATTGAGAGTTATCTTTGGATGGATGTGTTCAGTGATGAGTACACGAATTATAAGAGCTGGCCGTTTGAAGATTTGACAGCAGATTTTTCTTAATAAATATAAAGGAGTAATACAAAATGACTACCAACAATCCTATGACCGTAATAGCTTCTAAGCCTTTTGGCGCACTGAATGTGGATGTGTACGAGGATAGCAAGCATCAGTATTATATGACCCGTGAACAGATTGGTACGGCGCTGGAATACGGGAATCCTCAAAAGGCAATTGATAATATTGTTTCTCGCAATAAAGAACGGTTTATCGACAAGTCAGTTACCCTCAAATTGAGGGCTACTGACGGAAAGATGTATGATACGATTGTTCTTAACATGAAAGGCGTAATGGAAATCTGCCGCTTTAGCCGTCAGCCGAAGGCAGATGCGTTTATGGATTTCTGCTGGGACATTATGGAATCTTTGATGCGTGGTGATTCCGTTCTGGCTACTCCTCAGATGGATGCTGCACTGAGCAAGGAGTTCATTGATGTAAGACTTCATGCTCTGTTTGATAGTATGAAGAATCTTCAGAACGAACTTGACTCTACCAGGAAAGACCTTAGTGATCAGATTGAGGAAGCTCGTGCTACCAGTAATGAAGCACTGAATGTGATTAGCAGCGTATCTCAGTGTGTCCATCAAATCAAGGATAAACAGATGGATGATGCGATTAAAGCCAAGAGCTATACTCCTCGTGCAGAACAGATTAGTGACTGGCGAAGAGATATGTATGACCGAATCAAGGTTGTCGCCAAGACCAATGACGTGAAGGTCGAAGAAGTCATGAGCAAAATCTATCTCTATATGAGAGATGTGTATGGCTTTGTGATTGATGACGAGCGGAAGAAATTTAAGCGGAAAACTGGTCGTTCTGGTCATATTTCTACAATTGATGTCGTAGAGAGCAGCAACATGTACAAGTCGATTTTTGAATCGCTTGTGAAAGACCTTCATGCAGAAGCTATTAGCAGTAAAAAGGAAAACTTCTTTGACCAATCCAAGGCTATTGAGGCAGCTCCTGAAGCGGATGTGAATACAGCTCCTGTGATTGAGGTTGAGGCAAAGGAAGTAGAACCTGAACCGGCAGATCCTGTGGCCGAAGAGAAGCCTAAGAAACAGAGTGATACAGCAAAGTATCTCATGCCGGTAATTGAGCCGTTGGCTGTTAAGCTTGGCGATAAAACCATTCATTATCACAAAACCTATCGTATGGTTTACAACAAGATTGGATTCACCAATATGGAAAACATGATGAAGCAGTATAAGCGTGTTCATGGTCGGACTCCGAGTCCCAAGACGAAAGTATTCCTTGAAAATGATAAGGCTATGCGGATGTTTAAGAAAGCTGTCAAAGAACTTATGAAGGAACAGGAGAATAAGTAAATGTACGTCATCTCAAATGGTCATAACTATATTATGAAACGGAAGGGAGGTCGAATCTGCGCCACCTGTGATATCAATCTGGCATTGCAGTTCGAATCTAAGGGACTGGCGATTTGTGAAATTAACAAACTTCCCGCTGGGTATAAGAATGGACATTATGCACCGAAATCTATGGATGAAGCGACCATTGCAGGCAAGAGTCCGAATATAACGGCTCCGGCTGTAAAGCAGAGTACATACGCATTTCATATGGAAGATTCCGAATGGCTTGCAAGACTCAAAAAGGATTTGGTCGTTACGGATAGGACTATGTGCAATCTGAAGGAAATGTATTCAAAAGTGTATGGTGACCTGACTGCCGCAGGCGATGAGATTGATGATCTGGAACACGCTATTGAGTTCAAGACTGTAAATGCAGCGCAAGGCTATCAGCTTATGGCAGAACTCAAAAAGGCTCGCCGGAAGCGTAGAGAAGCTAAAGATGCAAAACTTTTGCTTGAGATTGTTATGGATGAAGAAGGTAAGGGCTGGGTAGATGGTAGGTTGGAAACTGCTATTGAACAACTTGGCACTCGTCAGTTTACTCCGAAGGTTCGTAACGATCTATTTGAAAAGAATTGAGGTACATAAAAATGAAGATTTTTTCGCCGAAAGCAATGTTCTTATGGTGACGAATGATAGGGATAAAGTGAAGGCAAAAATGTTTGAGCTTTATTTAAAATGTCGTTCTTCATATGAGGTCCGCGAAATCAGCAAGGATGAATCCTGGTGTAATGATTTGGAAGCATTCGTAGTAACAAATTCTAATGACGACTACTATCGTCACTATTGGAAGATTGATAGGTTTGAGGTGTGAGTTATGGTGCAATATGGGAACATCACATGTCAGAGATGTGGGATTACTTGGTATGGTCCTAAGTGTGGAAAACTTTATTGCGATGCTTGTAGGAAAGTTATGAGGGTCAAAGCAGTTCAAAAAAGTCGTGATAAAGCACAAAAAGAACGTAAACTTACGCTAAGTGAAGTTGTGAAACTTGCAGATGCTACTGGTATGACATACGCTAAGTATTGTCTGAAGTGTGGAATTTGAGGTGGAGTTATGAATGCATTAGAGAATGAAAAAGAGCGCAACAACGCTATTGAATACGAATTTGAAAATCATCAGTATGATGAACGTCCGAAAAAGCAGAAAGCTGTGAAGCGAAATTACAGCATTAAACGCGATGAGGCCGTAAATGGAACGGTTCAGCCCATCAAAGATGTGAAAGACATTCGGAGGATTTCCGAATACTTCTGGATTAAACAGCAGTATCGCAACTGGTGTCTGTTCAATGTTGGTTGCTGTGTTGGACTTCGTGCCAGCGATTTGCTACGGTTGAAGGTATCTGACTTTGCTGCAGTCGATATGGATGGAAACCTTGTTGTGAACTATAAATCAAAGGTTCGTATCAAGGAAAAGAAAACCAAGAAGTATCGTGAATTCCCGATGCCGAAATCGGCAATGAAAGTAATTGATACATACGTTAAGATTGCAGGTCTTGGCTATAATGATTGGTTGTTTCCATCCAGACAGGGAAGCTGGGAGAATTCACTGAGAACGAATGGCGGGACAACAGTAAGTGAATCTGGTGTATTCCGCAAGTATGATGCGTGTCCTAAGAATATGGGCGACCCTCTGGATGTAGATTCTTTTGGTAGAATTATGCGTCAGGTGCAGCATGACCTAAATCTTCCGTATAAGATTGGAACTCATAGCTGCCGCAAGACGTTTGGCTATCAGTATATGATGCGGAACCAGCATGATGCGATGGCACTGTCAACATTGCAAGATATGTTGAATCACAGTAGTCAGACCGCCACACTTCATTATATTGGTTTGGATGATGAGGTGAGAAACTTGTATTTCTCTCAGATTGATTATGGTGTGGACACTCATAGTGAAAATGAGGAGTGATAAAATATGATTGTTAGCGGTGAGTCCAATGACATAGAAGAGTTTAAGGAAGGAGACCGCGTGATCTTGAACCATTTGCTTGAAGGAACCGTTGAATACATATCAAAAATAGGATTTGCAGAGGTTTTCTTCAAGACAGACTGTGGTTGCGGTCGCCTTCCTGTTAGCTTGAAAGAATTGGAGAAAATGACTAATGGCAAAGATGTACATTAAACTCTGGGATAGCTACGAAAGCTATTTTGAACCGCTCAGTGACGCTGAAGTGGGGCGACTGGTGCGAGCGATGATGAAATATAAATCGCTCGGAGTAGAGCCAGAATTCAATGGGAATGAACGGTTTACTTGGCCTGCTATCAAAAGAGAGCTTGATGAAGATGCCGCTTATACAAAAAAGAAATCTGACATTGGAAAACTTGGCGGTGCTCCGTTAGAAAATAACAATGCAGAAAAGAAAACAAGCAAAAACAACCAAAAACAAGCTGGATATAGGACTAAGGACAAAGGATTTAGGAAAAGGTCGTCGTCTAGTGATGAGATGACGATGACGAAATCTATCGAGGACGTATTTCGAGAGAATATCGGGAAGCTCGGTGTCACAGGGAAGAAGGCTCTTGATGGATATGTTGAGCGCATGGGCGATGAACTTGTGCTTGCAGTGATTGGAAAGTGTTCTGATCTAGGCGGTAGTACATGGGCTTATGTGCGAAAAGCACTGGACGAAGCTGAATCTCTTGGTTGTAAGACCGTTGATGATTATCGACGGGTGTGTCCGATAGGGAGTGGCCGTAATACAAGAGTGAGTAGGGACACTCAATGTGGAACCGATTGGCTAAAAAACGCAACTTTGGATAAAAGTCTTCGTAGAATGAAAATGATAAAAGAGTGATTTTAGTGGAGGAAAGTATGAGTGAAGCTGAATATATTGAGAAAATCAGACGCTTAGAGATGACGGTTGAAGAACAAAATAAACTGATCAGAAAAGCCTATTGTGATTGGGTGACGCTAGTAGCCTTTTTAACAGCAGCTATGTTGTCATATTATATTTTCTTTGGCGTTATTGTTAGTTTAAGTTGATTGGAGGTATAGATTATGGGACTGTTACTTGGTTTGGGTCTGCTTGGTGCAGCATTTGGTATTGATGCAGTGAAGCAAGCGCCGTTTGATAGGGCATATCGCCGTCTCGAAAATGAGTGGGGAACTTGCACGTCAGAAGAGAGTAAGCGGTGCGATGCTCTGAAATATGCCGTACAGAATGGCTTATGTTTCGAGGATGAAAAGAAGCCTGTGATTGAGTGGAAGAAGCTGAGAGACCTTCAGTGGAAGTATCAGTTGGCTGGTATTTCTTGGCCGAGAGAGTCTGCGATTCGAGATGTGTGTCGTTTGGCTGCTCGTGACCGTGGATTTGAGTATAAAGGGTATCTTCGCAACACGTTGACTTTTGGCTACATCACTGATCCGAAAAATATTTGTAAGCTTGGCATCGTAGATTGAGGGAGATTTGAAAATGAATAACATTCGTAGAAAAGCTATTAAGCAGACTATTGACCGTTTTGATTCCATCCGTAAGAAGCTGGAAGAGCTTGTGACGGAGGTCGAAAGTGTAAAATCAGACGTTGAGGATATTCAGTGGGAAGAAGAAGAGTATCGTGATAACATGCCTGAGAACCTGCAGAGCAGTGATCGATACGACAAAGCAGATAACGCTTGCACGAATCTGTCTGATGCTGTGTATGCGCTTGATGATATGATTGGTGCTTTGGATTTTGATTTTGGTGATGTAACTACCTCTCTGGGGGAGGCAATGGAGTGATTAGGACTACAAATCCATTGAGGAGAAACGCATGGGCTGTATTCTTGTACAGAGGTAGGCAGGTTTATTCGTATCTTTTGCGTAATAGTAATCTTGGCGATAAAGAACGCATGGTAGAGCTGTTAGCACGAAAGTACATGACAGAGCCAGAAAATATTGTTGTCGATATTGAATTTAGAGATTGAGGTGATAAAGAATGACCGCGTTTATGATGTTTGCTTTGAATGTGGCACTCGTAATAACAGTGAATAGTAATCCATTTGCGTTTTGATTAAGAGGTGTGGATATGATTGTGTTGCAAGAAGAGTATAATTTGACGGATGAAGCACTTAAACAGTTGCTTTATGATATTCGACATCCGAGTATGGAAGCTGCTATACGTCGTGAAAAGATGTACAAAACATATTTATCGAATGTAGATGTTGAATATAATGGTGAATCAGAAGTGGTTGATTTTAAAGATTTAGATATTTGACTGGAGGTGTAAATATGAATATTCTGAGTTTTAATGGAAATGAAAATCCAAAAGGGAGAGATGGTGATGCCGTTATCAAGTTAAGCTACCAGGAGCTGTTTAAGTTAAATAATATTTTGTATCACGCTCAAAAAGGCGGTGAGATAAAGGACGTAGTGGACTTTAATATTCGAAGGAATTTTTACATGGCGCTTAATTTGGTTCAACATGGTAGTCTGGATTCTATTTCGTTAGAAATTATGTTAAAACTTTATGAAAACAATAAAACCTAAATTCTTTGGAGGGAAAATATAAAATGGGACTTTCACTTTACTTTTACTCTGACAACGAATATATTCCTGATTTTCGGATTGGGAAAACTCCGGGCGGTGCGATTTGCCGTTGCCTGATGAATGGTTTTGGATACTCTCTTGATGATTTGGACAATGGCGTTTGGATTAGTTACGATAAATTTCAAGAAGTTATTAAATTTTTGGAAAGCGAACACGGAGAGTGTCTTGGTGGTATGCTTACAAAATGCGAATGGAACGACATCAGATGCGTAGGCATTAGAGAAGGAAGATTAAAAATCTTAGTGTCACGTTAAAAGAAAAGAAAGAGGCGTAGAATATGATTGTTACTATGTATCGAAGAAAATGGAAGTTCTCGGTGATGAGTGCAGAAGATGCAGAAGACTTTATCCGGCGGCCGCATTTTGAACGGATTCGGTTTATCTCAATTACTGAAGCTAATGGTTATCATATTGATTTTCATAAATGTGAGGGGAATATTACTTTCCTTCCGCTGAAGTTTGATGATTGCACTACTGATTTAGAAGGCACCTGCATTACGGATGTTCAGGCCAAGGATATTGTGAAGTTTGTTCTTGATAATCACGAGGAAGATAAGACGGATTGGTTCTGCGTGAATTGTGGTGCTGGTGTATCAAGATCTGCAACCGTGTGTGCTGCTATTATGAGAATTCTGTGTAATGATGATATGCCGGTATTTACAAACAGTCACTTCTGTCCGAATATGACGGTATACAGAGAAGTGTTGAACGCTTGGATTGATCGCCTATCCGATGAGAACGACATGATTTCGACTGAGGTATGGAATGCTGTGAACCAGGATATGTAAAAATAAGGAGTAAAATAAAATGACAAACATGAAAGAAAAAGAACTGCGGGCTGGTGTTCTAAGATTAGCTGGTTATCTGGATGAGCGATATATTCTTGCAAGAGGATTTAATCGTAATCCAGACGAAATGTATTATGAAGGACTTTTAAAAGCTATTGAAGTGCTCGGCGGTGATTGGCGGCGTGACGAGATTGGAAAGCATAAGGTGTTTATCTGTGGTATCGGAGGAAAGGCAAAAAATAATGATTGACTTGAAGGAATATAAACGGATGGTAGTTGCTGACAAAGCTGAAGATGTTGCTGATTGGATAAGAATGAATGACACTTTTTTGACTGAAAATGAAGTCATGTCGCATCCTGGTTCGATGGCAGATTTGTTAGACACAATGGCATATGTGCTTCGGGGTAGACAGTCATAAAATCCGGTTTCTTGTGGATACTTAACAAAAGGATGTGCAGACTGATGATATAACTATTGATGACGTAGGATTATTAGTAAAATTTTGGTAATTTTGATAATTGTATTGTATTTGATCTTTGTGCGGTGTATGCTTGAGACAACCTCAATACAAACGGTCAAATCAAAAGACATGTGAGGTTAATATAATGTGGATTATGATAATTTTGTTTATGGTATTGAATGCTGTGCACGCACTTGGTATGTTAGAAGCGCTTTCTGATGCTGATGATCAGAGTGAGCGGTTGGCGATTGAACAGGGAAAGGATAGTCGAAATGGATAATTTGAAGCCGTGTCCTTTTTGCGGTGGAGAAGTTGCCATTGCAGAGGGTGGTTATCGCCAAACACGATGGATGTATGTTACGAGAGGAAACAAAGAAAATAGGTGCAACTGCTATGTTATCATGGAAAGCAAAACTTACGACTTTGATTCCTCTGAAAAAGACAAGGAAAGAATCAAAGCCAACCTTATCGAAGCATGGAATAAACGAATTTATAAAGGTTAAAATTTAAGGATATTGTATGATGGTTAAATTGAATAAGTGCCCATTTTGTGGGCATGAAGCGGTTTCCATTAGTGTGTACGATGTTGACGAAAAGTGGAAAGGTTCGCTCGAATGTGATTTTGAGAAAGATCCGGATTACGGCATGGCATTGTATGCCTTACATCACGAAGAATGGATGAGTTGTATTCTCCGTTGTGATGACCAAGAAGAAGCTCTTGGCGGTCTATTTTTCGATTCCGCTGAAGAGGCCGCAGGATACTGGAATGAAAAGACTACAATGCTTAATAAAAGCTGAGATTTAAGGAGTAAGTAGTTATGAAAGTTGGAGATAAAGTTTACGCTGAAGATTGGTGCGAAGGCATTATCGATGAAATCGACGGAGATACTGCCATTGTTGAGTTTGATACTTCCTGCGGAGGTGGCAGGCTCTCATTTTTATTGAAAGAACTTCAGTTAATCGAATCTGATAAAAACTAAGATTTAGGAGGAAAATAGTTATGCCGAGAAGGAAAGCAGTAGAAGCACTGCAATTAACGCCGAAAGAAATAGCTCGTAAGTCACCTACGTTTGCAGAGATTCCTGAGATGGCAAGTCGTGCTGGTAAGCCTACATACTATTATAATGTAGGAGATGCTGTAGTGATTGGTCGTCTTAGTGGTTGCAAGATTGATGAAGTCTGCGACGGTGGTTTATATTACGGTGTTTCTTATGATGATGGATATAGGTACGAAACGTGGTTCAATATTCGTAGAGCAGGAGTCGAGAAGGAGTCTCAGCTGACTAAAAATGATGACATTAAGATTTCCTACTCAAATGTGACCATCGAATCCTTGCTCCACAGGTATTACTTCTTTGGCATCAACTGCAATCCGAGTTATCAACGCGGATCTGTGTGGACGGATGATGACCGTGAACTGCTTCTTGAGACAATTTTTATGGGTGGTGAAATCGGTCGATTTGTTCTAAAAAACATTGACATGGACGAATGGCATGAAAATCAGAACTACCTTTATGAAATCATTGACGGTAAGCAGAGACTTCTGACACTTGCTGCGTTCTACGAAGATCGGTTCCGTTATAAAGGATATCTGTACAGTGAACTCTCTAAGAAGGATAAGAGAACCTTTGATGAGACTGCAATTGCTATCGCGGATTTGCGGAATCTTTCTAAGAAGGATACGTTGCGTGTGTTCTTGCTTCTGAATCGTGGTGGCAAGGTCGTTTCCAATGCTGTGCTTGACCATGCAAAAGAGCTTCTGAACGAAATGGAGTGAGTGAATATGAGTAATGTACTTATTGATCGGAAAGTAGCAAAGAAGGTAGAATCCATTTTCGAGCATCCTGATAAGGTCTATTCGGTGTATTTGAAGGCTGGCGGAGATGTCGTTTGGCTGCAAGGTGAAATTGAGCTGTATGAATTTTTGCGCAGCTTATAAAACCAATATTTTCGAAAGGAAGTGATTCTTATTAACTCCAATCTGTTAATAAATCGTGAGCAAAGTATTGCTGTTGTGTGTATAATGTGTTTGCTGGCAGGAAATCTGGTATCGAAGATCAGCCCAGTGATTCAGAATCAGAACAATTCGTACCTTTATAATAGTAGTCCTCCGGCAGTTAGTATTGTACAACAAGAGGAAAAGGAACCAGAAGTCATTGTAGAGACTGTTATTGAGACGCGGATTGTGAATTTCAGCCAGGGAAAGCGCGAACTCACTGATGATGAGCGTGCTCTTGCGGAGCAGATCGTTGCTTGTGAAGCAGGTGCTGATAGCCTAGAAGGTCAGATGGCTGTGGCTCAATGTCTTTATGATTCCGCTGTACTTGATGGTCTAACCATCCAGCAGGTCTTTAAGAAGTATGGTTATAGTTCCTTATATAATAGGAAGGTGACGGCAGAGAACGAACTGGCTGTGTCTATGGTATTTGATTACGGCGCTAAGATTTCAGACAAACCTATTCAATGGTTTGTGACCCCGGCGGCAGCTCCCGGCAGTTGGCACGAGCGCGGAGCAACCTTTGCTGGACAATTTGGCGCACACAGGTTTTATTATGACGCGAAGCTGGTTGTGGATGATGCTGAGTAAATGGCATCATCTAAAATTTCGATAAATAATACAACAAAAAGATGTGTAATATATTGACGAAAACAAAAAGATGTGTATAATATATCTTGAAAGTTGTTTATGTGAGCGGAAGGCGGTATTTCAATGAGTGAGAAAAAGGTTTTGGAAATTATACAGGTTGAGAACTTTTTGAAGTACATAAGAAAAAAGCGAGTGTGGGTCTGCTTTATTTGTAATGGTGTGGATGTTCACATGATCTGCAAAAAGATGGACGACATTGGTGTAGAGACACATGGGATTGTCAAAGGTATTGGATTTTTTGGAAACGAAAGTCATGTTGAGCTGCGGCAAGAATGCTACGAAGTAAGGAGGGTTGAATTTAGGCCGGGTGATAAAGAGAAAGTGTATGAGATGATCTTCGATAACACCAGCGTGTTCGTATCAGAGAATCCCGAGTTGTACGGGCACTAAAAATATTTTCAAAAACCTCTTGACTTCTGTAATGGTATCCTGTATAATATAGCTATGGAACGGAGCTACACTATTATAGAGGAGAAAGACTATGGACAACAATATTGACCCAAAGGTCGGAGAGGTTTGGTTGGTCGATCTATCCAATGCGACAGGTCATCAGCAGCGCGGTATTCGACCGTTTGTTGTGACGAGTAACAATAAGCGCAACTTCTTTAGTCCCACAATCAAAGGGAATCCGTTGTCTTCCAAAATATACAAGCGTTCTCGCTCTCCGGTTCATGTCCTACTCTCAAAGGAGGACTGTGATTTCCTAGAGGTTGATAGTATCGTTCTATGTGAAGAGACTGATACACTTAACAAAGGACAGTTCATTAAAAAACTTGGTGTCTTGTCGGAGCGTCAGATGAATATGATCGCAATGGCAAGATGCAAGGATGAACCGTTTTTGCTCGCAGCGTTCCTGAGCGGCGTACAACATACTATGGAATTTCAGAATTTTGCCGCATTTGCTTGATTTTTTATAAGGTTTAATGGTACACTACATATAATAAGAAGGAGTGTGCCACTATGCTTACTGAAGAAAAAATCAAAGCTTTTGCCGAAAAGTATTCTGATAGAAGCGGTGAGTTTGTTATATCGACACTTAACCATGTCATGGATTACGAGTCCGAGTGTGGGTATGAGTTGTTTGACTTTACAAAAGATGATTTTGTAAAGATGTTTGCCAAATACAATTGGGTGAACTCAAGTCGGTCGTTCAGAAATGTAAAGTCAATAATCACTGGCTACATCAAGAGTGAGAATCGTGCAAGCATGTATGATCTGGCTGAATTCTCAGAGAGCGATGTAAGCGCAGACAATATGTATGCGGATAAATACTTCGCATCAGTTGATGAGTTTGTTGACTTCTTAAATAAGTATGAAGAACCATATCAGATTCGTATGAACGTGATTGCCGTTCTGTACTGGATTGGCCTTACTTCTGAAGAAGTTTCTAACCTGATGATTAACGATGTCGATTTTGAATCTTGTACCGTTCTGGATAAGACTAGTGTTGATGCAAGATTGATGGATATCATTAAACAGTGTTATGAGATGAAACAGTATGACGCTCCCAATAAGGGAGGGTATAGGACATTCTATGTCATGAATGGTGATTACATCATTCGTAAAACTGAGGATAGTATCGGTGAAGACAGTGACCCAAAGATATCTACAAATACAATTCATACCTATTTCACGCGGTTGAATGATATTCTTGAAAGAAGATATCATTCGAAGACTTTAGACAGAAGACATCTTGTCAGAAATGGTGAGTATGTGAAGGTCTACAACTACTGCCAGAACCACCCAGAATATAATTTTACAAAACTTGGTTTTGATAGGGGTGGGGATTCTCTTGCAGACATTATTGGAAGAGAATGTTGCAAGACGGCCTATCTTAGTTTCCGGCAGGGGTACAAAGGTTGGGTCGAATATTTCCACAAAAATTAAAAACAGGGGGCTTCGGTCCCTTGATTTTAATACGTTAACTATATAACACAGGATACTTATTAGAAAGGGAAATGTAGATGAGAACGCTTTTGCTGTTCCGTGGAGCACCAGGTTGTGGGAAATCCACCTATATTAAAGAGCATAATCTTGAGCAGTACGTATTGAGTGCTGATACACTTCGCCTTATGTGCCAGAGCGCACAGGAAACACCTGCCGGACAGATGGAAATTTCTCCGCAGAATGATGATATTGTGTGGGAGATGCTTTTTAAACTGCTTGAAGTGCGCATGAGTCACGGGGAGTTTACCGTGATTGACGCAACGAATTCTAAGACAGTTGAAGTGAACCGATATAAGAACCTGGCAAAGCAATATCGGTACAGGATGTACATCATTGATATGACCAATCTCCCGATTGAAGAATGTAAACGGCGAAACGCTCAGAGAGAATGGCTGAAGCGAGTTCCTGAAGCGGCTATTGATAAGATGTACGCTCGGTTTGCTACTCAAAAAGTTCCTTCTGGCGTGACAGTTCTTCCTTCTACTACGGATGTGATGTCCGATTTGAACTACTGTCCGAATGACTTCAACCAGTGGAAGAAGATTCATGTCATCGGTGATGTTCATGGCTGTTATACTTGTTTAAGTGAATACCTTGGTGAGATGAAGGACGACGAACTTTATATCTTCGTTGGTGATTATCTCGATCGTGGCATTGAAAACGTTGAGGTATTCAAGTTCTTGTGTGATGTTGTAAATAACAACCGCAAGAATGTGATCCTTTTGGAAGGGAATCACGAGCGTTGGCTGAACAAGTGGGGGCATGATGAACCGGTTCAGAGTGAAGAGTTTGCAAACTACACTCGTCCGCAGCTCTTTAAAGCCGGTATTGACAAGAACACTGCTCGTAAGATCTATTCCAGAGTTGGCCAATGTGCCTACTTTGAGTATGATGGGAAGCGGTATTTCGTGAGCCACGGTGGTTTGAGTTATCTGCCTTATTTTCTTCCTTTTGTATCTGCTGACCAGATGATTAAAGGTGTAGGTCGCTATCCTGATATGCTAACCGTGGCTGAGTCTTGGGAAAAATCGATGCCGGATAGCTACATTCAGATCTTCGGTCATCGAAATGTGCAGGATGTTCCTATTGATATGGGGCATCGGTGCTACAACCTCGAAGGAAAAATCGAGTTTGGTGGATATCTCCGTTGCATTGAGCTTGAACACGGTCAGCCCGTTAAGTGTGTAGAAACCAAGAATGATGTATTCCGAAAAGAGGAACCAAAGACCGAATCTGCCATTGAAATGAAAACTGAGTTCGATAACGCAGAACTTGTTAGTAAGATGCGCCAAAGCAAATATGTGTTTGAGAAGCGATTCGGAGATATTTCTTCTTTCAACTTCTCTCATGAAGCATTTTACAAGAAGCACTGGGATGAGGTTTCTACCAAAGCAAGGGGGTTGTTCATTAACACAAAGACGAATAAGATTGTAGCTCGAAGCTATGATAAGTTCTTTGCGGTCGATGAGCGGAATGAAACGAGAATTGGAAACCTACAGAACACTTTGAAGTTCCCGGTGACTGCATATCTGAAGGAAAACGGATTTCTTGGTATGATTTCGTATGATGCAGAACAGGATGGTCTGTTCATTGCAAGTAAATCCACTCCTGAAGGGCCTTTTGCAGATATGTTCCGAAAGATTCTTATGGATACGACTTCTGATGAAGACCGTAAGAATCTGAAGGAAGTTGCAAAAGAGAATGGTTCCATCATTTTTGAGGTGATTGATCCTGTAAATGATGCTCATATCATCGAATACAAGAAACCGCACATTGTTTTGCTGGATATTGTTGCGAATGATATGAACTTCAGTGTGATGGATTACGATGATCTGAAGCGTGTTGCTGAAAAGTGTCATTTGCAGATTAAGGAGAAGGTTAAGATCTTTGAGAGCTGGAGTGAATTCTATCCTTGGTATGAAGAAGTCATGAATGAGAATTATCTGTACCATGGCATCGAGCATATTGAAGGCTTTGTTTTGAGAGATAACAACAATTTTATGTTTAAGCTGAAGCTTCCTTATTATAAGCACTGGAAGTTCTTGCGTGGTGTTATGCAGAGCGTCCAGAAGCGTGGCTATTACGAAAACACTGCCAAGCTGTTTACTGCTGAAGATAACCTGTTTTATGGTTGGATGCGTGAGCAACGAGAGAAAGACCAGGAGTCTTTCTGCAAAAAGGGTATTATTCAGTTACGGAATGAATTCTATGAGAATCGGCACGAATAACTAAGATATTTTCTTCCTCCGAAATGCCCTGCGCGGGGCTGACAGCCGGGAAAGACCGGCGATATAAGCCCAAATGATGGAATGTAGGCAGACATGGAGTTCTCAAACAACTCTGCGAAAGCGTATGGGTTCGAATCCCATTTTGGGCATATAAGCCGCTGTGGTGAAATTGGCAGACACGAGGGACTTAAAATCCCTTTCTGGAGGCAGAGTACGGGTTCGACCCCCGTCGGCGGCATTGACGAGAATGTGGTGTAATGGTAACACGCCTGCTTTGGGAGCAGGAATCGCAGTTCAAATCTGACATTTTCGACCACTATCAACTTATGTTGGTACATAATTATACTCTCGCCTGTTATTCCTATCTCTTTCAGAAACGAAAGCAGCAGGACTTTGTAAGGTAGGTAAATAATGCGCCATCGCCAAGCGGTAAGGCAGAGGACTTTGACTCCTCCATTACAGGTTCGACCCCTGTTGGCGCAATTTATGCGGATATGGTGGAATGGCAGACACGCCAGATTTAGGATCTGGTGCTTCGGCGTGTGGGTTCGATGCCCACTATCCGCACCACGGTCATAGAATGGTTGCGTACCGTTTGTTGATCTCCTTTGATTACCACTATTATTCCCAGCTCGCTAGTGATGGTGCAGTAGTGCTTTGCAAGCTGGGTGATTATGCGACTGTAGTTCAATTGGCAGAGCGTCAGATTTCCAATCTGAATGTTGCGGGATCATACCCCGTCAGTCGCTCCAATCTCGTATGACTATGGTTTACGGCTGTCAGACCCGGCAGCGGTTGTGCGAGATACCACCCCAAAAGGGGCGAGATATAGGAAATGTGCATCACTGTTATTCCTTCCTCGTCTATACGATATAGATGCAATAGTGTTTTGTAAGGAAGGTTCCCAGTTGAATAGTTGCAGCTGTTTAACTGGTTCTATGGGATAGTAGCTCAGTTGGTCAGAGCTGGCGGCTCATAACCGCTTGGTCGCGGGTTCAAATCCTGCCTGTCCCACCAGTCCGAAAGGACGTACATAAAACCTGCTAGAACTTTTGTTTTATAAGCGAATGAATAATATGACGTTAATACGTCTATTATTTTTCGCTAATTTTTAAAGTTTTAGCTATATAATACAGGATACGAAAAGGAGGAATGAAAACTGAAGCATTACGGAGATATCACACAACTTCATGGATGGCAGATTGAACCGGTTTCCTGTATCACAGGAGGCAGTCCATGCCAAGATTTGAGTCAGGCCGGTAAACGTGAAGGTTTGGCTGGTGAACGCTCTGGATTGTTCCTTGAAATGATTCGTGTGATTACAGAAATGAGGGAGGCCACCAATGGGGAATATCCAAAATTCGCAATCTGGGAAAATGTCAGAGGAGCTTTTAGCTCAAGCAAAGGTGAAGACTTCAGATGTGTGTTGGAAAGATTTGCACGCATTGTCGAGCCAGACGTTTCAATTCCTCGACCTTCAGGAAAGAACGGAAAGTGGGCAAAATCTGGAGCGATTTCCGGTAATGGATGGTCTCTTGCATGGAGATTGTTCGACGCTAAATACTGGGGAGTCGCCCAGCGCCGCCAGAGAATCGCGCTTGTCATGGATTTTGGAGGACAACGTGCCTCAGAAATTCTATTTGAGCGCACGAGCATGTCAGGGGATTCTTGTGAGAGCATCCCGGCGTGGAAAACCTTTGCCCGAACTCCTGAAGCAAGCGTTGCTGGATATGATCGAATGGTGGAGTCCAGGAACTCTGTCACAGGTGGTGCAGAAAGTGAAGGAACAAGAAGGTCTGGAAGAGAAGGAATTGGACGAGTATTGGAGTCAAACCATCGAGAGACTTCGACTCGATGCACAGAACCTGCAGCCTACACTCTAAAAATCCGTTCTGGATGTGAAGGTGGCGGTAAAGGCGCTCTGGTTCAAACTGAATTGAGCGCAACGATTTCTACGTTGCAAGACCAGACGCTAATTTGCTTGGTAGAAAATCCCTCCTTACATAATTTAAAACAAAAGATTTCGCCGGTAGTATTTGAGAGTCACAGCCAGGACGCTCGATATACTCAGCAGGGTGATACAAGTCCGACTTGTACTGCTCAGTGGGGAACAGGCGGTAATAATATGCCGCTGGTCGTTGAAAAGAAAGCCTTTGCAATGCAGCGCATTGGTGAGTACAAGGAAAGCGAACACGCCAGCACGATGAAATCTCGTGATTATAAGGACGCTACTGATCTGATTGCAGAGAAGGAAACGAAGAATCTACGATGGATTGTTCGCCGCTTGACTCCTTTGGAGGATGAACGGTTACAGGGTTTCCATGACGGATGGACTGATATCGGTGATTGGATCGATGAGAATGGGAAGAAGCACAAGACTTCTGACGCAGCTCGTTACAAAGCACTCGGTAATTCAATCGCTTTGCCTCAGTGGTATTGGATTTTCCAGAAAATGAAGCCGTATATCGGTGAAAGTCCTACGCTTGGCAGTCTTTTCGATGGGATTGGTGGCTTTCCGCTTGTCTTTGAAAGTACGTATGGTTATGGTACTGCTATCTGGGGATCTGAAATTGATAGCTTTTGCGTTGCAGTAACTAAGAAGCATTTTCCAGAAAAGCAAAGAGGATAAAAATGGGAGCTTTTATTGCAAGACAGCCTAACGGTTTGCTGTGTCGGTTTTCTTCGGTGGTCGATTGTGTCACCGATTACAACATGACCGAAGAAGAATATATCGAGATGTGTGCTGAAAAGGCACGAAAAGAAGCACGAGATGTTCTTGACCATTATATTAAGCCGTTTGAAATGGTTGACAGGTGTTTCTTCCCGAACAACATGACAATCGAAGAGCACAAGCGGATTATGAAGGAAATGGAAAAGCCCGTTGACAAAGCAACTCATATTCCGTAATAAGAAAATTTCATAAAAGGCTAATTTTAGCAAGAAAATAACGAAATTTTATAACGTAGATACGTTAAAATATCGCGGAAAGAAAGTGATAAATCAATGAATCCGGTTGAATTTCTTAGTAACGGACAATTTAAGGCAAAGAATGGGGAAGATAAGTATTCTGTTAGAATCGCAAGGAAAGGAATGCCATACAAGACTATTTTTGTTCATTATAAAAATGGTTTTAATTCAGAACTGATGCTTTCTAGTGAAGTCATTTCTGATGGAACACTTTATTTTACTTACGAAGCTATTAGAGACGTTATTCTGAATACACTTTCTTTAGCCTATGATGAGAACAAGGCTGTTATATTAGGAGATATTTCAATTAGTTCTGAAACTGGAAGTTTTGGAACAAAAGAAAAGCCATGGTTATGCGATAAAACCGTTGTACGATTACCATACCAATTAGTTGAGGAGTGACACGATGAACAGCAAAATTCCTATCAATGCAACCATTGACCCCGGTTCTTTAAGACTTCCGGCACGTCCTATCTTCCAAAAGGAAAAGAGCACATATCTCTGTCCGTTCTGTGTGACGAAGCTGGAAAAGCTTGAACTGAAATGTCCAGAGTGTCAACATAAGATGGATTGGGGCGCGTGGACGGATAAGAACGAAAAGCACAATTATGCATTTGCTAAAAGTGGTGTGTTATGAAAGATTGGCTTCATGCAAGAAAAAAAGAAATTGAGAACATGACTTTCGACCAGGCAAAGGAAATTGTAGAGAAACAAATCCGACTTGGCAAGGAAGGCGGAATGTGGTGTCCTCGTGAGCACACCACCCGCGCATATGAGATAATTCTTAAACGAGCTGTCGATTATGAGATTTTTCTAAGCACTTATAGAGACTGTCTAAAGAGGTTGGGCTATTTATGAATATAGATTTCTTTCAACGGCGTAAGACTCAGCTTGAAGATGCACTTCTTCTGAAAAATCAGGCAGTCGATATGCTTGATTATCTAAAGACACACTGTATTAGCAGTGACCAGTATTGTGCAATTCGAGATTATATTGAAGAAGCTGCGAAGATTCTGGAGAGCGATCTCGAATATGCAAACAACAAGCTGCAGTCCGCATTCAGACCTAAGTATAGTCGGAACAACAGACTGACTCGTGCTCAATCTAAGATGTTCCGTAATAGAGAATATTAAAAATGGGGTGATGCCGTATGAACACATGTAAGAAAATATGTAACTGGTGTGGTCGTGAAATCAAGCCGATAGGCAGCGAGCAGGGAATCAGTTTTGAACATCAATACTCTTATGGTAGCCAACTTGATGGTTCGCTTTTGAGTTTTGATCTGTGTCCTGAATGTTCAGAACGGTTCCCAGTAGTGCTCGGTGCGATGTTTTTACATAATCCCTTAAAGGACGATTTCTAACGGCAAAAGCCGTATGAGATATAAGCCATCAATAAGCCAGACGGAGGACAACATATAGAATGAACAGTGCATGAATTGATTTAAGACAGCAGAAAGAAACATAAGTGATTATCAGTGAAACAAAATTACATAAAGGAGACTTGATATGGCAGATAGAATTTTTAATCTTCCTCAGACCCGTGGCTCTTTTGAGATGGCTGGTAAGGTCACCGGCACTCAGCGTAGCAACTTCTATAATGAGAAGGAGACCAAGAGTGGTGCTATGCGCCGTGTTTTGAGCTTTGGCGTTCAGACCTCTAACGAAAACACTTTTTATATTGATCTGGCTGGTATGCCTCGCGACAAGGTTTACTTCTTCCGCCGTGCCGATAAGGACAAGGGCATTGAGAAGGACAAGAAGGAAGTCGCTTGGAAGGATCGTCTGACTTATGTTGCACCGGAAGGCTATGACATGATTGGTGTTAAGGTTGGTGTTATCAAAAAGACGAATGAGTCCGGTAAGCTTGTCAACGACAACAAGACTCTGACCGACTTCGATGCAGCTAAAGAGATTTCTGAGAACCTGCATGACGGCGATAATGTGTATGTCCGTGGTAACATCGAGTACAGCACTTACAATGGTAAGCACCAGATTCGTTTTGTTCCTACTCAGGTGTCGCTGAGTTCTAAGGAAATCGACTTCGATGCAGAGGGGTTTGAGGAACTGGCTCTGTTCACTCAGACTATTGTATACACTGGTTGCCGCAAGAGTGATGAGGGCGATGAGGTAGTTGTCGATGCAAAGATCGTGAACTACAACACCATCGAAGATGCAGAGTTCTTCATTGATTACAAGGCAAACACTCAGAATAAGGTTTTGGCCGATTCTATTCGTAAGCGTCTGAAGCCCTACACCAGTTTTGAGTGCTTTGGTCCCATCGTTAATCAGCAGAAGGTTGAGGAAGTTGAAACCGAGAATATCTGGGGTGGTCCTAATAAGATGAAGCGCCAGAGCACTCCGGTGGTTCGCAAGCTGTATATCGAGGGTGTTAATCCTGATTCCTTTGATCCGAATCCCGGCGACAAGGATGCGAAGCCTACTTACACTGAGGACAATATTTCCGAGGCACGGGCAAAGATTGCCGCCAATACTCAGGCTAAGAAGGACTTCGACGGCAAGGCTGCTGAGAACGACACTTCTTGGTGGGGTGGTTCTAATAAGTCCACTGCAACTCCTGCAGATGAGGAAGAGGTCGATTGGGGCTAAAATTTTTTAGTATTAGCTATGTAATACAGGATACATAAGGAGCTTAGTTATGCAGAATACTCTTGAGTATACCGCCTATAATGGCATGAAATTTTACATTGTCTACATCAAAGCACTTGAAAAGGAACCTGAAGAAGACTCTCCGATGATGTCTATTGTGTTTACTACGCATCCTGAGATTATTGCAGAAGCTAAAGCTGACGCAGAATGCAATGGTGGTGCTGTTCCGGTAGGGTGCAAAGACCTTCTGGTTGATAGTGTGGATAACATCACACGTCAGTTAGATTATGTTGCTCATGCAGTTGAAACGGGTGATTCGTGGTATGAGTGTTTGAAAGTTTAATAAAAGAAAAGTTTAGAGAGGAATTTACATATATGGCTATGATTCGTAAGGCATCCGCCGTTCGTAAAAAGCTTCACATGCTGATTTATGGTGAGCAGGGAACTGGCAAGTCTCGTACTGCAATGCAGTTGTGCTATCTGAAGAACGCAGATGGCAAGCCGTTCCGTGTTCTGTATCTGGATACTGAAAATGGTTCTATCGATAACTACACTGAGGAGCTGGAAGCCAATGGCGTAAATCCTGATAATCTGCTGATTGTTTATACCCAGTCTCTGGCAGAAGTTCAGGATTATATCAAGATGGTTACCAACGATGAGGATATTGAGGATGAGAATGGAGATGTTTATCTGGATGCAGATGGCAAGCCGTTCCGTGCAGACGCTCTGGTTGTTGACTCCGCTTCCATCCTCAAGATGACTGCTACCCAGGGCCTCACCGCCTTTTCGCAGAAGCGTGCCAAGGTTAAGGCTGCATCTCAGGGTCTGACCGGTGATGAAAAGGCAGTTAAGATTGAGGGTGCTGGCATGGAGCTCAAGGATTTCAATACCCTGAACTTCAAGGGTCAGTCTCTGATTTTGGATCTGAATGCATCTGGTGTGAACTACATCGTTGTTTGCCGAGAGAAGGACGAGAAGCATACTAAGGTTGTGAATGGTTCTATCGTAAGTGAGCCTACTGGTCGTAAGATTCCTGATGGGTTTGCTGGTCAGGAGTACAACGTTGATACTGAGTTCCGCCTGTATTTTCAGGATGGTCAGCAGCTCGCTTTCTTCGATAAGGATCGTACCGGTATGCATAAGGGCGGTGAGGTCGTTGAGGATCTGACCCTGCTTGAGTATCAGGATATTATCTCTAGTAGCGCAAAGAATCGGGAGAACGTCATCAAAAACGGCTTAAACGATGCTGTTAAGACTGAGGTTAAGCTGAGTATGCGTGACCTTGGTATCGAAAACGATGAGCCGGATGATGTTCCGGCAGATAAGAGTTCCGATAGTAAAGAGCCTTCTATGGATGACATCAAGGCAAAGCTGAATGACCTGATTGCTTCCGCTTCTCCTATGAAGAAGAGTGCCGCACAGAAGGCTGTTAAGGCGGCTGGCCTATCTACCGCATTCCGTTCTATGACTGATATTGAGGAACTGAAGAAGGTTGCCGCAGTCATGGAGAAGGAACTGGCTTAATGGAACTAACCCGTAAATGCAAGATTTGCGGGAAGAACATTTTCATCGAGCGAGACCGTAGCACGTTTTTCTATGACAAGACTGGTTTTTATCATAAGGATTGTTTTGTAGAAAAAAAGAAAAATCAAAAACGCCCTTGGACAGATGATCTACTAAGGGCATTTTTTGACAAAGTGAATGACACTACGGATAAAAAGGTCGATGATCTTCTTTCCAAAAAGAGAGAGCAAGACCACAATCGTGAGCTTGCACATATCAAACAGGAAGAGAAAAAGATTCTTTTCGACCATATTCGAGATATATACGCCCCGGCGGTTGTTCCTGGCAACTTCTACTCGAAACTTACACAGTTGATTTCCGGTAATTATTACAAATATAGAGGTTCTATTCCTCCGCTAGAACTTTACGATATGTGGGTTCTAGCGAAACCCCGACTAGATAAAATAATTGCCGAGAAAGAAGCAAAGGGCTGTGATATGAGTCAGCGATGGAATTACGACTTGGCTGTTTTATTGGCTCAATACCCTAGTTATCTCGAACGAAAAGAAAGACTTGCTTCGATTCGCAGTGAAAGCGAAGACAAAACGAAGGAAAATCTGACTGAAACGGTACTGAAACGGATGAAAACAGCACCGAAACAGAGTAAAAACGAGAATGAAATTGATATAAATGCAATTCTCGATGAGATATAAAAGAGGGAGGTGGATGAGTGGAACTCATTTCAAATATCCCGAACGAAATTCTATTTGTTGGCGCAATTTACAAGCATCCTGACTATTTGGTCGAGTATGGGCATTATGTCAAGAGCAAGTACGATTTTGCCGATGAAGCAACAAAATTTTTCTACGATGCAGCGTTGATTATTTACGAAACTCGGACTCAAGAATTTAATAAAACGTCTGTTTTAACGTTTATGGCTGAAGACGAGTCCAGATTGTCACAATACAAGCGGCTGAAGGGCTGGTCAACCATTGAATACTACATGAGCCTTGCGAATGACGATGATATCAAGGGATACTTCAATATCCTGAAGAAATATTCGCTACTTCGTGAGTATCAGAGAAACGGTTTTAACATTGAAGGAATCTTGAAGCATCGACAGTTTGAAATGTTTGGCGCTCAGGACATTTACAAATTGATTCGTGGCAAGGCCGACAAGATCAATACGGTTATCATCACAAACGATGATGCTGAGATTTTGAATAATGGTCTGCTGCCAATGGTCAATGAACGTCTGAGCGTTCCTGATATGGGCTTGCCGTTCCAGTATCCTATCATGAATGATTTGTTTCGAGGATTGAAGCTGGGCACTGTGATGTTCAATGGTATGCCATCTAACGCTGGTAAGACTAGATACATGATGGCGATTGTTGCATACGTCACATTGGTTCAAAAGCAGAAAGCTCTTCTGCTTTTGAATGAGATGGATCTTGAGTCAGTCAGGTATTGCTTACTGGTCACCGCTATCAATAATCCCGAATTCCAAGAGTTACATGGTCATCGTTTCCATAAGGATGAGCGAGAGATCACTCTTGGAATGTACCGGGATGCAAATGGAAACTTCATCTTCCGAAAACAAAACGAAGACGGGGAATACATAGAAAGCATTGATGAGTTCACCGCTCGTGTCTACGAGGAAAGCGAGGAGTATCGCAATGTACTTGATGTCTGCCAGTGGATCGAGAGCGAATCACAAGGCTTGATTATCGCAAAGGATGTCTCTGCTGATTATAGTGACAAGTCCCTACGATTTGAAATCCAGAAGGCAGCTCTCACTCAGGGAGTTAAGTATGTGTTCTATGATACTCTAAAGAACGATATTGCATCTATTGGTGAATGGGCGGCATTCAAGGTCACGGCCACTGAGCTTGAAGAGATTGCGAAAAATCTAAAGATCTTTATCTACGGTAGTATCCAGTTGGCTGAAAATGCCCATGAATATCTTCCTGATGAGCTGAATTCAAACAATATTGCTGAGTCAAAAATGATTAAGCATGTTGCTTGGACGATGGTTCTGTTCAAGGAGATTCCAAAAGACAAGTTCGTGAAATATCAATACATTTCTCATGACCCTGAGTGGGGCGGTGACTGTGCCCATCGGCTGAACCCAGATAAGCGGTATTACGTTGGAAACATCGACAAGAACCGTTTTGGTGAGAAAAAGAAAATCATGTTTGAAGTGAATTTGAACCAGAATGTCTGGAAAGAGGTCGGTGTCTGCACCAGAAAGTAAGGAGGTGTCTTGATGGATTGTCACTACATAAAAGTTACAGAAGGTACTTTTAAACAAGATAAAGAAACTATTCTCAGAAATTTAAAACGACAAGCAACAGATGAGAAGTGTAACAATACTGTTGTGACTGACATTTGCTGCGATGATGGTTCGCGTTGGGAAGGTAAGGTTGCATGGCTGACTGGTGAGTATGTTTCGCTCAAGAGTTTTTATCCTGATGACCCAGAGGGGCATGTGATCATCCCACTGAATAGAATTCAGTATGTCTGTTTAATGAGATCCATTGAGACGTGTATTGACGAGTGGGAATCTAAAGTATGGTAAATATCGCAGATCTGAAAAATTACATTTTTGAAGAGCAACAGATTGAGCCGATTCTGGAGGAACTTGGGTGTCATCATATTAGTCACAAAGCTGGGTATTACCAGTGTGCGAATCCAGATGGTGACAATAGAACGGCACTCTGTATTTACGAGAATGAAAATCTTACTGCGGTAGATTACACACGAGACATTGCCAATGGAAAGACCAGCTATGATTTGATTTCTGTCGTCCAGTTTTTTCTGGAACTGTCTTTTCCAAAAGCCATCAAACAAATCTGTGAATGGGTTGGTCTTGACTATTATCACAACTTTGAGGAAGACTTTCCTAAAAGTATGTTGATCTTAAAAGAGCTCATTGCAATGCAAAATGAAGGTGAAGAACACGAGGATGACCGTCCGATAGTCCCCATCTCTGAAGCTGTCCTCGGTTATTATAAACCTCATGTTAATCAGATTTTTGCTGACGATGGGATATCTTACGAGACACAGCAAGAGTTCGAGATTGGTTTTGATGAGCTGACAAATAGAATTACGATTCCAATCAGAGATGAAATTGGTACTCTGGTTGGTGTAAAGGGAAGATATTTCGGTAAGCCGCCCGAAGGTGAGTTGAAGTATTTGTATCTTGAGCCGTGTGCCAGGAACCGTATTCTGTATGGCCTGTACAAAACAGAGCCTTATATCAAGAATAAAGGTCTGGTATATGTCGGTGAGGCTGAAAAGTCTGTCATGCAGATGTGGAATATGGATGTCTGCAACTGCGTGGCGACTGGTGGTAAGAAGGTTTCACAAAATCAAATTGAAATTTTGACACGTCTTTGCGTTGATGTTTGTTTTGTATTTGATAAAGACGTTCAGCTTAGTGAGCTTATGGTTCTCGCCAATCGATTTGTCGATGGCGTAAGTGTGTATGCTGTAGTAGATGATAAAGGGATTCTGGATGAAAAGGAAGCCCCGACTGATAATCCTGAAAAATTTAAGGCATTGATTGAGAACTGTGTTAGGAGAATTAAATGAATGTAAAACTCTGGAAGGGGAGTAGGAACGACCTATCAGACCCGATTGGAACGATTATGGAGAACAGAGGGGTTGAGGATTATAAGACCTACATGAACCTAGATGATTCTTGTTTGAATTCTCCGTGGGAACTGGACAACATGGAAGATGCTGTCAGGGTGTTGAATAAACATATCTGGAATAAGTCTATTATCTCTATCCTTGTAGACTGTGATGTGGATGGATTCACAAGTGCTTCAATGATGTTTCAGTATTTGAAGACGATTGGTTATTTTGGAAAAATCAATGTTCTGCATCATAGTGGCAAGGAACATGGGCTCTCTAAAGAAATTGAGGTTCCATCTGAAACTACCTTGCTGATTATTCCTGATGCTGGCAGTAACGACGTTGAGCAGTGTAAGGAACTCCGTGAAAAGGGCATTGATATTTTGATTCTTGACCATCATATCTGTGATAGAGAAAATCCTTACGCAGTAATCGTCAACAACCAGAACGGTACATATCCTAATAAGGAATTGTCTGGCGCTGGCGTGGTGTATAAGTTCCTTCAGGCTGTTGACGAATATAATTGGACTGACGTTGCAGATAGGTATCTTGATCTGGTGGCTGTTGGAAACATTGGTGATGTCATGGATATGCACTCGCATGAGACAAAGCGCCTTTGCACGAAAGGTCTGGCACGAATTGTAAATCCGATGATTTGTGCTCTGGTTGAGGCGAATAGCTTCAACATTAAGGGTGACCCGACTATCAATGATGTTCAGTTCTATATTGTCCCGATGATGAACGCACTGATTCGTGTTGGTTCATCTGAGCAAAAGAAGAGGATGTTCCGTGCGATGGTCGGAGAGGAACAGACCTTCCAGTATACTCCGACTCGTGGAAAGAATGCCAGTGTCACAATTGATGAGACTCTAGCGCAGCATGTAGCTCGTGAGTGTTCGTCTTGCAAGTATCAGCAAAACAAGACTAAGGATAAGGCAGTTGCAGAGCTTCAGGAACTGATTGAAAAGCATGGCGCAGACAAGAATAAGATTCTCTTCTGCAACTCCACTGGCATTCTTGATAACACTCTAACTGGTATTGTAGCAATCAAGCTGGCTGAAATGTATGCAAAACCGTGCGTACTACTTCGTACTTTCGCTGATGAACCGGACTATTACGGTGGTTCAATGAGAAATCCTGATGGTTCTCCGATTGAAAGTTTAAAGGAGTTCTTGATGAGTACCGGAGATTTTGAGTCAGTTCTTGGTCATGATAACGCTGCTGGTGTGAAAATCAAGAAAGAAAATGTGCCAAAAGCGATTGCGGATTGTAATGAGCTGCTTAAAAATGTCACGATAAGCAAGGCAATCGTGGTTGACTTTGATTTTGATTACAATAAATTGAACGTTGCATTGCCGAAAACGATGTACGAGATGCACAAGGTCTGGGCGCAGGGTATTTCTGAGCCGTATTTCTACATTAGAAACATTCCGCTTGTTCATAGTGGATGTGCTCCGATGGGCAAGAACGGTAATATGTGGAAATATTCTGACGAAGAAAAAGGCATTGATTTTGTGTGCTTTGCAGATAATGGCCGGATGATTGGCTGGATCAACAATGACTTTTATGGTGGTCAGGAAGAAAAATACATCAATGCCGTGTGCCGGTTGTCTTTGAATCAGTATGGAAACAAGGTGACTCCGCAGGCACAGATTGTGGATTTTGAGGTGATTTGATATGGGAAATTGGAAACGTGCTATCGCCATCGACTTTGATGGTACTCTTTGTGAGAATAATTATCCTGACATCGGTGAGCCAAACTGGAATGTCATTTATCAAGCAATTCAGGAACAGAAGCACGGTGCTGGTTTGATTCTCTGGACTTGCCGAGAAGGAAAGCTCCTGTATGACGCAATGGAAGCTTGCTTCGATTGGGGCATTCAGTTTGATGCAATCAATGAGAGTCTTCCTGAGTGGAAAGAGCATTTTGGCACTGCTCCTAGAAAGGTTGGGGCTGATGAATATTGGGATGACAAGGCTAAGGTTGTAAAAAATGGAGAGTTGATTGACGATGCTGATGCCTGAACAGTTTGAAGCAGACGTTAAAGAATTTATCGCAGAATGCCAAAGCCATCCAGTGATAGATTTATCAAAAGATGATCCATGTGAAGGATGTCACTTTGAGGACTTTTGCGATAGGTTTTATCCGGGCGATGGTAGCACATGGCATTGGCGAGTTTATGAGAGGGGTGAATGAATGGTTTACATTACAGGCGATATTCATGGTGATTACAATCGGTTTTTAGAATTGGAAAAGTTTTGCCATGAACGCAATCTTGGAAAGAATGACTGGATTGTTTGCCTTGGCGATGTCGGTTTGAACTACTACGGTAAGAATGACTATCGTGAACGAATCATCAAGACTGTCGCCGCAGATATTCCGGCAAATCTATTCTGTATTCATGGAAATCATGAACGCCGCCCATCTTGTAAGGATGGTTATAAGGAAAAGGAAATCAGTGGAGATATTTGTGGTAAGGTGTGGCATGACCCACATTATCCAAATCAGTATTTCGCTATTGATGGTGAGGTTTACCAGATTCTTTCCGGTGAGGAAATGCTTGATTGTCTTGTTTGCGGCGGAGCCTATTCTGTGGATAAATATTATCGGTTGAAACGTGGATGGAACTGGTGGCCGGACGAACAGCCTAATGAGAAGACTAAGAAAAAGATCTGGAATATTACACACGATCCTCAAATCGATGATATTGATGTTATGCTCACGCATACCTGTCCATTCCGGTTCATTCCAACTGAATTGTTTATCGGTGGTATTGATCAAAGCATAGTAGACCAGTCAACTGAAGTATTCTTTGATAATATATACGAATGCTATCCTAACGATTGTAAACCATTCTGGTACTTTGGCCATTTCCATGGTAACAAGTACACCGATGACTATGTGATGCTTTTCGACAATATTATTAAGTTTGGAGATAAGGTGAAGAGTGATGAGTGAGTATCATGTGAGCTGTGGTATGTTTGGTATTTACGCAGGAACTGTTAAAAAGAATGGAACCGAGTGGAAAGATAAAACTCGTGTTACAGATGAAGCTATCGAGGCAGTTCGTGATTGGCTTCTTTCTGAAGCTCAGTTTAACAATAGAACTTTTGGTGGATACACATGGACAACAAAGGACGGTAAGACTGTAACTTTGAGAGTGTCCATCGAAGATAAGGAGCAGACAGAATGATCAAAGATAAAAATTTACGAGTGCTTGATTATATTGATGGCAAGGAAATCCTCATTCAAATGGGTGAGGAAGGTTCTGAGCTGTCGAAAGCTGCGATAAAGTTTTATCGTGCAATCGATATGAAGAATCCGACACCTGTAAGTATCAATGAAGCTTACGAAAATCTCGTAGAAGAATTCGGTGATGTGCTGAATTGTATCTACGCATACTATGATGATGACGAGGATTGCATCTTGGCGTTTACATCGAAAGCGAATGAGATTGCTAACGAGAAGCGCAAGCGCTGGATTAAGCGTCTGAAGGAACGCGACCAGTTTTAATGGTGGAAGGAGAATAGATGTCAGATAATTTTGTAAATCTTCATGTACATACAGCGCAGGGTTCGTTACTTGACTCTATTCTTACAGTCAAAGAACTTGCAAACTTTGCTAAAGAGAATGGTCAGAAGGCTATTGCTGTTACAGACCATGGCAAGATGCATTCTTTCGTTGACCAAGTTAAGGTTTGTAAAGCAGAAGGTATTAAGCCTATCATCGGCTGTGAAGTCTATGAAGTAGATAATCAGGCAGAGAAAGCCGACACAAAAGACTACAAACAACCTCGTTACCATCTTGTTTTACTAGCGAAGAACGAGACCGGTTTAAAAAATCTATTTAAGATTGTTTCAAATGCTTGTGTTGATGGCATGTATAAAAAGCCTCGAACTTCTTTGAACATTATTGAACAGAACGAGTGGGGGAAAGGTATCATCTGTCTTACAGCCTGTCAAGTTGGTCGAATGAGTAGATTACTTGTTGATGGCAACGAGACTGAAGCATGGCAGTTATGGAACAAACTGAAATGGATCTTTGATGACGTGTTTATGGAAGTTCAGTCTCATGATACGCCAGATCAGGCTGAAGCTAATGCAAAAATTGCAGCTTTTATCAAAAAGTACAATCTTCCGTATACCATTACAACCGATGCTCATATGCTTTCCAAGGAAGATGTTGATGCACATTCAGTTTTTGTAGAAATTGGAGAAGGACGAGAAGTTGGAGAAAGTTATGTTGACTGTTATCTTCAGACCGAAGACGATGTGCTGAGAACTCTTTCAAAGCAGTTTGATGAAGACTTCATCCGAGAAGGATGCTCAATGTCTGTGAAAATTGCAGATATGGTTGACGATATTGATATTGGTCTTGGTCAGCCAAACCAGATGCCCGAAGTGAAAATTGAAGGTGAATTTGATTCACATCTGGATTACCTGCGTTACCTCGTTTATTCTACTTTTGATGAAAAATTCGGATGGATGAGTAAAGAAGAACAGCAAACCCGGCGGGACAGAATTGAGATGGAGCTTGACGTTCTTGAATACGTTGACTACATCGATTACTTCATTATGCTATATATGCTTTGCAAGGTGGCTGATGAACGAGGTATCCCTCGCGGCTATTCTCGTGGTTCTGGTGCAAATTGTCTATGTCTATTTATGCTAAACGTTACGCAGATTGATTCTGTTCGTTGGGATCTTGACTTCTCTCGTTTTGCAAATAAAGGTCGTAAGAGTCTCGCAGACTTCGACTTTGATATTAGCCGTCGTCGTCGCAAAGAACTTGTTTCTATTGCAGAAGAGCTTTTTGGGAAAGAGAGTGTAGCACCAATCGCAACTTTTAATTCTCTGTCTACCAAGGTTGCCATTAAGGATATTGGCAAGGTACTGAACGAAGATCCAGAAAGCCCATATTATATGCAGATTCCGTATGAATTGCGAAATGAAGTTGCTAAGTTGATTCCGACCGTGAAAACATTGGATGATCTCGGAGAAGAAGTTGAGAAGGAAGTTCTATTGAAGGACATTCTTGGAAAGAGCGAGCAGCTTTCTAATGTGTATGATAAGTTCCCTCTGTGGTTTAAGTACGTTATGCGGCTTGAAGGCTTACCGAAGAGTATGGGTCGTCATGCTGCAGGAACTTTGATTACACCTAAGCCTGTTATTGAATATTGTCCTCTCTGTATGGATAGAGAAGGTAATCAGATGTGTCAGCTTGAAATGCACAATGCTATGGATGACTTGTCTCTAGTTAAGATGGATTTTCTTGGTCTTGAAAATTTGGACACGATTGATGACACATTAAAGATGGCTCATCTTACTTGGAAAGATGTCGATATCAACCATCTTGATTTGAATGACAAGGCAGTCTATGACGCTGTTTATAAATCTGGACACACAATTGGTATTTTTCAGATGGAGTCTGCTGAGGCTCGAAAGATGTGTGTTGAAGCAAAATGTGACAACGCTGAGGATATCATTGTTGTGAATGCAGCAAACCGCCCTGGTACTAAGGACAGTTTCCCGACGTATTGCTCCAATAAGCTTCATCCAGAGACTATCAAACTACTTCATCCTGACATCAAACAGCTTTTTGCTAAGACTCAGTATATTCTTCTCTATCAGGAACAGGCTCTGGCAGTATTTCGTTATGCAGGATTCCCTGAAACTGAAGTTGACAATGCTCGTCGTGCCATTGGTAAGAAAAAGAAAGATGTTATGGCATCCTTGGAGGTTCAGTTTAGAGATGGTCTTCACAAGAAAGGATGGAACGATTATCAGATTTCTGAAATGTGGGCATTGATCTTGAAACAAGCTTCTTATTCCTTCAACCGGGGCCACGCAGTTGCTTATGGGCTTCTTTCTTACCTGACAGCATACCTGAAGACTCATTATACTGAGTATTTCATGGCTGCGTGTATGATTACTAAAGAAGATGATTCTGGCAAAATGGGTGTGTTTATCAATGAATGTGATCGTTTACATATTCGGGTCCTTCCTCCAAGTGTTAACAAGTCTGATATGGAATTTAAGGCCGATGCGGAAAAGCACACAATTCTGTTTGGTTTGAAAGCCATTAAGGGAATGGGTGAGAGTGTCGCATCAGGGGTGATTGTAGACCGTCCATATTCTGGATTGGCAGACTTTATTCAGAGAGCAAACGGTGGCAAGATTGGAACTTCAAACGTTGTCAAGCTGATTAAGGCGGGAGCTATCCCGACAAAAGACAAGAGAAAAATCTTAATCACTTTTGCAAATATGGTTTTTGAGAACGAGTATAAAGAGAAGGGTTTTCATGAGATGGCATCTCTCCCCAAGATCTCTATTCTCAAAGACGAATACGGAATTGACACAGATTCTATTAAAGACAAACCTACCAGACTCGCCTTATATAATAAGGTAAGAAGGGAGCGCTGGGAAGCGGACACATGGAATCGAAAAAAAGAAAAAGACAAAAAGCGGAATGCCTTTATGCAGGCGTTTGCTGAAAAGTATATGCAAGACGAGCACATGTGGGAATTTGAAACTCTTTCAATGTTCTTGACTAGCAATCCCATTAAGGATGCTTGCACCTATATTGATGCTGGTCTTGATACTGTAGAGGATGGCGGTAAGGCAACTGCTATTTGTGTCATCGTAGATATCCAAAAAAAGAAGGATAAACGTGGCAACCAGTTTGCGTACTTACATGTTTACACGACAGGTGGTATTGTCGAAATGATTTGTTGGGCATCTCAGTATGCACGATATTCAAGTCTGATTTCAAAGGGTAGCGATCTTGCAATCCTTTGCAAGAGAAAAGAAAATTCGTACATTGTTGAGAAGATGAAGCCTTATAAGCAGTGGCTGCAAGATAGAGAGATAGCGTAAGAGGGTTATAAAGTGGCAGATAAGAAATTTAATGAAAATATGATTCGTTGCTACATCAGGATAAAACGAGTCTTTTATCCGAAAGATGGGAGGGGGGTGGAGCCCGGCGGCTTCGCCACTTTCTCTGCCGAGGTGGTAAAAGTCAAGCAGGGGAATCCTATCATGAGCCGATACAGCGACCTCCGACTGAAAGGCAACGTCCCTAGTCTTGATATGGATAAAACTTATTCATTCTGTGGTGAGTATGTTCATCATGAAAAGTTTGGCGACCAGTATAAAATCGTCTACATGAACGAGTTCCAAGAGATTACCGACCCAGAAGAACAGAAAAGCTTTCTCCGTTTTATCTTGACAGAACATCAGTTTGAGATGCTTTATGAAGCATTTGATAATCCGTATGAGATCATCAAGAACGGTGATATCAAGTCTCTTTGCACTGTTAGTGGCATCACAGAAGGTCGAGCACAGAAAATTATCGATGCCTTTGAAAATAACATTGATAACAGCGAAGCATACACGAAGCTGATTGAATATGGTTTGACTCCCAGTGCTATCGGAAAACTTGTTCATCAATATCATGGCGCAGACACTCTGGTAAGAAAGATTGAAGAGAACCCTTATATTCTGATTGACGATGTATATGGTATTGGATGGAAGAAAGCTGACGCTCTTGCATTGAATATGGGGTTGAAACCGAACTCTCAGTTCCGAATCGAAGCTTACGTCATGCATTTTCTTGCCGACCGTGCCGAAGAAGGCAACTCTATCATCCCGGCAAACCAGACAATCAATAGTTGCATTAAGGAACTTGGCTTAGATGAGGGTGACCAAGAGGTTATCAAGAGAGCACTTTTCCATCTGCACGATGTCCGTGAAACGCTTTGGTGGAGTGATGATCGTCAGGAATTTGCTTTAACAAGAGTGTGGAATCTGGAAAATGAGATTGCAAAGGAAATCAAGCGTCTGGCGGACGCACCTGTCGAGCCGATTGGTCGAAATATGGATGCAGCAATCAATGAGGCTGAAAATGCGCTTGGCATCGAGTATACCGAAGAGCAGAGAGATGCCATTAAAAAGGTATGTTCCAACAATATTGCTATCGTCACAGGTCTAGGTGGATGTGGTAAAAGTACTGTTGTGGCTGGTGTTCTAAAGGTTCTTCGCGGTAAGTCTTTTGCTCAGACTGCGCTTTCTGGTCGTGCCGCAGCTCGTATGCAGGAGATTACTGGTCAGGACGGTAAGACCATTCATCGTCTTCTTGGTTACGATATTGAGAATGGTTGTTTCATCCATAACAAGGGCAATCCTCTTGAAGAAGACATTATCATTCTGGATGAGACCTCTATGGTTGGAGCTCAGTTGTTTTACGATTTGATTCAAGCAATCGAAACTGGTAAGCGATTTATCATGATTGGTGATGACGGCCAGCTTGAGAGTATTGGTATGTGCAACATCTTCAAGGATATGCTTGCCTCCAAGGTTGTTCCGGTAGCTCGTTTGACTAAGATTCACCGTCAGGCTGCTAAGTCCGCAATTATCACAGAAAGCATCAAGGTTCGTAATGCTACGCAGTTGGTTCCTTATGGCTGGGCTGGCAATGAGATTCGTGGTGAGCTGCGTGATTTGGAGCTTGATATCTACAAGGATGCAAGTGAGTCGTTCAACCACATTATCAAACAGTACCGTACCTTATATAATAAGGTAGGGAATGATAGTGCGAAGATCCAAATCGTACTTCCACAGAAGCTGCGTGGCAGTATCTGCACCTATGAAGTCAATAATGCTATTCAGGAAATTGTGAATCCGAGTCGTGGTCAGGCAGAAGCAAAGGTCACAATCTACGGTGATGGCAAAGATAGAGTATATACTCTGCGTGAGGGCGATCAGGTCATCATCAACAAGAACAACTATGAGCTTCACACATACAATCTCAAGACAAAGAAAAAAGAGGAGAAGTGTCCGGTGTTCAACGGAAACCGTGGCATTATCCGAAAGATTGAGAGTAGTTTTATTCTGGTTGACTTTGACCAGTGGGGCACAATCTTTATTCCTCATTACTTTGGTGGAAATAACATCTGGGCAACGCTTGAACTTGCGTATGCTTTGAGCTGCCATAAACTGCAGGGTAGCGAAGCTCCGTATGTGATTGTCGGTATGGACAACTCTGCATACTTGATGTTGACGAGAGAATGGCTCTATACGGCCATCACTCGTGCCAAGAAGTATTGTGTGATTTGCGCTGAAACTCATGCACTTGACCGAGCGGTAAAGACTTCGAGAGTTCCATACAAGCGGACGTTCCTGAAGGAATTTTTACGGAAAGAATTTTCAGAAAAGCATTGACAATTATATAAGTATCCTGTATAATATAGCTATGAAAAGTCTCCATCCCGGAGGCTTAAAATTCTCTCTTTAACTATATAATACAGGATACGGGAAAGGAATGGCTTGCTCGTAATGGCAAGCCTTTCTTTATTCATTATAACCATATAACACAGGATACGCGAGGAGGCTTTATGACAGATAAAGAGCTCATAGGTAAGCTCGATGCGATGGTAAAGGCATTGCAGAGCACGAAGAAAAAGACGGACAAGACCAGAATTTTGCTGGAGGCACGAAAGAATTTTGGGGCTGAAGCTGACGAGTTGATGGCCTTCTTCCGATTCTTGCTTGATCCGGCAATCGTAACTGGACTGTCGGATGCAAAAATCAATAAGCAGGTGAGTGCAAAACCTGAAATTGATATCCAGTATCTCAGTTGTGGATACCTTTATATTATGGGTGCTGGTCACAACACTGGTTCTGACGCATCCATCGCAACAATCCAGAACTATTTACATAAAAATCCTGAGCACGAAGAGTTTCTAAAGCGGCTGTTTACCAAGAATCTTCCGATTGGCGTTGAGGCAGCTACCATCAACAAGGTATACGGCGAGGAAATTATTCCTGTCTGGGAAGTCCAGCAGGGATATCCGATTGATAAGGTAAAGCTGAAGGATGGCATTTGGTTCAGTTTAAGCCAGAAGATGAATGGGAATAGGGGCACCATGTATAAAGGCGAGCTCATCTCTCGGCAGGCTCAGAAGTTTAAAGGACTCGACCATATAAAGAATGACCTGCTTTCTCTATACGATGGAGACGCTTCAAGGCGAGATGCGTGGGTGTTTGATGGTGAGCTGATCTACAAGAACCCAGAAAGAATGTTGGACGGAGAGGCTTTTCGTTATGGCACTGGCCTACTTAATTCTGACAACAAGGACAAGACTGGAATCAAATTTGTGATTTTTGATGTGATTCCTGTTGTAGAGTTCGACCGTGGAAAGTGTACTATCCCATATAAAATTCGCCGTATTGGGTTAAATTGTCTTCGTGCAGAGATTACTCACAAGAACCTTGGAAACATTGAAATCGTTCCGATGGTATACGAAGGAACCGACCAGAGCGTGATTCCAAAGTGGCTCGATTATGCTGTGGCACATGGTTGGGAGGGTTTGATGTTGAACACCAGCGTCCCATACCAGCGTAAGCGGCATAATGGATGCTTGAAAATCAAGCGTTTCTATACGGTTGATCTCCGCATTACTGCAATCGAGGAAGGACAGAATCGGCTGGCTGGTACGATGGGCGCTCTGGTCGTTGATTATAAAGGTAACGAACTTCGAGTGGGTTCTGGCTTTGATGATTCCACGAGAGCTGCTGTGTGGTCAAATCCTGATGATTACATCGGCAAGATTGTGGAATGTAAGTACAAAGAGGTCACAATGGACAAAAAGACCGGTCTTGAGTCCTTGCAGTTTCCGACCTTTGTGAGATTCAGAAACGATAAGAACGAGGTGTCTTATGGCTGATGTTAGGTTGATTGACGCAAATGCTTTGCTTGACAAAAATAATTGGACAATCAAGCAATACAGTGAAGAAGAAGCCAATGCTTGGAGAGACGGCATTGCCCTTATGAAGAAGAACATTGAAAACGCTCCAACCATCGACCCGAAAACGCTTCGGCCGGTGGCACACTGGGAGGAAATTCCAGGCTCCTATGTGAGCTGTGCCGGGAAAAACTCATGGTGTGAACCAGCAACCCGTTGCTCGAACCCAGAATGTAGAGAGGTGAATCCGTGTGGCCTCAAAACGCCATTTTGCCCGATGTGTGGAGCAAAGATGGAGTGAATCATGGCTAAAAATAAGTTAAAAGATTCCTTTTATTGGATGGGCAAAAATGGGCAAGAATGCAATGTGGATTTGTCATCCGAGCGTGTAAGCCGTTATATCAATAAAGCTAAAAATAATATCAAGAAAACCCAGAAGGGTAAAGGAGACTTTTGTTTTATTGCTGGCAAAGAAGCACTTGTTATTGGAGTAGTAAACGAAGAAGGAGAACGTTCAATCTTTGTTGTAAGAGATTACTGGGAAGCCGATTATTATCCTGACTGCGGATGGATTAAAATGGAGAGTAAAGATGAATCTTTCAAAGAAAACGATTAAACACATTCTTCGAATTCTTGATAATAAATGTATCGAGGTTCCTACGAAGACATCCGCTTATAGCAGCGGTGGACGTAGAATTTTGACTTGTGATTTTGAGCCAAAGGAGTCACACGGAATGAATGGCTGGCAACGAATCGTCTATGTACCGTCCGAAGGATATTTCTACGGAATTTATAACGGAAAATCGGAAGAAGATTGGGATATTCCAGATATCTGGTCTCCTGCACAGCTTGCTGATTTGTGAGGTGTTTAAAATGCTACTTTTAACGCAAGACGGAGAAATTATAAATCTTGACCGTATGGCGATCATTGATACCGCAAACCTTAATGTTTATGCAAGGCAGGGCATGGGTGAGCGTGGAATTATCCTTGGTAGTTATGACTCTGAGAGTAGATGCTACGATGTTGTCGCACGTATTTTTGATTGCTATCGGAAAAATGAGAAAGCATACATAATGCCAAAATGAATGATTTTAAAAAACTAGCCATCCCAAAGAAAGAACGACTTGAAGTTCAACTTGCGGATGGCACAGAAGAACACAATATATTGTACATAATCACATCTCTAGCCACTATTAAAGGTGCTGAGATTTTTAAAAATTTTCGTTTGTATTCTGTAGGCTCCGCCGGGGAGCTCAACTTATTAGAGAAGCGAGACGGCGATCCCTACTTTGATAAGCTGAAAGGAACAGAATATGAGTAATTCGATGAATCGAGAAGACCGGCGCAGAGAGCAGCGTAAGGCACGAATCCTTGCCCGGCGAATCAAGAAGGCTGGTGGTCCCGACTTTTTGGCTGGAATGCCAGTTGAGGAATGGGAACCGAAGATTGGTGATGAGGTCACTATTAAGGTAAAGAGGATTCAGGGTAAGAAGGATTTCTTCAAGATGAGTCCGCAGTATCAGGACTTTATCAATAGCCTTGAAGATGGAAAGCCTTACAAGATTACAAGTACCGGCATGAAGGGTCAGGTTTACGGCATTGACGCACATCCTTATTTCCAGATTTGGAAGGGTGATATGGAACCCTACAAGGAGCCCTAATGAAGCAGATGTACTTCAGGACGAACTATCATGCTTGTTATTGTGTGGAGTGCATGAATCAATTCATTTTAATGCGAAAAGGGTATTTTTATGATGTGATATGGGAGACGGATACTTATTATCTTGTATGTACAGATAAAGGTGACCCATTTCCACAATTATTTAACATCGTAAAAATTCTCAAAGAAGACCTTGAAGATGATGTATATGTCGTGACTGGTAAAAGCGAAAAACTTGAGGAAGACTAACTATTAAAAGTCAATCCCTAAAATGAAAAAATCCGCCAACCATCCG